CGCGGAAGGCGGGGTGGGATGCGGCGTGGGCTGCGTCGGAGGCTGCGTCGACTGTGGCGCGGAAGGCGGGATGGTATGCGGCGTGGGCTGCGTCGGAGGCAGCGTGGGCTGCGGCGCGGGAGGCGGCGTCGGAGGCAGCGTGGGCTGCGGCGCGGGAGGCAGCGCGAGAGGCGGCGTCGACTGCGGCGCGGGAGGCGGCGCGGAAGGCAGCGTGGGCTGCGGCGCGGGAGGCAGCGCGAGAGGCGGCGTCGACTGCGGCGCGGGAGGCGGCGCGGGAGGCACAAAACGCCCGTCTCGTCGAACTGACTGACGCCGCTCATGCGGTCGCCGTCGGGAGCACCGCGCTATGAACGCCCAGGCCCTCTACGATGAGGCTCAGGCCATCATGGGCCGGCTCCCGCGGAACATCGGGCGGGCGAAGCGGCTCGGGCGGTTGTCAGTGCGGCAGCTCGCGGCGCTCGACCGCCTGTACGAGATCGAAGAAGCGCTCCCACCCATGGGCGAGGAGTGGAAAGCCTGCCAAGCAGCGCGCCATGCCGCAGCGATGGAACGCTACCGCGCCGAGGTGGCCGAGGTTGAGGCCGCACAGCGGGCGCAGCTTGAGCGCATCGGTTTGGCGCTGGGAGCGCGCGTTTTCACCGTCCTGCCGGGTTCGTTCCCTTGGATGGCTGGCCGGCGCATCGAGGGCACCGTCCGCATCGACAAGAGCGGTGCCGCCTACGTCCAGGCCGGACGGCAGCGCCTGTGCCCGTTCTCCAACCGCTTCCGGCCGGTGTCGCCGTGAAGGGGTTCCTTCTGCTCATCTACGTCCTCGGCTGGCTCGGTGCTGCGGGAGCGATCGAGCATTCGTCGTTTGTGCTCAACTGCAAAGAGCGCGGCGATGCCGGCTGCGAATGGAAAGCGGCTGGCCTCGCGCTTTTCTGGCCCGTCGCGTACGTGATCTCTCGTGTGAACGAGCAGCTTACGGAGCCAAAGCCATGATCGCGCGCATCGGCCACGGCCTCCGCGTCGCGCTCAAACGCGCCGAGGGCCACGAATCCGCCTACCGCGACGGCTGGAACTGCGCCGAACTCTGCGAGGACTGGATGGCGGCGCTCGAAGCGTACCGCCAGGACCGGGAGGCGGCCAGGGCGTTCATGCGCGGGTATCTGGACTGCGACGCGCACTTAGCGGCCAGCGAAGCAAAGGGAGGCTGACATGCCGGCGCAGACGCACCGCGGGCGGCGGGCAGCGCAGAGCAGCGTGCGCGACCGCACCATTGATGCGCTCGTCTGCTCCCTGCGCTCAGGCTATCTCCGCAGCCTGCTTGGATATGCGCTGCCCGACGGGCTGCTGTCTGGACTAGGCGCCGCTCATATCCGTGATGGCATCGAAGCCGCCGGGCTGCGGATTGTCGCCACCCGGGTTCCCAAACCAAGAAAAGGAGAGACAACCGATGGGACTTGACATCACCGCGTACCGCCAGCTCGTGAAGGCACCTGCGGGCAGCGACCCCGAGGCGGACTGGGACCGCTGTTTCCGGTTCTACGTCAATCCGGAGTTCTCTGGCCGCGACGCTGGTCTCGAGCCCGGTACCGTTTATGTGCGGCCGGAGCCGTCCGCCACGTACGAGTTCCGGGCCGGCAGTTACCGCGGCTACAACGATTGGCGGAATGCCCTGGCGCGGTTGGCGGGCTTCGCGCGCGGCGCTGAACAGGCATGGAACGATGGCCTGGAACACGGGCCGTTCATCGAGCTCATCAACTTCTCGGACTGCGAAGGCGTCATCGGCCCCGTAGTGTCCGCCAAGCTCGCCCGCGACTTCGCCGAATGGCAGGAACGCGCCAACTCGCTCGCCGAGAAAGGCCGCGGTGCCCCGTGGTGCGACGCCCCGGTCTGGTTCCTCGGCCTCTACGCACACTGGCGTAAGGCGTTCGAGATGGCCGCCGACGGCGGCGCTGTCGCGCTCCATTGAAGGAAGGAGAACCGTAATGAGTGCCCACATGAAGCGCCAGCCGCTTGCGGAGCGGTTCGTGGCGGACGAGGACGCCTTTATTCAGGACCCCACGTACCAGGACCCCACGTACCAGGGCCGCATCACCAAGGGCAGCGGGAACGACCTAGAGGTGGCATTCCCAGACGGCTCGGTGGCGCACTGCCGCGCCGGCGACTGGCGCGTCGGGCCGTTGCTGGCCGAGGACCGCATGTGATGTTCCTTGGGTACAGCAAGCGCGACTGGGCGCTCATCGCGTCCGGTAGCAACACGGCCATCGCCGCGATGTGGTTAGGAGAGGGCGCATTTGGACTCGGCACGCTCCACTTCGTCCTCGGCATCGGTTGCCTTATGCTGGCTGACCGTTGGGAGCGAAGCTGATGGGCACCATCCGAGCTGACGACATGCGACTGGTGCTGGAGCATCTCGCCAGCGCCCGTGCGAAGGCCGCTGAGGCGGTTGGCGCTCTGGTGGAGTGTCCGACACCGCCCAGCGGCGTCTGCGGCCTCCTTGGCTCTCTGGAGGGCTTGCTCGACGTGGTCTTCGGGATACTCGCGAACGCCAGTGTCGGCGACGTGCGCATCGAACAGGCGGACAGCGACCGGAACATCCGCCGTGGGTACGAATGGCCGGGCAGCGCGCTACGGCCAGCGCCAGGGGACGTCGGCCTATGACCGTCCTCCACGCCCTTCCGCCGCCGGTTCAGACGCTGATCGGCGTCCTGGTCGTCTGCTGGGCAGCCGCGCTGGTGTCCAGCCTCGTGCGCGTGCTGGTCGGCCGATGAAAGGAGGTGGTCGGCATACAGCCAGAGGTCAACATCCCTGGAAGGCCACGAATCCGAAAGCGCCCCGTCGCAGACCACCGCGGCGGGGCGTTTCCGTTTACGCACCCTTAACCTTCGTCGGCTATGCTATCCTGGCAACCGCAGGAGTGCGCCATGCCGCAGCCCTTAGCCGTCACCGCCGAGGATGTCGCCGGCACGCTGGCCGCGCTCCTCCAGCAGTTCGACGTCGCCAGCCAAGTTGGCATCTCGCTGCTTCTGGCGAAGACGGTACTGCGCCAGATCCCCGCTACCTTGCGGGCCGAAACGGCGAAGGACTTCGCCACGCAGGTGCAGAAGCTCTACGATGCCTGACGGGGAAAGAGAGGGCCGGCTGCGCCACCAGCGCGCCGGCCCGAGTTCAGGGAGGTGTGGGCCGATGCAGTCGGCCACCAAAAGCCATGTGCGCAGATACGAAAGCGCCCGTCAAGCCGGAATCGTTATGGCATTTCGCCAGCGTGCGACTCGGCCCAGAGCCGGGCGGCCAGACCGACGGCGTCCACGTTGTAGAACGCCCAGAACCCGCTCTCTTTCCCCACCAAGTGAAGCTCGGCATGGTGCTCCCAGCACACCGGGATTACGTGCCTGTCAGCCGCCTTCAGGCCACGCGCCTTCGGGTCCGGCCCGAAGGTGAGATGGTGCGCGTGTACGTGCCGCCCACGGCATCCTGGCACGGCGCAAGGTTGCCGCCGGACGTAGGCAAGGTGCTTGGCATCCCGGACGCGGCGGTGCTTCGGGATGAGGAATCCGGCCTCTCCGTCGTCAGAAACCCGGGGTGATTTCAACTTTCGCCTCGCTGTGAATTGCCGCCGTGAAGTAGCCCAGCGACCGTGGAACGCGATAGCCGGGACGCCCGGCGATCTGCCGAATCACGCGGAGGATCTCGCTTTCGGGATAGCCTTCCCTGAGCCAGCCCACCAGCGGCTGCCAGGTCGCGAGCGTGGCAACGGTGCGGATTCCGGCGGCTTCGCAGCAGTCCTCGAACAGGCTGTCAACGTAGAAACCGCGACAGGTTGGCCGGCCGTCCACCATCTTCAGGTCGGCCACCCCGGTCCCCATCGGGTCGGCCTCGCGCGCGCCTGCGGGGTTCGTACCAGAAGAAGCTGGCTTAGCTTCTTTCTTTCTTTCTGACTCTGCTTCTGCTTCTGACGCGCGCGCGCGAGGGTTACCGTCGGACGGCGTCAAGGTTGCTGTCGGATGCTGATCCGATACCAAGGCTAGCGTTCCTGTCGGATCAGCATCCGACACGAGGGGCAGCCTTGGTGTCGGATTGCCATCCGACCAGTTCTTCCTGGCTCGCTTGTGGTTGCAAGCCGAACAAGCGGCGACGAGGTTGCCTTCCTCGTTCGTGCCGCCATCACGAATCGGGATCACGTGATCGACATGGAAGAAGTCGGCGCCAGCCCGTTCACGCTGGAGCGCCACTCGGCACCAATGGCACTGGCCGCCGTCTCGGCCGAAAATCCGATCGGTTTTCCCCGGTGCGTCTGACCGCTTGAATGGTCGCGCGCGTTCCTTTTTTGGCACGGTTCCGCGAGCCAAATCCGGGTTGCCGCCGAGCGCGCCCCACACCGCATGCTGGCCGTTCAGCCACTCGTCGTTATCCTTCACCAGTCTGCGGCTGAAGATGGAGCCGCCCTCCGTCCGGCTGAAGACTTGGCGCTGCTCCAACTCCGCAAGAAGGCGCCTCACGTCCTTCTCCGGCTTGCCTGCCAGGCAGGCTAGTTCCTCGGCCGTCATCGCCCGGCCCGAGATGGTCAAGTGGCCATAGGGTTCGCCGCGCTGCATGGCGCACAGCATCCGCATCCACAGCCCTTGGGCCGCCAGACTTGCCAGCCGCAAGGGGATGTCGGCCTCGTAGTCCTGCCACCAGAATTTCGACCAGCGGTGCTCTGTCATGGCGCTGTCTCGCTGAAGCTTGCCGTGTCGCGGTCGAAGCGCAGAAACACTGTGGCCGGCTCGCCGTCACGCACCTTCTCGCAGAGCAGCTCCGCTTTTCCGGCTGCTGCGCGCCGCTTAGCATCGAGATTTGTGCGCCTGTTGGCGTAGTGCTCCTGGCTCTCATTCTCGCTTTTTGGCGGGTCCTCGCGCGGGATGTATTGCTCCTCGCGATACAGAAGCGATACCGTGTCGGCGTTCTGCTCGATTGTACCGGACTGCCTGAGATCCGCGATCGCTGGCCTGTGGTCCTCGCGCCCCTCGGTAGCCCTGGAGAGCTGCGCCAGAAGCAGTACGGGGCACCCGAACTGCTTGGCGACGCCGAGCATGACGTCAGCGACCTCGCTCACCATTGCCGTGGGCCCGTGGCGCGCTGCGCTTTCCTCAGCCCTGACGAGGTGCAGGTGGTCGACCACGATGAGGCCCAGCGATTGCTGCCGGGCTTCAATGCGGCACTTCGTGGTGATCTCCGCAGCAGACAGGCGCCCGCCGTCGTGGATGGCCAGCGGTAGGCCGCCGAGTTCCTTCCTGGCGGTGATGAGCTGCTCCGCGTGCTCCTGGTGCCTCCCGAGCCGCATCTTCCAGATCGGCACGCCGGATGCCGCCGAGAGCACCCGGCGGCCAAGGGCCTTGGCGGACATCTCCAAGCTGAATTCCACCACGCGGTGCCCGGCGCGGGCCGCATTCACTGCCCATTGCTGGCCGAGGCTGGACTTTCCCGAACCGGGCCGTCCGGCGAGGATGTTCAGCGTCCCAGCCTCCAAGCCGCCAAGAACGCGATCCACGCTCGCCATGCCCGTGGAGAGGCCAGCTACGCCCCCGGTCGCCGCCACCCTGTCCGCGGCGGCCAGCGCGCCGTCCATGGCCTCATCCAGCGTTGCCGCAGGACGATGGACAGAACCGCCTGCCAAGAGCTTTTCGATTGTTCCGAGCGCCTCGGCCATCATCGCTGCAGAATCAGCGCCGTCGCCAAACGCGCGCTCCACGAGTGCTGTACCGGCTTCGATGAGCTGCCGCCGCACCCAGGCGTCGCGGACAGCCTCGGCGTAGGGCCTGGCATGCAGGTGCGACACCATCGAGACCACGAGCTGCGACAGGTAATCCATACCGCCGACCTGGTCGAGTACCCCAGCATTTTCGAAGTCGCCGCGCAGCGTGATAACGTCGGCCACCTGGCCAGCCGCCAGCCGCTTGCTGGCCGCCTCGAATATCCTCGCATTCACCGGATCGAAGAAATGCCGCGGCTCCAATAGTCCGTCCACGGCGGCGAAAGCCTTGGCGCTCGACAGGATGGCGCCAAGGAGCGCCTGCTCGGCCAGGACGTTGCTCGGCTGCTGGCGCAGGCTGGCGCCAAAAAGCGGATTTGTCCCCCCGTCGCCTCGCGGCATCGCGCCCTCAGGCGTCCCGGGAGAGCTGCGATAGCTGGCTGACTACGCTTTCGGTGGCGGCTTCCTCCTCGGCGATGGCCATGATACTGGGGCCAGAAGCGAGCCACACGCGCCAGCACGCGACGAACTCAGTTCGTGCGGCGCACATACGACCATAAGCCCACGCATCGCCGGCTTCGGCTGGGTCATGCGTTTTCATGCCGGAAACTCCCTCACCATTAGGTCGGGCGGTATCGGCGCCACTTTGTCCAACTGCTTCGCGAAAAAGGCCACGCCAGCCGCCGCACATTGGTCGCGGAGTGAGCGCAGCCAATCTGGATTGACCGGGCGCCGCCGAGGTCCGCTCTCGCCGCCAGCGATCACCCAGTCGAGAGCGTGCGCGCCGATCCGCGTCCAGTCTGGCATGTGCGCCGTGACTTCGCCGCTCGCGAACGCTGCTGATGGCGACGCCGTTAGCCAAAGCGGGTCGAGAACGACCGGCCCAAGCAATGGTTCTGCGCTGATAAAACGAAGCGCCGCCAGTGTCGCCAGCAGATCGGGGATGCGCTCGTCCGCTCGCTGCTGATCCTCGACGCTGACGCCGAGCCAGACGTTCGGCAGCGGCCAGCATCCGTCGATGGCGTCGATTGATTTTTGCCATTCTGGATCGCGCGAGCTCCAGTCCCCGCGCGGTCGCAGCAGGGCGTGCACAGCGCTCCGGATATGATGATGGCGCGCAGCCCCGCTAGGCCATGACGCGAACCACCGTTGCATCCGCGCCGACCGCTTCGTCAGCACCTGGAACGTGTGGTGCGGCGCCAATGCCATGACGGCGAACACCTTGTCGATGTGTTCGTCCGGCACGTCCTCGTGGAACAGGTCGGACATGCTGTCCACGAAAATGCGGCGCGGCCGCTTCCAGCGCAGTGGTATCGCCAGTGTCTCGTCACTGCACGGCCGCACGACGCCGCTCCAGACCGCGCCGGCCTTTGATGGCTGCGTGAGTCCAGCGTAACGCTTCTGGCCCATCGCCTGTAGCCTCGCCGCCATCCGCATAGCATAGCAGTTCGAGCAGCCCGGCGAAACGAGCGAGCAACCATGCGTTACCTGCCACGTCGCATCGGTCCATTCGATGCCGGTCCCATCCGCCATCAGCTTCGCAGTCCCCTCTGTATCGGCCCGCAGGCGATGGCAAACGGCTTCCTTCCTTCTGCCTTGCGACGGTAGTTCACCTTGGTCACATTGCCGTCGAAAGTGAGGCCCCGATCACGGCACCACTTCGCGATCTCGGCCCAGCCGGCGATGCGGTGGCTGCTCGCGGAAGCAGGATTTTCCGGTGATGGCGCGGCGCGGTCGAAGTTCAGGGCCACGGAACGACCTCGTACGGCTGCGGTGGCCTGCCAACTCCAGAGCGATGGCGCCGATCGCGACGCAGATAGCCGGCCGCGGCGAGTTGGCTAAGCCTTGCCCCGACGGTTTTCGGCGCCATGCCAGTCGCCTCCGCGATGGCTGGCGCCGTCGTGGCCGCGCCGCTGGCGACGGCGTCGAATACCGCGCGGTGGGCTTTGCTCATGGTCATGGGGCGGCGCATCGGTGAAGGCTGCCACGGCCTCAGCCGCGCGTCAACGGGTGGCAGTGCTCGCACCAGGCCCGCGTCGCCTGCCCGCGTAGCGTCACACGCTTGGCGCGGGTGCGGATGTCCACCACGTTCGCGGCCACGCTCTGCTCCGTGCCGGGCCGAAGCGCGAAAATGTCCGTGGAGCCGCAGACGAAGCACCGCAACTCCGCGCCAAGCGTAATCCAGAGGCCGCCGTGAATGCCCGGCGCGCGGTCGGCTGGGAGGTCGGCTTCGGCGACTTGGCGGCCAATGGCGGCGCGGACGATCAGGGCGGCAGCTCCTCGACGAGTACGATCGTGGCCGGAGCGTTGGTCCGCTTGTCTTGCTTGGCGATGAGTTCACACCGCTCGGGCGTGTCGTCAACGATGATACCGAGGCCCATCGGATGCCGCTTGCTTGGGGCACACAGGCTGTCAACCAGAAGCTTGCAGGAGCCAGCGAGATTGTCGTGGTCGAGCAGCTTCGTCCCGTGCCGCGTCACGGTCACACGGCAGCGCTCGAACATCGGCCGCGGGAAATGCGCCGGGCCGCCGAGCTGGGCCATAATCTCCCAAGCCAGTTTGTCACGCTGCCGCCCGCGCTTCGCCCAATGCGTCCGGAGAGTCTGGTTGAGCGATGGCAGCGCGAACGGCAGCGTGAAGGCCACAACCCTCAAGCGGGCCTCGGCTCAGGCCAGCGCAGCCGGCGGCAGACCTTCGAGCAGGGGCACCTCGGCGCTGCGCTCGATGGCCCCGACGACATCGTTCAGGATGTCCACCATCATGCTCTCGACGCGCTGCAGCTTCACGCCCAGCGTCAGCTTGCCGTCCTGTAGGCGATAGCGGAACCGGACCGGCACTTTGTAGATGGGCACGCCGAGGAACGGCGCGATGCCCAGCTCGAAGGTTTCCGGGATGGCGAACTGCCCGGCGCTGACCTTGGCCTCGATGCTCTCCATGTTCTGGAACTGAATCTGGCCGGATGGCAGCCGTATGCCGGAGCGGAAGTTCACGGTCCTTGTGGCATCAAGGTAGGTGGCAATCTCCAGCATCTCGGCGCCGCTCGGCGTGGTGATGTCCTCGGCGTTTTCCTCGATGAACTCGGCGAAATCCGCCTGGGCCAGCATTTTGCCGTTGATGGCTTTCCACTTCGCCCACTGTGGCGTCTCGCGGAACTCGATTTGCACACGGAAGTCGCCCCAGCCAGGGCCCTCGATGCCGTGGCCGTTCAGGACGGCGACGATGGACGGACTTCCTGGGTCACGGTCAACATAGATCGTCGCGTCGCCGACATCGCCGTTCGCGTCCAATACCTGGCTGAAACTGGCCGCGTCGAAGACGGTGACGCTCCCGCGCTTGCGGGCCGGCGTCTCGGCCGCCTTCTCCGTCTCCACGGCTTCGATTCTGCTTGCATACGCGGCGATGCCCGGCACGAGCCACCACTGTTTGCTGCCGACGGTGGCAATGAGTTGGGCCTTCGCGCCCTGTCGGGCCGCAGTGATAACGGCCTGAGTGTCACTGGTTGGGGTGTCCGCCATTGTCTGCTCCTTGCGCCGCCACGGAGGCGGCCGGTTTGGTTGCTATTGTGAGGCGCCGCGAGGTCAGGCCAGCGCCTTGTGGACGCCAGCCGGGATCTCCCGCAGTTCGAGTGTCATCTGCTTCGGGTCCTCGCGGATGAGGTTGTTCTCGGGCGTCGGGAACCACAGGCTCGCCGAGCGCGTCTGCGGCGGCCCCTTGACCACGATGCGGTCCGTAACCTCCAGCGCATCGCTCTTTCCGGCCGGGGCGACCTTGATGGTAAAGACGAGCGTGCCGGCCTTGCCCTCGCTGGTGACAGCCGCCACCAACTCTTGCAAGGCATCGCTCAGTTCATCGTGGGTATGGCCCCCGCGTTGCTCGCGCAGCCAGTCCATGAAGGGTCTCGAGTTAGCCATGTACGTCTCCTTGTCAGGCGCGGCCTGGATTGGCCAGCGCGTAGCGTCAATCCGGTGCGCAGTCGTTGTCCGTGTCGAGCGCAACCGGAGCGGTGCGGTCATCCACGAATGGCAGCGGAGGCCCAGCAGCCCGCCCTTTCCGGCGTTGCTCGCCTAGCGCCTCCAACGCGATATCAATGCCTTGCAGCTTGGCGTCCAGGGCAGCTTCCTCGCGATCAAGTTCAGCCTTGCGCATCTGCACGGCAGCCACGGCGTCGAGGAGCTTGGCGCGCTCGGCCAGAATGTGGCCGCGGCGCGTGATGCGTTTCGCCATCAGGCCGCGTCCTTCCGCCGCTGGTACGTCACCACGCGGTCCAGCCCGAGGGTGTCGTATATCTTCCACCCTGGTTCGACGCGGCCAGCGAGCACCTCGCACACATAGGTCAGGGAAACCCGGTGGGCGCGGCACCAGGCCCGCATCGAGCCAGCGGCCTCGCACTCCCTGCGCAGCAGGGCACGAACACGGTCAACTTTCATGCGCGAACGATAGCCTATTGACGAACAGCGCACAAGAGGGATATACGAAGATTGTTCGCGCCAAAGCGCGCACCGAGCCGGACGGCTTCCGGCGACAACAAGGAGCATAGGTCCCGATGGCATCCGCCACGTCCTTGGTCGCGCGCTTCGGCATCCTCGCGGTTGCCCTCGCGGTCTGCGTCCTCAAGGTGTTCTACTTCTTCACGCTCGATCTCACGGAGACGGGCGCGGCTGCGGTCTACGACTCGCTGATGCAGATCGGCTACACCGTCCTGGCGTCCTGGACGGTGCTCTACTGCGGCGTCAGCACCAGCACGGGCTGGGAAGCCTTCGCCGCGAAGAACACGTTCCTCCGGCTCACGATGGGCGCCTATGTCGTCGCCATGGCAATCGGCGCCGCCTACGGCCTGTTTCAGGACGGCCTCGCGCAAGGGCATGTCACCGGCACGGCCGCCTACTACGGCATCATCCAAATCGTCGGCGAGGTCGCCGTGCTCCTGTATATGGGCAAGGATCTCTGGACCCTCGTCACCGGGACGGCCGAAAAGGTGTCCACGCAGGCGTCGAGCGCGCTCGACCGCGCGCTGCGCTGACACGTTTGGCCGCGGCTTGAACGCCTGGACCTAACCAACTGAACCGAAGGGAAGCACCGATGGGCGATCAAGTGACGAGCTTGGACGCTGTCCTGCCAGCATCGGACGACATCGACGATCTGCGCTCGGCTGTGGAGAGCGCGTTGAGTGAATCCGGGAGCGCCGATGAGATCGACGCGTTCCTGCGCGACCTGCACGACGCGGGCTACATGATCGTCGTGAAGCCTGACGAAGAAACGCGCACCACGACGCGCCGCAAGCGCTGATGCTGACCGTGTCGGGCCGAGCGGCGATTATCGGCCCGCTTCATTCGTTCGTACCTTTAGGAGTTCCTCGATGGGCGTGAGACAGTGGGCCGAGGGCCAGTTCTTCCGCCTGATGCGGGTCAGCGGCTGGCTTGCGCTGGCGGCCATCGTTCTAACGAGCACGCTCGCTGTCCCATTTGGCGAGAGCCTCCGCATGACGTTCGTCAACGACCTGCTCATCGCGGCCATCGTGGTCGTGGCGAGGCTGGAAGGGCGGTGGTGGAGATGAGCATCCTTTTCTTCGACACTGAGACAACAGGGCTGCCGGACTTCAGAGGGCGTTCGAACGACCCAAAGCAGCCACACATCGTCCAGTTAGCAATGCTCTTGCAAAACGACGGCGGCACAGAAGTTCTCGCTAGCAGCTTGCTCGTCAGGCCGAACGGCTGGATAATTCCCACGGAAGCGGCGGCTATTCACGGCATCACGCAAGAACGAGCGCTTGATGAAGGACAGGATGAGAGCGTCGTCGTGCGCCACTTCATCCTGCACCAGGGACTCGCCGACCTTCGCGTGGCCCACAACGAGTCGTTCGACCGCCGTATCCTCCGCATAGCCATGACGCGTGCTGGATTTGCCCGCGATTTCATCGAGGCCATCGAAGGACGCGCGAGTCTCGACACCTGTGCGTTGGCAAAAGCCATCGTCAACCTACCGCCCACCGAGAAGATGCTGGCGGCCGGGTTCGCAGGGCCGAAGTCGCCAAAGCTGGAGGAGTGCGTCAAGTACTTCTTCGGCGACGAGATGGCGGGTGCGCACGATGCCCTCGTAGACGTCCGAGCGTGCGCAAGGGTCTATCACGCCATCATGGCGCGGGGAGCGGCAGCATGACGGAGGCCATCAAACAGCGGACGCCGGAGTGGCACGCCGATCCGCTCATCGTCATTGACGGGCTTGAGCCGTCCGACGACAGTCTCGACACGCCAGAGGAAGCACCGCTGTGAGCGCTGCCAAGGCGCCAAGCGCCTGGACCGTCGGCCAGGTCCTCGCCATCGCCAAGGCCACGGCCGAGCGGCTTGCTAGCGCCGGCGAGGCCGTCGAAACCGATGAGTCCGCGTTGTTCGCCGCGCTGCGGGAGGACGGGGCAGATGTCGAAAGCATTATTCGGCGCCTAGCGCGGGCCGTCGTCGAGTCTGAAAGTCTCTCGGAAGCAGCGGCGCGGCGGAAGTCTGCCATCGCTGACCGCGAAAAGCGCTACAGCAAGCGCGCCGACGAGTACCGCGCGTCTCTGTTCGCCGTTATGCAGGCCCTCGAACGCGCCACTTTCGCCGACGCCGAGTTCACCATCACGCTGTCGCGCAACCTAGGGGGCACAGTCATCATCACCGACGAGAAAAAACTGCCCGACGGCTATGTGCGGACGAAACGCGAGCCGGACAAGAAGAAAATCGGCGACGACCTCAAGCAGGGCGTTGTCATCCCCGGCGCCGAACTCTCGCAGGGCGGCGAGCCGACACTCACGATAAGGACGAGGTAATAAACGATGAGCGTGACAGTCGCGAAGCCGCAAGCCGCTCCGCCGGCGTTCCTTGTCCCTCGCGACATGGAGCAGGCCATGCGGCTCGCCGAGCTGATGTCCAAGGCGCGCCTCGTTCCCGAGCACCTCCAAGGCAAACCGGGCGACTGCCTCCTGATTATTGAGCAGGCCGGGCGCTGGAGCATGTCTCCGTACGCCGTGGCCCAATGCTCAAGCCTCGTTCACGGGCGCTTGTGCTACGAAGGTAAGCTCGTGGCCGCCGCTGTGGAGAGCCTGGGCGCTATCGACGGCCATTTCGACTACACCTTCACCGGGAGCGGGGATGCCCTCGAGGTCACGGTCAGTGCCGTCCGCAGCGGCGAGAAGGTGCCGAAGACAATCACGCTGAAATGGAAGGACGCCTACACCGTCGACAAGGAGGGCCGCGTCCAGAAGCACTGGAGCAAGCAAGCCGAACAGCAGCTTTGCTACGCGGGAACGCGCATCTGGGCGCGGCGGTGGACGCCGGCCGTCATCCTTGGCGTCTACGTCCGCGAGGAGTTCGAAAGTGGCGGCCTTCCAGACGGGAAGGTGATTGACGCCGTCGCCGAACCTGCGGGAGGCGACCCCAGGGAGGCCGTGAACGCGACGGTGCCGCTGAAGGATACGCCAGCGCCCGAAACGACAGAGGAGAAGCCGCGCCAGACATTCACCGAGTGGAAGGCTGGCATCGCGGAACTCTTGGGCCAGGCGCAGAGCATCGCCGGCGTCGAGGCCATCGTCAAGCGCGAGGACGTGCAGAAGATACTCTTCGAGGGCAGGCCAAAACAGCAGGAAGCCCTGACGGAAATGCTGGAAGAAGCGAAGGACCGTGTGGCGCTGCGCGGAAAGCCACAGCAGAGCGACGAGGCGCCGGACACCATGCCGGACGCGGATAGCCAGCAAGCCGACAAGCTTGTCAAAGTGCTACAGGCGTTCGATTCGGCGAAGTTGCTGCGGGAATACGCAGGCAGCGACGCAATTCGCAAAGTGTTGAAGAAGTGGGACGACGGGCCGCCAGCGCACCAGGCGCTCAAGGCGAAGGTCGTAGAGGCCGGAGAGGCGCGGCTGGCAGAGCTGGAAAGGAATGCATCATGAACGAAACCGGACTGACGCCGGCGGCCATCACAGCCGCGATGAAGGGCGACTTGGCGAATTTCCTGGTCGCCGCGACACCGGGCGGCATTGAACGCCAAGAGGCCGCTGGCCAGCAGGCGCTGGTGAAGTCCACGAACATGCCGAAGGAGATGCGCCCGCATCCGGCGGCGTATGAGAAGGTCGGCTTCAAGTTCGGCGATGCAGTAGATGACGTCTTCATTGCCGCCGAGTTGCCACCAGGCTGGACGCGCAGGGCGACGGACCATTCGATGTGGTCGGAGATCCTCGACGGACGGGGCCGTGTGCGGGTGTCGGTGTTCTACAAGGCGGCCTTCTACGACAGGAAGGCCCATGCTGACATGGATTGCCGTTTCACTGTCTGCTCCGATTTCGACAGCGACGGGAACCTAGCTGCGGAGCTCGTGAAGGATGCGGGCACGGAGGTCGCAAGGTTCGGCGTCGACGTCCCGCGCGACCAACATGGCGACAGCGCTGCATATCAAGCCGTTCGAGCGGCACAGAAAGAAGCCGATGCGCTCGCCGAAGCATGGCTCGCCGAGCGCTATCCGAACCATGCCGACCCGACCGCCTATTGGGACGAGCCGTGAGCGGCAAAACGGAATATGACTTCGAAGCGGCTTGGCAGCGCGACGAGCGCGTTACAGCCGCCGCTCAGGCCGGGAACGACGCCCGTCGCGGAGAGCCGCGTCCCGGCGCCGATGGCCTCGCGGAGTGCAATGCCGCCGTGATGCGGGCCTTCGCCGAAGAAGCGGAGCGACTTGGTGAGCCGGCCCTGGCTGCCTTCTGGCGCGGCCTGATTGCCGCTACGCGGGCGGCGTCCAAGTCGGAATCTGCTCCGGCGTAATCGTCCCCGAGAACACTGCGGCTTCGACTGCTCGGCGGATTTCCAAGCCGCGGAGGCGCTTGCCACCGGCATAGACCCAGCTCGCGAACTCGGCGGCGGCCTTGTCCATCAGGCCAGCACGGGCATAACGGAGCAGCGAGGAGCCGCGGAGGTTTCCCACCCCTTCATTCCAGCCGAAGCTGTAGCAGGAACCCCGCTGCCGGTCGAGGATAGGTGCGTCGCCGAGGATGGTGTCCGTCTCCCGCGCGAACTCGGCCAGCCTCGCTTCCAGCATAGCCTCGGCTTGGTCCAGTGTGATGGGCGGCGTGTGCGCCGTCACCAGGGCGCCCCCTGGCAGGAAATTGCAGCCATAGCCGATTTGCCAGCGCGTACCCGTGTCGGGCAGCGGCGTCAGGCAAAGATCCTCGAAGCGCTTAATAAGCGCCACCGCGATAGCCGCCGCGGCAGGATGGGCAAACAGACTACCTGCAGCGGCAGGCGCCGTCGGCTCGAGCTGGAGTCCAGGGCTACCGCTCATCGCTCCCTCCGCGTTCGGAATCCGGCGCCGCTCCCAAGCCCGCCGAGCGGCGATAGCATCGTGAAGCAGCAGTTACAGAGCCGGGACGACCACCTGCGTCCCAGCCGGCGGCGCAGGGACGGCGGTCAGGCCGTTGCACACGCCGTTCACGTCCTGAACGATGAGGCCGACCACGGGAGCTGCAGCGGCCGCCGCAGGATCTACGGCGGCGACGCCAGCAGTGCCAATCGTGGCCACGGTGCCGATCACCGGCTGGTCCGTGGTGCAGAACTTCACCGCCGCGGCTTGGGTGCTGGCGAGCTGCGCGGCCGAGCAGGCGGCGAGCGACGCGCCACAGCCGAGCAAAAGGGCGAGCACGGCTGCCTTGACGCCAGGAGGAATGAGTGGCGCAGACGGAACGCCTGGCGGCTGAGTCGAGCCACTTCCCCAGTTTGCCGCCAGGATATCGAGCGCCTTGTAGATGATCGGCCAAAGCCCGGTAGCCCCTGCGGCGGGCGCAGGAACGAAGTTCCACAGGTGCGAGAAGGCGTAGCCAACCACGCCGATGATGACGGTGGCCGTCGCAGTCCAAGGGTGGCCCTGCACCAAGCCGACAAGAATCGCAGAGATGTCCATGAAGCCCTCCGTGTCAGCCTATTGTATCAGCCTTGGCCCGAGTCGCCACCACGGCGTGGGGCGGCGCTGCCGAGACCATCAGGAGCCGACGGCAGGCAGACGTACTTTGCGTCGAGCCGCTTCATCACCTCGCAGAAGGCCGCCATCGTTTGCTGCTGGTCCTGGTGGCGCTCAGTCCTGGCTTGGGCGACGGCGCCCTCGACGGCATCAAGCCGTTGGGTGACCGTGGCCCACGCGATGCCGGCGGTGAATACGACCGCAGCCAGCGTGCCGAGCGTGCCTACGCTGCCCCAGGAGAAACCCTGGAAGACGCGGAGGCCGTCGGCGGTATTGCGGTCCATCAGGCTGGCTTGGCCGCGATCAGCGCCTTGAGGGCCACGATGTCGGCCTCTGTCAGCGTCGCGCTGCCGAGCGTCAGCTTCGGCGGCTCCGGCGCGGGCTTTGGCTTCGCGGCCTGCTCGGCGCGGTATCTCGCCACGGCAGCCTGCTTCGCCGCTGCGGTCGCGATGGCAGGCGTCACCCGATCGTCAGGCAAAACGTCGCCGGCCTTCGCGGTCGCATGCTCGATCAGCGTGGCCTTCGGATGCCTTGGCCCCATACCGGCAGCGATCTGCGTTTGGCCAAGCGAAACCGTAGCAAGCACGAGGCCCTTGGCCACTGGCACAGGGAAACCGCCGCCGGCCAAACGACCAGTAAAGGCTTCGGACACTACCAGCACATGCGCTGTTTCCTGGTCTGGAGGACTATAGTTTCCTTGTGCATCGAACATCTGTTGTCACCCCTGCGAGACGAAAAGTGTATATGGCGCGGTCGCAAGCTGCCATGGCGCACCGAGGACACCAGGATCGGAGGTAGGCCACTTGCCAATGATAACGCCGTTAGTAGCGCCCGTGCCCGGAGTGAAGGTAATATTTCCTCCCAGATTTCCAGCGCCACCCTGAAAGGAAACGGAGCCGCCCTTGCTTCCGGTAACAGATGGTGCAGAGCCACCCGAAGCAGCAAAATCACCACCGTAGCCATATCCGGTTCCGTTGATATATGAGGTCGTTAGGGCAAACTGAGGGCCGATGGCTACATTCACCCCATATGTTGCGCTACCACTTCTTATATTGACCGCACCACTGTTCCCGAAGCCAGTTATATCGGTAACGACAACGTCGCCTGTATAAACGTAAAGATCGCCAGTTTTTGACCCACCAGAAGTCCCGGGATTTGTAACGGCGTCAGTTGAAGCATAAAAGGGGCCGCTGTAAGAGAGTGGGTCGCCACTGCTTCCGCCCGTTTTCAACAAGATAGCAGCGCCGGCATTAGTTCCCGTCGCCGCCGCCTGCACGATCGTTCCAGTGTTGCCGATCGTGCCGTCGGTGAGATAGAGGCCGAGACCGGCGGTCACGCCGCCGCCGCCGCCCGAAATTGATACGCCGGCCTTGCCGCCGCCAAGATTCGAGACGGCGGCGCCGGAGGTGAAGTCAATCGTCGAGGTATTGGTGACCGTAGTCGTGCCGTCCATCACGGCGAGCGAGGTCGGAACCGGCGGCACCGTCGTGCGGAAGTTCACGCCAAGGTTAGTCGGGTCGATCACGGGCACCTGAAGAGTGCCGCTGTTCGTGATCGACGGCATCTGCGAGATTTTAAGGTTCCCGGCCATACTCAAGCTTCCAATGCGATTTTGCCGTAGCCGGATTCGAGCAGGACGGCGCCAGTGCCGCTCTCAAGCTCGACCACACCGTGGCTCGTGACCGTCACGCAGATGTCCGTCAGGCGCCCAGCCAGCGTGCCCTGGTAGTCTCCGTTCAGGAAGCCGAGGACGCCGATGTCCGCCACCGGGATGATTTCCGCAGTCATGTCAGCCACATATCAGCCGGGCCGATTCGCGCCACAGTGAAATCTCCGTTAATACAGGCTGTAGACGCTGGATGGCGTGGCCGAGCCAGCGGACCAGGAGATGACGCCGAACGGGTAGATGTTGTCGCCCAGCGCCGGGTTGACGACGATCTGGCTGCCGTCAGTCAGCGTGAGGTTCACGGTGCCGGTTGACGCCGTCAGGCTTATCATCACCGCCTGCGTGGCGGTCACGGTGGTGCTGGCGGTGATAGCCGTGGCCCCCCGGGCGTGGCCGAGCGGCGACCATTGGCACTCCTTGCTCGGGTCGAAAAAGGTGGGAAAAGTGGGGGTTGCGGGCATCGGGTTACTCCTTCAGCGCCGTTGCAGGACGTTCGGCGGCAGGCCGCCGAGGAAGTTCGTGTCCGTGAGGTTTGCGTACGCAGCCGTCGCGTAGGGACTGCCGGGAGGGCCGCCAGAAACGAACGCAACCCCGCTGATGCCGTCGAAAGGCTCCATCAGAAGTCGGCGCCGACGCAGTAGATGTTCACGACGAGGCCGGCCCCGAGCGAGACTGTACTGGCGATGGACGCCTGCACTGTGTCACCGCTGATGGCCACGAGATAGAAGTTGCCGTCATTGTCGAGCGGCAGCCCGGGCCAGTTGACGGCGCTCATCACGTTGACGGGCGCGACGCCCACGGCAAAGCCCGCGCTGGCCGCCAGGGTCACCGCGGCGGCTTGGTACCTGACGCCTCCATTCACGATGGCTACCGAGACCGTCGCCGCCAAGGTGTTGCTATTCGTGGCGAACATACCGAAGACCTTCGAGGCCGCGCCGGCCGTCGTCTCGCCGGTGTAAAGCGTATAGAACTGCCCAGCGGTCGAGGCGGTCGACATCTGGAGCACGCCTCGGTTCGGAGTCTGCGGGGTGACGATGCTGTTCGGGGTGACGGCCATGGGGGATTTTTCCTTGCGTCAGCGGGTCAGCAGACCCGGCGGGATGATGCCGTAAGGCGGGGTGGCAACGCTGGAGGCGGCGGTTAGCTTGAGCGGATTGGTGGCGAGCGCATAAAGGGCCGAGCCGAAGTAGACGCTCCACACGGCGGCCCAAAGTATCGGGCGCCTTGCTGTCTCCGTGGGGTGTGACAGCTCCACAAAATTCAGCCCGGACCAGGAAGCGATGGAGCTTCCGTTCGAGCCGCCCTGATTGTTGTCGAAGATATTCTCAAGGTCTGCCGTTCCAGGCGTATAGGTGACGAGGCAGCTATGGCCGCCCTTATTCACGCCCTCGATGTTGTAGGTGCTGCTGCTCGGGATCGTGCTGCCGTTGCCGCCGGCGACGCATTGGCCATTACCGGATGCCGACCGAACCGCCAGGCAACCCGTTGTATCCGTCGGGGAGGCTGGCGTTCCGCTGTTGACGTGGGCGAACCGCGCGGTGCTTCCGGTCCAGGTTATGCCCGGCAGATTATAGACGCCGGCCGCAACCGTGAGCCCGGCAGCCGGCTGGTAGCGGCCAGCGGCTGGCAGCGTGTAGGCATATCCCACGGCATTTGCCAGGGCCGTGCCAGGAGGGCCGCCAAACATGCCGCCGACGCCGAGTGGCGTCGGCACGGGAGTGTATGCGCCGCTCACGATGAGCGGCTGACCGCCGACAAGATCGAAGAAACCACTCGGCGTCGGAACAGCGAAGAACACGAGGTTCGCCGCGAGCGGATGCCCCCTGTTGATTCGGGATCCATTGGTGCGGAAGCCGAAACTGTTCCTACGCGGGAAAGGTTCGTCGAACATCACCAGGCCTGCGTAAAAAGGGTGATGCCGGGGTCCGTTGGCGAGCTGGCGAGGCCGTTCGTTGAGCCGGCCGAGCCGACCGCGACGGCAAGTGCATAGGCCGCGTTACCCTGCTTGAGCAGAACGCCTTCCCCCTGAGTGGCCAGCGGCCCGTAGTCTAAGCTGAGAGCCGCAAGGGCGGAGCCGAGGAGGGTTTCTGCGGGCGTCAGGCCACCGCCCATGACCGAGCGCTGCTGACTGCCAGCCAAGGCAACGGCGAGCGAGTTCTGCGCTGACAGCCAGCCCACGGCGAGATCGAGGTTGAAGACCATCAGATCGTCACCGCATAGAAGTCGGCCATATCGGTCATCGCGGTCTGAAGGTCGGCCGGCGCGATTGTCGTCCCGCAGAGCGCCTCGACGATGTCAGCAGCGAAGGGGTAATTCGGTGCCGCGCCGCCGCCATTGGCGATGTCGCCCATCCCGATGTAGCAGGCCGCGCCGAAATCCCCCGTGCTGGCAACTGCGGCCCCAGCGACGCCGTTTACCCAGGTCTGCTGCGTCGAGCCATCGAAGACAGAGGCCACGATCATGACGCTGGTTGTCACCGATATCGCGCTCAGCGTCGTGCTGTCGCGGTAGCCCTCGAGTGCGCTCCCCGGCGCGCCCTGCCACCCCATCACAATCGCCGACGTCGTGGTGTTAGAATCGTGCCCAGGGAAGCCATCAACGGTGGCGTACAGCGACGCCAGGCGGCCGGTCGTCGAGCCGGACCCGGCTTGCGCGCGGACGGCAGCCACGAACCAGAACTGCGGCGTGCCCACCGGAATCGCCATCGGGATGCCGGAAGACGTCGACGCCATGGAAATCGAGGGGGCATTGCTCGTCGAGTAGGTGGCGCTATAGCCGACGCTGATTGCGGGGTAGCCGTTGATGGGCTGGTTGAAGGCGCCCCCGCCGGCAATTCGGGGGTAGCCCGCATTGCCGCCCTTCTGCGGCTTCATCACGTTGCCGAACGTGCCGTTGGTGGAGGAAATCTGCCCGGATTGGTCGTACCAGAGGGTGATGTCGGCCGACGTGTAGCTGGTCACGTAGGCCTGGAACTCGGCGCCCGCCGTTATGCTCAGCGTGCACTGGCTCGTGGAGGGAAAATTCATGGCGTTCGTGATCTGCCCTGCCGGGGCCGCGGCCTCGAAGAAATATCCGGTGTAGGCATTGCGGAGCCTGCGGGCCATCGACCAGGCACCGAGCACCACGGTTCCCCCGACCAGCTTGTCAATGAGACAGCCGCCGCCGTCGCTCGACGTCGCGAAGCAGGCAGAGGAGGAACCGCCGGCGCGCGGCAGCATCGGCATGATGGCGTCCGCATCCGCGCCGAAGGCCGCGGCGGCCGCAGCGCCGAACAGCAGGGGACGGCGGAAGACGTGGCTCACGAGAAGTTCAACGTCGGCACGCAGACCATCGACTGCGTCGAGGAGGCGACGCAGAAGAGGGCGTCCGAAGCCGAGAGAGATTGAGTCAACGGCGGCGGCGAGGCGTTGCTGTATGGGGAGGGGAACAGGTACATGTTCCCGTAGGCGGAAACGCTCTGCGCCGCGCCGCTCGTCGGTTGAAGGAAGACGAAGATGAACGACGCGCCGGCGGCCGGCGGCGGTACGCAGTTGGCGAAAGTATAGGGGCCATCCCCGGAGACGAGCTGCATGATCAGCACATTGCCGCCCGTCGAGGAATTGCAGGCCGGCGTGATCGTCGAAACCGTGGTTGACGGCGAGACCAAGCCCTGGTTGAGGTTGACGCGCGCGCTGTTGGACGTTGAGGCGTCCGTGCCGCCGAAGGGCACGGGCACAATCTCAGCGTACGAGGTCGTGCAGGAACTGCCGGGCGTGGTGATAGCGCCCGTCAACTCAGGAAGCGTGGAGCAGGCGAAAGAGACCGTGGAGTTCAGCGAGGTCGCGCAGGAGCCGCTGGCGCTGGTCACGGAGCCGACAAGGGCCGGAAGCTGAGCGCAGGACAGGTTCGGGACGTCGGCGTCAACTAAGGCCCGGAACGTCGGCGTTGCGGACGGGCCGCTGACTGGCCCAGCGAAGACCGTGTTCGCGGCCTCGGGCGCCAGGGTGACATCGAAGGTTCCGCTCGCCGAGGCCGGCGAGCCGGTCACGTCGAAAATGGACGGCATCAGCAGACTGATGGAGACGGAGACCGAGCCGCTGATGTAGCTGCCCAATGCGCCGAGCGAGAAGCTCCGGCTGTGCGGGTTTTCCTGGAGCTGGTAGAGGTAGATGACATCGCCGGGCTGCGGATTGACCGCCGGCGGGCAGTTCACGATGAGGCCGGCAGCGCATTGCGCCTCGGCCGCCGGAGCGCCGAGTAGGAGCATCCCGGCGACGGCGGCGGCGTAGGCCGAGCATGTGGCGAGCGAGCGCATCAGGGGTCAGGTCTCCAGAAGGATGGCACCGCTGCCATCCTCGAGTTCGATGTCGTCAATGCCATCCTCGAGCAGGATGAAGTCGCCTGCCGGGGCTGGCGGGGCTGGCGGGTTGAGGTAGAAGCAGTTGTCGCCGCCGCTGGTGGCGCCATTGGAGAAGCCGTCCAGGAATGGTTCCCACTGGCCGCAGCCGCCTTGGCCCAGCGGGACACGAACCCCGCCGAGGCCCATGTTGTCGTCACTGCGCCAGATGATGGTCGACTCGGATGCGGTGAGCGGGCTGGGGTCCGCAGTCCAAGCGTTCCAACTGGCCAGCCGGCCGGAAGCTCCCTGGCCCGTATCGACGAACCGGGGCGCGTTGGCAGCCGGGGGAAATGCAAGGAAGCTAGCCACATATCAGCTCCAGCGACGACTGAGCGGCCGCGTGGCGCGCGCGCGGCGCCGCCGCCCATCGCTCGCGCTGAAGACAGCCGCATGATTTTGACAAGCCGCGCCTAGCACTGTTGACGGACAGCAGTTTTTCCGTCCCGCAAATGCACCGACACAGCCATTTCCGCTCAAGGCCGACCATCGGGCCAGCGGACAGCACAGTCCAACGGCCAAAAACGTCGCCTGGATTAGTCTTGCAGATGCGTCGGAGCGCTCCGGCATTGGTGCTCGCCTCGGCGCGACTATTGTAGCCGAACGGCTTCCTGTTCGCCTGATAGGCCGAAATCAGCGCGTCCTCGTAGCCAAGCAGGTCTTCGGGACGGCACGCCAAAACTTGGCGGAAGGCGAAGGCGCCCTCGCCATGCTTGTTCCACGCGTTTTGAAGCGACGGACTGCGAGCGCGACGGCCGCGAAGGTCACAGCGGTGGCGCTGCAGCCTGTACCGGACGTGCTTGGAGCTGCCGATATAGCGCCGGCCACTCTCGATGTGGACAATCTCGTAGACGCCAACGTCCAACGGTCTGCCGCCAGTCGCGAGGGAGGAGATGCTCACCATCAGTGGGTCATCACGTTCGCGGTCATGGCGCCGCTGTAGGAAATCACGACGCTCTCGTTCGGGCCGAGGCCGACAGTGAAGGGAGCAGAAGCCGACGTGGCCACGGGCAGCAGGTGCGTGCCATTGTACGTCACTGAATTGATTGAAGTCGTGGCGCTGAGGTAAAGCGTCTGCGGCGACGGTCCCGCGGTGTAAGTCCACGGCGAGGCCGAAGCGGACAGCGTCGATGAGCCAACGGGGTTGTAGCCGTTGTTGTCGAGCACGCGGATGGCGGTGGCCGTGGCGGAAACCGAGATCGTCGAGGAACCGAAACCCCCGGCGAAGCTGTTGCCTTGGATGATGCCGCCCGTTGCCGAAGGCCCGATGGTGATGCCCGTCGTCGTCGGCGTCGCCGAGCGCAGCGTGTTGGCAGCAAGGTTGAAGTACTCCGTGCTGTCCACGTTGAGGCCGGCATCGGCCGCCGTTCCGATGCCCTGCCAGGCGTTTCCGGTCACGGTCATCGCGGTGACCCAGATACCTCCGGTATCGCTCGGCACGCTGAGGCCGGTCTGGGTGTCCTGCATCTCGTTGCCGTCGATGAGGATTTGCGCCAGGGTTCCGGTGCTGCTGCGCTGGATTTCGACGGCGGGGCCAAGGCTAACCTGCGAAATCGAATTGTCCCCGATGAGGACGCCGCCAGCCGCCTGGGAAGTCGAAGTGTACATGTAGAGGATGCCACCGGCCGCGCACTCCGTGATGGTATTGCCCACGGCCCGGAAGCCGCCAGCACCGGCCCATCTCACGCCCACGGCGGTCGTGGATGACGTGGAACCGTAAATTTCATTGTTGGCGAGGTCCACGTCGACGGAGGAGGCAAGCTCGGCCCCGGTGGTCGAGAAGCCGACAATGAAGCAGCCGTCCATCACAAAGGCGCCGCTGTTCTGAACCAGGATGCCGGCGTTGGAGTAGACGATGGCCGTGTCGCGGACCCGGCTGGCGACGTTGTTCGTCGAGTTCACGTTGATGGTCATGGCGTAAACGCCAGGGGACTGGGCTGCGGGCGGGTAGTAGAGCTGGAGATCCTCGGTGGTGATGGGAGCCGTGGTGTTGAAGGCAAAGCAGGTCGTGGCCGAGGACGGCGAGATGACGGACTGGCCGAGTCCGTCGCCGAAAATCTTCATCCCAGTCGTGATGCTGATTTGCGCCGTGATGCGATAGACATCCGTCGGCACGTACATCGCATTCGGCGCAGCCGCGTTGGCACATGCCTGAATTGCCACCGTGTCGTCAGTCACGCCGTTCCCGGTCGCCCCGAACCATTTCACCGAGAACGGATTTCCGCCCGTCTCTCGGTACCAGTTGCGGCTCAGGCCGTCAGCGATGATAGACCCGCCGTTCGGCGAGGCCGTGCTGGATGGGAACGGAGCGAACATCCCCTCCCCGCCGTCCGTTGCGTTGTAGTAGCCGAGGAGCCAGAGCGGCATCGTCGCTGGCCCGGTGTAAGCGGCGAGTGCCGCAACATTGGCGATCTGGCCGACGCTATATTCCCCGAACCCGACATTGTTGAGGACGTAGACGGCGGTTGCGGTGGCCGACACGGAGACGGCCGGAGGGACGAATGAGCCGGCGAAGTTGTTCCCCTGGATATTGACGCCCACGCACGACGGGCCGATGACAATCCCGGCCGTGGTCGGCGTCGCCGAGCGCAGCGTGTTGCCGAGAATGTTAACGTATTCGGCAGTGTCAATCTCGAAGCCGTAGTCGGCTGGAGTGCCGGGACCCTGCCAGGTATTGCCGGTCACGGCCATGGCATTGACCCAGATGCCGCCGGTATCGCTCGGCACGCTCAGGCCGCCCTGGCAGTCCTGAAGCACGTTCCCGGAGATGACGATTTGGGCTACCGTCCCGGTGCTGCTGCGGACGAGCCTGATAGCCGGGCCGCTATCCGCCGAGAAGATCTCATTGTCGGCGATAACGACGCCGCCGTTCGCCGGGGTGCCGATGTAGTTGTAGAGAATGCCGCCGGACGCCGCTTCCGTGATGGTATTGCCCACGACGCGAAGGGCGCCAGCAGCAGTCAGATTCAGCCCCGTCGCTGCCGCTCCAGCGCCGTAAAGCTCGCAGTTCGTGATATTCACGTCGATGGAGGACGAAATCACCGCGCAGGTGGTCGAGCACCCCACGATGAAGCAACCGTCCATCACGAAGGCGCCGGAGTTCTGCACCAGAATGCCGGCGTTGGCGTAGATGATGGCGGTGTCCCGAACCCGGCTGGCCACATTGTCCGAGGAGGACACATCGAACGTCATGGCATAGACGCCGGAGGACTGGGCCGCAGGCGCGTAGTAAAGCTGCAGGTCCTCGACGGTGACAGGCGCGGTCGTATTGAACGCCAGGGCGGTGGTGGCGGAGGACGGCGAGAATACGGATTCCCCGAGACCTGCACCGAAAATCTTGATCCCAGTCGTGATGCTGATTTGCTTCGAGATGGCGTACACGTCCGACGGCACGTACATCGGGTTCGGGGCGGCTGCGTTGGCGCAGGCCTGGATGGCCGCAGTGTCATCAGTCACGCCATCGCCGACGGCACCGAACCATTTCACGGAGAACGGATTTCCGCCGGTCTCGCGGTACCAGTTCCGCGCCAGGCCGTCGGCCAGAATGGTGCCGCCGTTCGGGGAGGCTGTGCTGGAGGGGAACGGCGCGAGCATGCCCTCCCCGCCGTCGGTCGGGTTGTAGTACCCCATCAGCCAGAGAGGCCCCGTCGCTGGCCCCGTATAGGCGCTCAGGGCGGCGACATTCGCGATCTGGCCGACGTAACCGACGCCTGATGCCGAGGGGCTAAGCGAAGCAATCTCCTCCTCCAGCGTGGTGATCTCCGTCTGGAGCTGCTGGAGGCACATCATCTGGTAGTCGAACTCGGTCTCGATGGCCGCGAAGGTCGGCCCCTGGTTCTGCAGGCTTGTGGCCTGGATGAGGGGCAGGATGCGGGCGATGAAGACGAAGGCGCCAGCGGCGAGCGGAGGGCCGGACAGCGGGTAGATGACCGTCCCGCCCGCGGGATTGCCGAGGCCGGTGATGCTGTACTGCGTCGGCGAGAGGTAGACGACCGTGCCGCCAGGGAGCAGGTAGCTCACCACGGCGTCGGAGGCGAACGGGATGAGGAACGGGTAGGCGAAGCTGGTCGTCACGCCGTTGGCCGTCACCGCGATGGCGCTGATGGTCGTCCCGATGGTCATCGGACGTACGCCTTCGGGCCCGACAGGCCGCGCTTGGCGGTCGTCCCGTGGCCAGCGGCGGCGACTCGGCGGGGCACGCGGTTCAGGTGGCGCTGCCGCTTCGGCGCTTGGCGCATGCCGCGGGCTGACGCCACCGGCTGGGCGCGGCCGAGCGCGGCCTCGGCCAGAATGGCCAGGGCGCTGGCAAGATCGGACTGGGAAGCCGGCTGGTCAGCCAACGAGGTCCCCGCGTTGGGGTGGGGCTGGGACCTAGCGCCCGCTCGTTGGCGATGGCGGGAGGATACTACCGGAAAGCTGGGAGTCGTTCAAACCCCTTCTGACGGGGCTTGACGGGAGCGCAAGAACCGGAATAAACCGTCGCTGCACAGCAAGTGCCCAGAAAACTCAGCATGAAAGGTCCCGCAATGGCAAAGCTCCATGAGGTCCTGGCCGTCGAAAGCGGCCTCCAGGCCACGGCGAAGAAGGTCAATGAGGAGACGATTCGCACCTTCGGCAAGAAAGATGAGCACTTCATCGAGACGGTGAAGGCCATCACCCACTTCGCCGAGGAGGACAAGCATCTCGACACCACCGAGTCCAAGGCGATGGTGACGACCGTCTTCGACAAGCTGCTCTACACCGCCGGACCGAACATCAAGGCACTGGACGCCTACCTCCAAAAGGAGGCCACCAACCAGAAGGCCGTCGCCGATCTCGTCGTGGGCGAGACCACGTTGGCCACGGCGATGCCGGCCACGGTTCTCCTCGGACTGGAGACCAAACTGGCGGAACTCCGCGCGGTCTACGATGCCATCCCGACGCTGGCGCCGGGTCCGACATGGGTCGAAGACGGCGACAGGCGCGCCGACGGAGGCGTCTACCGCTCCGAGCACCCCGACGTCACGTTCCGCACCCGCAGGACCGTGAAGCCCATCATCATGGCGCCGGCGACGAAAGAGCATCCGGCCCAGGTCCAGGCCATCCAGGAGGACGTGCCCATCGCGAAAATCGTGATGCAGCACTGGAGCGGCATGATCACCTCGGCGGAGAAGTCCGACCTGCTCGGCCGCGTTGACAGATTGCTTCGCGCCGTGAAGCGCGCCCGGCAGCGCGCCAACATGCAGGAGGTCGAGAACCGGAAGATCGGAAAGGCCTTGTTCGATTTCATCCACGACGGTATCGTGGGATGACCAGTTCGCCGGGATAGCTTAGTGACAGAGCGTCCACCTCGTCAGTGGAAGACGGCGGTTCAACTCCGTTCTCCTGGCACCCCTCTCCCATCAGGGACAGCTTCAGCCTCAACCTCAGCGTGACGACGAAGTAGCCTCAGCTTTGTGCCCTGAAAACTTACTCGCGAAACACCGGAAATAGGCGCGAGACGGCTCCGATAACGCCAGACGCGGGTTCGATGCCCGCGCCCCCAACCAACTTGATGGGGGCTAGCACAGTGGCAGTGCAGGCGCTTGAAGATGAGGCCGTAGTGTCGCTGAAAAGCGGTGTGCGAAGGGAAATGCGCTTTCCGTAAGCGCCAGACTTGAAATCTGGTTCCCAAACCCGGGGGGTGCCGTAGGGATTGCGGCATCCCCTTTTGGTTGCTACGGGTTCTGCCCGAGCGCGCCGAACGGTCCGGCCGCCCCGTTGCACAAAGTCGCCCCAGATGCTACATTCGCGGCATGGCACCGACAGTCATCAGCCGAGAGGAAGCGCGCGCGGCTGGCCTGAAGCGCTTCTTCACCGGCGAGCCATGCCCGAGGGGCCACATCGCGGAACGCTACGTGCTGAAAGGCCGCTGCGTCGTCTGCGCGAAAGAGGCCGGAGCCGCTTGGATTGCAGCGCACCCCGAAAAGGCCTTGGAGTACTCCCGTCGGAATGAGGCGAAGCACCGGGAGAGGCGCCGCGCGAAAAACCGTCGCGTCAAGGCCAAGTGGCGCGCGGCACACCCAAAGGAGAACAAGCGTCGGCTGAAGGAGTGGCGCGACGCGAACCTTGAGAAGTCACGACAGCACTCGCGGGACTGGGGCAACGCTAACCGCGGGAAGCGCGCGGCTACTGCAAAGCAATGGCGGCAGGACAACCCAGAACGAGCGCTGGAGCTGGCGCACGAATGGCGCGAACGGAACCCGGAGCGCTACCGCATAGCAAAGAATGCGGCGAGCCACAGACGCCGCGTCAGGAAGCTCGCGGCGGAGGGAAACCACACCGCTGATGACATCCAAGCCCTGTGCGCGAAGCAGCACGGCAAGTGCGCAAACTGCCGTCGCGGCATTGGCCGTTGCTTCGAGGTAGACCACATCCAGCCACTGACGAAGGGCGGCTCAAATTGGCCGTCAAATCTCCAGCTTCTGTGCCCGCGCTGTAACCGCAAAAAGCACAACAAGGACCCCATCGCCTGGGCGCGGGAGAACGGCCGTTTGCTCTGACTACGGGTTCGCGCCGAGAAGACCGAAGCTTTGGCCTGCCGGGTTCCGAAGGTAGACGCCAGGGATACCGCGAGGAACGCCGGCTCCTGGCACGTACCCTTGCATCGTCCTTCCAGATTCCACCTGAATACGGCGATTCATCCTCTCCCACCAGCCCGGCTTCATCGCCTCGAAGAGCGCAAACCAGACGATGTAGTCCATCGCGCCTTTGAGATACACGAGATTGGCGAATGGCACATGATTCGAAGCGAATCGAGCAAGGTCGGGCCAGAAGTCGGATTGCTTTCCGGTCCGCAGGTTCTCGCGCCAACGGCCATAGATGTGGGCCAGCGCGTCGGTGTCAGAAATCATTGGACCAGCCAGCGCCGTGACGCCGCCAGCCCCCATTCTATTGACGTTTCCCCACAGCAGGTCGCCGAGAATCCCAAGTCCGCCCCCCTGCGCCAAACCGGCCAGCAATGTCGCCGGCTTTCGCGGGTCTCGTGGCGGGTTGCCGCGCAGCAGGTCATTGATAAGCATGCGCGTATAGCCGGCCATTGTGGACATGCCGACCGTCAAGAGGATACCAGTGGCGGCGCCCATCGGCGTCAGGCTCATGTTGATCTCGCGGCCCATGACCTGGTGCATGGCCGCGACGGGCCAGATTTTGAACTGGGTCAGGGCCCGGCGGATTTCGAAGCCGAGGCTGCCAGGCCTTTCCGCGCCGTAAAGCTGCGCACGCTCGCGAACGCCGGGGACGACGCGGCCATGGTCGGCGATATCTTGGAAGTACATCAGCAGCTTGTCGGCCAGCGCCTGTCCGCCCGGCGTGCGCAGCGCGTCGCTGGGCGTCAGATAAGCCCGGCCCTCCCACTGCTTCAGGTCCTTCAGCCCGCGGAGTTGGTTCCACTGCTCGTCGCCGATGCCGTACTTGCTCAGCAGATTCTGGTGCAGCGGATGCAAGGCAGTGAAGTCGCGGTCTAGCTGACGGCCGAGGTTGGCGGAGGCCATCTCGCGGAGGCCGTAGCCCATCGACTCGAACCACCAATTCACGCCGGTGGCGTTCATGAACAGGCTATGGATGGCGGAAATCCGCCCCATCGGCGTGTTGCCGGGCTCAAAGATGAGGTTCCAGTTCCGCGCCAGGTTATAAGCGAAACCAGAAGCGTAGGCGCCGGCGTCGGCGAGGATTTCCTGCTTCTCGATGGGGCCTTTGCCCTTGAGGATGATGTTCATCACCCGGCCGACATTGGCGACGCCGCCGGTCAGGTTGCCGACACCGAAGGGATCTGTCGCGGCGCCGATGCCGTGGTGGCGGAGCTCACTCGGGATCGTGGCAAAGCTCGACGCCATGTGAGTCACGCCGACGCCGCCGAGGCTGATGGCATCGTAATACTGCCTGGCGCCTTCGCTCAGGCTGGCAAACAACGAGTCGGTCGGGATATTGGCTGAACCGTCGAGCCTGGCCATGACGTTCTTGATGCCGTCGATGCGGCGCTGGAACTGCTTCAGGCCGTCGAGATCCTCATTGCGGAACTTCTCCTGGATGCGGCGGATGACGGTGTTCAGGTTGCCGGCGGGGTTAGTGCCGAGCTTGTCCATCAGGGCGATGTTGCGGCTGCCCTGGCGAATGGTGTTCTGCACGCCGTCGTAGAGGGACAGGTAGCGACCATATTTCTGGTTGTAGTCGGTCCAGGCGTCAGCGTCTTTCCAGAACAGCACGCGGGGGTGCGAGACGCGCTTGGCGATGTTGAATGTGCCCTCGTACGCTGGCGGCACGTAGTCGCCGTGGTCGTCCATCGGTATGCCGGCGGCTCCTTCTGGCAACAAGTGAATGCCCCCCTTCAGCCGCACGTTGCTGGCCATCGCGAAAAAAGCCGAGCGTCCAAAGCGAAGCCTCGCTGCGGCATCGTTCTCGCCCTCCTTCGGGACGATGCCTTCGAAAGTTTTCTCGGCCAGTTTCGGCTCGGTCCACCGCCACCAGGCGGAGAAAGCATCGTCTGGGCTGATGCTACCGTTGCCGCCGCGGCCGCCGCGCCGCATCAGGAGCGGGTCGTGCCAAGTGTGCATCACGTAGTCGGGGGCGTCGCCGATGCGGGCGCCGTGCTCGTTCTGCATGTCGCGCATCTGATCGAGAGCCGGATGGAACGCCTCCACAGCGGCGCGGGCCGGCGCTGAGATGTCGGCTTCGCCCTTCGCGTTCTTCGCCCACAGGCCGCGGGCTATGTCGCGGTCGAGGCCACCGCGGGCTACGGCCTTTTGGATGCCGGCCTTCTTGAGCTTCACCTCGACGGCGCCGAGCGTGGCGGCGGCGCGGCCAAGCCATTCGGACTGCACGTTCTCGCGGCTGCCGACGTTGGAGCCGTGGAGCACGTCGCGGAGGACCTGGGCAGCGTTCCCGAAGCCAGTCACTTTGGACAGCAGAGCCGAGCGCTTGGCGGCGTTGCGCAGCGCGTCCAGCCGGTCGGCGCGGGCCTCCTCGGCTTCCTTGGCGGCGAGCTCCGACGCGGCCTGCATGAATGGGTCGGGCGCGCCAGTTGCGCGCATCGTCTCCGCCCTGTCGTGGACTTGTTGGAGGAGTGCCCGCGCATCCGCGGCGCCGAGCCTGCCGGCCGCCGCGACGCGGGCGACGCAGGCTTCGAAGGACTCCGGCGCTCTTGCCATTATTCTCCGCCTCTCAGGCATTTGGCCGCTTCATCAATGGCTTGGGCACGCTGTTGGGCCTCGTGCTCGGCCTGGGTGGCCTGGGCGATGGCGGCGCGGTCCTCAGGGTCTATCTCCCCAGCGGCGGCGATGCGGCGCTCGGCTTCTTCCATCTCGGGGTCCACGGGGCGGGCAGCCTCTCCGCCTTCCTCGCCCTCGTGAACAATGCCGCGTGCCCTGTCGACCGCCGCTTGGTGAGCACCGATACCAGCGACAATCTTGCTGGCCTTCCTCGCTTCGGCTTCAGCTTCGAACATGGCCTGCATGGCATCAACCTGGCGCCGCAGCTCTTGCAACTTCGTGGTATCGAACCGCTGGCCGATGAGTGGCCTGATGTTCTCGGCCGCCTGGAGATGCTCCGCGCGTTGTCGTTCGGCGTAGGCCTTATCGTTCTCGAGGCCGCGGAGATTGGCCTCGGCGGACTTGATGAGGCCGTCTCCGGTATCAGCATGCAGGGGGCGGTTGCCGGAATCGAGCGACAGCCAGTAGTTCGTCGTGCCCTTCCAGCCGCTCTTGTCCCCGCGCAGGGCGAAGCCACCGATGCGGCCGAGCGTGATGGGCGCCCCCTTGTCGCCCATCGGCTTAATGTGCTCGTCGATGAACTTGTCCAGGGCTATGGCAGCATCGGCGCGCTTCTCCAACTTCTCGCCGCCGACGAGCATCGAAAACTGGTCGCCCTTCGTTTCCTGGCGGTTGGCGATATCGCGGGAGATGGAGGCGGCGCTTCGCTCTTGGTAGTCGGCATTGTCCCGGTGATAAGCCAGCTTCGTGCGGAGCGAGTATTGCTCTTGGTTGTGGGCGCCTTCGCGGCGCTTCTCGCGGTCGTAGGCTTGCCGAAGCTCGGTAAACGCCATGATGCGCTCGTCCGTGGTGGCCATGGCGGAGGCCTGCTCGTACATGCTGGCCTCCCCGACATCCTCCATGTGGCGAAGGTTCGGATCGCCGCGGAAAAACTGCTCGATAAAGCGGCCCTTCTTCCCCATCATCCCCCACATGGCCGAGTCGTAGGTGCCCTTGGTCGTGTAGTCGTGGATTTCGACCTCAGGGTTGTGGTTGCCCTGGCGGAGGATGCGCCCGATACGCTGCTCGTCGTCGGCCGGATACCAGAGCGGGTCCTGATTATGGATGGCGATGAGACGGCGCTGGGCGTTCACGCCGGTGCCCATCTTCTGCGTGGAACCGATGAGGATGCGGACCTTTCCGTCGTTCATGTCGTTGAAGAGGTTCTGGCGAGCAAGCGCTGTCCCGTAATCGCCGATGAAGGCTATGTGCTGCGCTGGGACGCCTTCGCGGCGAAGGGCCTCTCTAATCCACTGGTAGCCGGAGAAGTTGGCAGGGCCGCGGCCGTTCACGCCGAGGTTGGCGAAAATCATCTGGGTCGCCGGACCACGGAAGGACGGCTCCTTGTAGCCGCTCCTCGGGTCATAGAACTGGACATCGCCGGTTGCGTGGTAGATGCGGGCGACGTTCTGCACCATCATGTTCAGCTTCGAGCGCGGGTCGCTTTGCGCCTGCTCCACGAAGCGCGGGTCGATCGCGGCATGGCGCCCATCGTTGATGACGGACAGCAGGATGTCCATGCCCTTCTCGGGCGGTCCTTTCCTGGCCTCAATGGCATCCATACGGTCGGCGAGCCTCGCCTGGTAGTCGTCCAGGATTGGCGTCCGCGGCGCCATGTGGAGCTGCCTGGAGCCGCCCTTGACGGCCGGGCGCGTGACGTATTGCTCAAGCTCGCTCGGCGTCACGATGTCCATTGTCTCGCCGACCATCTTGTAGAGCTCCGGCATGTTCACGAACTGGCCGAAGCGCGTCTGCGGCTTGTAACCGCCGGCGGCGTTCTCCTCCAACCCGGTCTTCGTGTCGCCGAAGGCCTGCGCCCATGAATCGAAGTGCGAAAGGCCGCGGGCGGCAAGTGCTTGCGGCTGCATGTAGCGGCTCAGGCTGTAGAGCTCGCCCATCGTGTTGGTCACCGGCGTGCCGGAGGCGAACACCACGGAACGGCCCGGGCGCTGGCTATCGAGGTAGCGCACCTTCGTGTAGAGGTCCCACGCCTTGTTGGAACCCTCGGGCGTGATACCTTTCACGCCGCTCTGCTTCGTGGCAAAGGTGAGCTTGCGGAATTCGTGCGCCTCGTCGACAAACAGGAAGTCAGCGCCGAGCTCCTCGAAGGTAAGCGTCTGGTCCTGCGTGCCGTCGCCCTTCCTAGCCAGCCTCTGCTCCAGCTTCTCCTTTTGGTTTTCCACGCGGCCTCTGGCGAAACGGGCGTCCGGCCCCTGGAGCTCGCCAAGCGCCTGCTCAAGCTGGGCGAGCTGCTCGCGAATCAGATGTTCCTGGAACTCATCGCTGATGGGAATCTTGCCGAAGGACGAATGCGTCATGATGATGGCGTCGAGGTCGTCCTGCGCCACGTTGGCGACGAACTGCTTGCGGCGGCTGGTATGGAAGCGCTGCTCGTCTGCCACCGCAATCTTTGCGGTCGGATACTGCTCGTAGAACTCTTTCGTGAACTGGGCCAGCATGTGGTTCGGAACAGCGAAGAGCGCCTTGCGGATAAGGCCAAGGCGCCGCATCTCCATCGCGGCACCAATCATCTCGGCCGTCTTGCCAGCGCCGACGGCGTGTGCGAGATAGGTATTACCGGCCTGGACGACGCGCGCAACCGCGCGAAGCTGGTGGCTGAACCATTTCCATGTGCTGGAAATGCCGGGGGTCGTCAGGTAGCTGCCATCGAACTGACGGAGCACCGAGCGGTTGAGGGCGTCGTTGTAAATCTTCGCCATCTGGTCGGCGCGGTCCTGGTCGGAATGGACCCACTTCTCGAACTCGCCCTGGAAGCGGATACCGTCCTCCATGTAGCCAGCGATGGCCTTGATTTTGTCCGCTGCCGCCTGGGTGGCGACTTCGTCGAATACCTGACGCCGGTCGCTTCCGCTTCCCTCCCACTGGTAGATGCGCGGCGGTGTCCGGTTCATCGCATCGGAGAGGAGCTGGAGCGCCGTCCGGTCCGGCGTGCCCCATTTTGCCGCGCCGGCAGTCTTGCCTTCGCCGCCCACGAACCACGTTCCGGTAGTCTTGCTGCGCGCGACATGGACATCGCCGAGGTCAAGGTGGTCGCGGGCGAACTCCTCCACGGTCTCCTTCGGTATCCAGGGCATGCCGACAATCATATCGACGAGCGGCGGTGGCACGGGCGGCGGCAGCGCGGCCTCTAGCGCCGAAATGTTGCGGCGCACCTCCGGGTCCGTCTCGGCTGCGGCGCGGGCTTCCTCCAGCTTCGTGGTCACGTCGCCGGAGAGGTACTCGTCCTTCGTCTGGTAGGTGTCGCCCTTGTTCGGCACTTTGAAGATGGAGTCGCCGAGGTCTCCCACGAGGCTGGCGCGGTCGCGGCCCATCTTCTCCGCGATGGCGTCCAGGTCGAAGCGGCCGAGCTTGTTGTACGACCACAGCACGCCGTCCTGAGCGGACTTGAGTTCCGGCTCCTCGTCGAATTTCAAGATGGAGCGCTCGAAGATTGGCTTCTTGGAATGCGCCCCAGTGGCGAGGTCGTAATTCTCGATGGAGCGGAGGCGGTAGCTCTCCGGGTCCGACATGAAGGCGCGCACGTTCGGGTAGCGCGCGTCAATGATGTCCGGCACGTCGTCTGGGTCGAAGGATCCCTCGTTGAATTTGCGCCCTGCCGCAATGGCGGCCTGCCGGGCATCGTCGCGGGCCTTCGCGATTGCGGAGACCTTGGCTTTCGCCAGAAGCATTTCGCTCGGGTCGAAGTCGCCGTCGTTCCAGTAGTCGTCAATCGAGCGGGCGTCCTCGCGGGCCTCGAGCCGCGCTTCCTCGATTTGCGTCAGGGTCGGCTTGCGGTTGGTCAGCGTCGTCAGGTTGATGGGCCCGTGCTGGGCCACGAAGGAATCGTAATGGGCACTGAGCCGCTTGCGGGCCTCGGCGCCGCGGGCGTCATCCCTGGCGAGGTCGGCCTGGAACACGTCGGGCAGCGCATCTCGGATGGGGATAAGATGCTGCACCTTTTCCCGGTCGCCGGCGCTCATGCCGCCGGTAACGCCATGCTTCGGCACCTCGCGACCGGCACCGCCTTCGTACTGCATCAGCTTGCCGTCGGGGCCGATGTAGAAGCTGCCGTCTTTCTTCTGGCCGGAAGCGAAGTCGAGCTTCGCGCGCTCCTCCGGCGACGGAGGCTCCGTCATAATGCCCTCTGGAAGGCGCTCTACGGCGGAGGCGAGGTCGGCGTCGAGGTCGCTGCCAGGGCGCGGCGACACCGTATAGTCGTCGCGCGGCTGCATCTTGCCCTGGAAGCTCTCTTCCCCCAGTACATTCTCCGGGTGCTCACTGAAGTAGCGGCTGACGTTGCCTTCAACCATGGGTGCCGTTTTGCCGGCGAGTCCGCGCGAGACGACGCCCATCCACGGTGGCTCTTGCCCTTCGGGGACTTCGATGCGGCCCTCTGGGCGCTTCTGGAAGAAAAGGATGTCGGTCGTGACAGGCGTGCGGGCGTTCCTCATGAACGCATCGCTGTTCAGCCGGATGCCACCGACGAACTCCGCGCGCTCCGCGAGATAGCGGCGCGCGTCGTCGCTGACAGCGTCCATCGTATAGTGGCTGGTAATGAAGCCTAGCAGGCCGCCAGGCCGGACGCTATCCAGCGACTTCGCAAAGAAGTAGTTGTGCAACGTGAAGCCGCGCGCCGCGTACTTCGGGTCGCCATGCACCACCGTGTCGCTGAATGGCGGGTTGCCGATGACAAGGTCGAACTGGCCCTCCGGCATTGGCGTCTTGATGTAGTCGGCCTCGCGGACGCCGGACTCTGGATAGAGCAGCTTCGCGATTTGCGCGGTGATGTGGTCGCGCTCGATGCCCTGGTACTGGCTCTTCTCGGCGATGTCCGCCGGCATCATGCCGATGAAGTTGCCCGTTCCCATGCCTGGTTCGAAGACGAGGCCGCCTTTGAAGCCCATGCGGCGGACGGCGTCCCACATCCGGCGGACAACGGTTTCCGAAGTGTAGTGCGCGTACTGGGTGGACTGCGCGGCTGTCCGGTATTCCTCGTCGCTCAGCAGGCCCTTGAGCCGCGCGCCGATGTCCTCGAAGCCCTTGCCGAAGTTGCCTTGGTTGTCCTCGAAGGCGCCCTTGAGGCCGCCCCAGCCGACGTATTTCGCGAGGATGGCCTGCTCGGCTTTGGTCGCCGGGCGGTTCTCCTCCGTCAGGCGCTTGGCGAGCTCGATGGCGGCAAGGTTGTCGTTGGCTTTGAGCTTCGGGCCACGGGCTTCTTCGAGCGAGCCGGGGCCGATTTGCCAGTTGGCTCCGGTGACGTTGGCGTCGGCAGATCGTCCGGCGGCTCCGGGTTCTGGTCCCTCTCCGGCGTCGGGAATTCGAGGAAGTGCGCCCGCACCACCTCCTCCGCCGCGTGCTCGGCGTTGGGGTTGAGGTTGCCGTGGCTGTCCCGCGGGCTGCTCCTCAGGAGGCCCTCCAGCAGGTCGTTCGCCTCCAGGCACACCCTCTGGGCGTGCTGGTCCAGCTTCCCCGCCCGGCGCAGCTCCCGGTACAGTCTCGGGTCTTTCTCCCTCAGCGCCAAGAGGTAGGTTAGCTTGAAGTCCACCCTCTTCTTCCTCTTCTGGTTCGGTCGGGGCCGGGATCTTGCCGTCGCGCTCAAGCTCATCGGCGAGGGCGACGATTTCCGGCTCGGTGAACGTCCCGCCGACGTAGCTGTCGGCGATTTCGGCCGGCGTTTCTCCATCGGCGATGCGCTGGCTGATGTCCTCCAATATGGCGGTGCCGTAGTGGGCGTTGTAGAGGCGCTGGGCTTCGTACTCGTTCAACGGCTCGGGGTGCTCGGCACCCTCGGGCGCGAACGGGATGGCCTCGATTTCGGCGTATGGCGTCATCCCGCGGGTGTCGACATTCGGGTCGTGGCGGATGGCCTCGTACCATGAACGCAGATACGGCCGGTACTTGTCGCCGAGCTCGGCCGCCATCGCCTTCGTGTAATCAGCGAAGGCGCGGACGCCGCCCTCGATGTAGTAGCCGGCGAGGTCGATGCCGGCCTGGGCCATCTCGGGGTCAATGCCGGTGCGCAGCTCGCCGGCCTTCGCGCGGAGAATGGCGCGGGCTCGGTCGGCGCGCTCCCTGGTGTAGATTTTGTTCTTGGCGCCGAAGCCGGCTTCGGTGGGCTCGGCCTTAGGCGGGGGCGGTCCTTCCGGCGGCTTCGCAACGGCTTCCGGTCTCGCCTCGGTGGGCGGCCGCGGCGGCTCCGTCGTGACCGGCAGCGGTCCCTTTCCCTGCGCTGGGGCGATGCCGTCGGCGATGTCGCGGGCTTGCGGCGTCTCGGGCGTTGGCGCTGGCCCAGGAAGAGGAGGCGGCGGCTGCGACTGCCCGGCTTGCTCGGTTACTTCGGTTGGCGTCGACGCTTCCGGTGCTTCGCCGTAACGCCGCAGGAACGTCTCCGCCGCTGCTCTGTCCTTGAACTGGAAGCCAGGCACGCCGCCCTCGCCGCGCCAGGAGGAGTAGTAGCCGCCGCCTTCCTTCGCGCCTGCGGCGAGTTCCGTGTACCGCTCCCGCGGCACCTTCTCGCTCATCGTCACCACGTAGAGCGGGTAACCGCCCTTGGTGTGCGCGGTCTCGACCAGGGCCATGTTGCCGGCGCGTGGCGGGGCCGCTGGGCCGGGCGTCTCCGGTTCCGGCACCACGCCGGCGGCCGCTTCGGGATGTTTCGCGCGCCACGCCTGCAGGACGGCTTCCTTGGCGTCGGCGTCGCGCCTGCGCTCGGCCGCGGCTTGGCGCTGGGCCTTCTTGCCGGTCGGCGTCCGCGCCCGCGCTTCAGCCCGGTCATGCTGCGCGGCCTTCGTGCGGTCATAGGCCGCGCTATCCGCCAGCCGCTTCGCCTCCATCGGGTGGCCAGCGTAGACAGGGTCCGGCACAACCTTCGGCGCTTCGCCGACTTCCGGCTCAAACTTGCTGCCGATGGCCGTCTCGCCGCCGTCGGTTCGCACGGTGTAGTGGTAGGACGGCTCAGACCGCTTGCCGCCGAGCATTGCCTGCCAGACGACGCTGGTGGCTTCCTCGATAGTGCCGTGGCGGCCAGCGAGGTGTTCCCCTTCCGGGATAACGACGCGCTCGCCCTCCTTGAATATCAGATTGCCGCGGCTGTCCCTGGCGCGTTCTGGAGCAGCCCCGGCTCGCCCAGCCTCTGCTGCGCCTGCGGGAGCACCTGCTCGCTCTCCTGCGGCAGCGCCAGCGACGGGTTGGCCTGCTCTTTCTTCTCCAGGGCGTTCGCCAGCCCCAGCGCCACTTGGCCGTGGTCCGCGCTCTGCTGGTAGAGGTCCCGGATGTCCTGCGGGAGCGCCGGGTTGTTCTGCGCCGCCCTCGCCTGGGCGTACTGGCGCAGTGCTGTTTGCCTGTTGAACCTCATTCGATATGTCCTCTTCGGGGCGTAGGTTGGCTTCGCCGTAGAGCTGGTCGGCGATGGCTTGCGGGCGCCCGGCTGGTGCGGTCGGCGCCGCTTCCGCCGCCTCGGCCTCCGTCATGGCGTGCGGTTCGACCGCAACGCCGTTCCTGTGGGTGATTTCGACGTCGTTGTGGTCGAATACGACCACGTTGCGGGTCGGTGGCTCGATGGTCAGGTCGGCGCGATGGCGCTCGAGCACTTCGGCGATAGACGGGGCATGCTCCCGCGCTTTGGCTACGGCCTCGTCAATGTTGTCCGACGGTGATTGGCGCTGAAGTTCGCGGACGATAGCGCCGAAGTCAGATGCGCCAAGGCCTTTCTCGGCTGCGGCCGATACGAGCTTCTCGCCCTTCCACTTGACGCGGTCGAAGCTGCCGCGGCTGCCCTGGTCGAGGTAGCGGATGCCTTTGATGCCAGCGGCGTGGAGAGCTGCGGAAGCCTCGGCCGGCATTGTCGCGGCGGCCAGTCTCTTGTAGACGTTCTCGCCAGTCAGCGACGCAGGGGCGAGCTCGCGGAGGAACCGGCCGTCGTCATTCTTTTCGAAAATAGGCGAGACCTTGGCGAGCGTCGCAGTGTCTAGTGGGCGGTCCCAGTCCAAGGCCTCGCCGGGGGTGAACTTGAGGCGAAGGGTAAGAAGATGGCCCTCGGTTTCCTTCGGCTCTTCCCAACCACTGCGGATAAGGTCTGCCGCCGCTGCCCCCGTGCGTTTCACCTCGGCCACCGTTGCGGCCGCCGCGTGCTCATCGAGGGCGGCAGCGGCCGCAGCGCGGTCCCCGCCGTGGTGCGACATGGCGGTAGCCGCTTGCTGCTCTGCCTCTGAAAGCGCCCGCGGAGCCGTAAGGTCGAGACGGTACTGGTTTGCGACGCCGGCTTGCTCAGCTGCGTACAGGACACCCCAACCGTACGCTTGGACGCCCTCGCCGGTCCCGACGTGCCCCGGCTCTACGCGCTCGAAGAAATGCGGCGTCCCGTGGTAGACAATCCAATCGGCAGCCTGTTTCTCGGCTTCCTCGAAGGTGGCCGCCCTGGCGTCCTCGTGGCTGTCGATCTCGGCGGCGACCTGCTCGGCTGGCAGCCTCTCGACAACCTCGTCGTAGATCTGCTCCGGCGCCTTGTCGGCGGAGTTTTCTACGCCAGCGGCTTCGCCGACGCGGGCGGCCAGTTTGTTCGCTGGCGGAAGGGCTTCAACGCGCGCCTTGCGCTCGGCGACTTCCTCGGCTGCTACCGGCTTGCCGCGCGCCAGCAGCTCCTCGGTCTGGATTTCCGCCGCCCGCTTCGCGCCGACGCGCTCCTGGTCCATGATTTGCTGGACGGTGCGGATAGGGGCCGGTGCGGCGGGAGCGCCGGGCTTTGCTTCCCCCTCGGCTGCGGGCTTCGCCGCTGCTGCCTCGCGAGCGACGGCCTCCGGTTTCGGCGCTTCCTCGGCTGGCTTCGGCGCGTAGAGCTGCTCCGTCGCGGCACCAAGCTCGCTGCCGGGGACGCCGGTCACGTACCCATTGCGCTGAAGGTCGCGCTGGCGGTCCACGGCCTCGGCTGGCGTCATGCGAATCTGGCCACCAGCGCCGCCTTCCTCGGGCGGGATGATGCGGCCGCGGGCTAGAAGCTCGGCCTGCTGCGTCCGCTTGGCCTTGGCCAGCCCGACGCCGTCTTGCTGCATGATGTCGGCGATGGTGCGGATAGGCTTCGGCTGTGCCGCGGCGGCATCGATGACGGGCTGCACGTCCACAGGGCGGCCGTCCATTACCTGGGCGATGCCAGCCTGCATGGCAGCGCCGCGGACGACGGGCGATTGCGGCAGGGCGTCGCGCGCGACTTCCCCGGGAACCGCGGGCCGTTCAAGCGCGGCGTCCGCTTCCTCCGACGCCCGGAGCAGTGGCGCAATCGCCATGAGTTCGTCGTACTTTTGCGAGGCGTCGCGGACGCTCAGGTCCTGCTTGCCGGCCCACTTCTGGTCGTAGGCATCCACTGCCGCCCGGTACGCTTGGTATTTGGCGTCGGCGTCAGCCTTCGTTCCCGCTGGCGGGGGGCCTTCTGGCGGCACGGCGGCCGCCTCGGGCGCGGGTCGCTCGGCTGGCGGCGCTGCGCCACGCCGGATTTGCGTCTCGCTGGTGTAGTACGGCGTTCCGTCCTCGTTCACCAGCCAGAACCCGCCGCCTTCCGCTTCTTCGACGCGGGCGCCCTTCAGGTCGGCTGCGCGGATGACGCGCTGCGCCTGGGCTTCGGTGTCGTAGACGCGGCGCACGCGCTCCGGTTCGGCGGCCGCTGCCGTCGGCTCTGCCGGCTGGCGCAGTTCCCGCTCGTCGCGCCAAGCCGCGAACTGGTCCTCCGACATCGTGCCGTCTTCGGCGACAAGACCGTCGCGCTTCAGGGCCTCGATTTCGTGCGGGGCGAAGCCGGCCTCGGCGAGGTCAACGGGCACGCCAGCCTGCTCGGGGGCCTCGAAGCGGGTGCGCAGTGCGTCCTCACGCTCCGCCGTGAAAGCCGTCTCCGGCACAGCGGCGCGCGTTTCCGGCGAGCCGGGCGCCGGCGGCATTGGTGCCGGTTCCGGCTCTCCAAGCGGGCGGCCGAGAATTTTGTTGCGCAGCAGCGGCCACGCTTCCTTGACGGCCCCGATGCCAGCGTGAATCGCGGCGCCAAGAACAGCCTGCTGGAAGACACCATCCAGCGCCTCGCGCATACCGAACTCGTCGCCCTCTTCCTTGGCCATCGCGCCTTGAAGGGCGACGTAGGGAACGGCTTGGACCGCACCAGTCGCGGCGCCAGCAGCGACGCGGGCGGCGGTGCGAGCGCCAAAGCCAGTCAGGCCAGCGGTAGCAAGGCGTTCGAGAATGGCTTCCTCGCCGATGCCTGGCACTACGGCGAGCGCCGCATTCGCCGGGTCGAGCAGGCCGACAGCGAGCTCAATGCCCACGCGCTCCGGCCAGAAGTTGTAGGCCGCCGTGCGTTGGAGGCGGCTGTCAAGCTCGGTCTCGTCCGCCTTCTGCTTGCCAATTACTTGCGCCATGCCGCGGGAAATCGGCTTGTCAGTGATGGAGATCGGCTTCCCGTCTGGGCCGCGCGGCGCGTATTGGTCGTTCGCTACGTCGGGCGGCAGTTCCTCGGCTTGGTGCGGGTCAGGCGGCGGCGGCTCGAAATTCGGCGCCCATCCGGCTTCGGTGCCGGGCATCACCTCGCCGCCAAAGCGGCCGCCAGCGGCAGCGACGCCGATGTCGAACGCGCTGGCGCCGGGCTGCGCACCGCGCTCGGCTGCGCGCCCAAGGATGGATGGCGTCAGGCCGCGAAGCGCTGCCTCGGCAACATTCGCCGCGCCGCCTGCTGCGCCAGCCGCCGGGATGTTCGCATAGTCCTCCGCAGCCGCACTTTCCGGCGGCTCGTAAGGACCCTGCGGAATCTGCCAGTCAGCCATTAGGTAGTTCCCGGTCCGGCCTGCGCGGCTGTGGGTGCCGCCGCAGGAGCGGGGCCGGCGGCGTTGAACGGCACCGCAACCGGGTTGCCCTTCGGGTCACGCACCACGCGGCCGCCGCTGTCCAGCAGCCACAGCGCGTCGGCCTTCGGCGATGTAATCCACGTCGGGTTCGCCTGCAGGTTGGCGATGTAGTCGGAGGCGGCCGGCGCAGTCGGGTTGAGCCGGCGCGCCTCGGGCGTCTCCTCGGTGCGGAATTCCGGCGGGACGGCAATCGTCGTCGGCGACAGGTTCGTCAGCATCTGTCCAGCATTGCCCATCACGGCGTCATACTTGTCCGCAGGCACGCGGGCACCCCCGTTCGCGATGAAGCGGAATTTGCTGGTGAAAGCCTCAACGGCGTGCGTGCCGGGCGCAGCGTCGTTGTTATAGTACTTCAGGCCATAGGCCAACGTCTCCACGGCGCTCCGCATGGACTCCACCTGCGCTAGCGTCGCTCCGCTCCCTCGCCACGAAGCCTCGAGTTGCTTCATGCCGTCAGCGCCGCGAACATCGTCCCGGATCTCAGCCGCGACGGGTCTGCCGCCCACAGGCTTCGGGAAGATGTCGTCCCACGCCTTGCCGCTTTTCTGCTGCTCGCCAGCGGCACGGGCCAGGACAGCGGCCATCTTCGGGTCGTCAAGTGCCACGACGCCCTGGTACTCCGCTGGCAGCTTGCCCAGCGTCACCATGTCGCCGAAGACATGCGTCCAGGCGTCGCCCCATTGCTTCTCAAGGCCGTCGAGCGTGGCTTTGGCGTCGCCACCGGGCTGCATCACCTGCTGGGTGAATGTGTCGGCCTGGGCCTTTGTCAGGACGTGCTGCGCCTCGGGGCGCACGCCGAGATGCTCCTGGATGGCGAGCTGCGTCCTGGCGTATTGGTCGAAGCTCGCCGGGTTCTTCGGGTCCATCACCTTCGCTGCGGCGGCCACGGTCGGCTCGCCGAGCGTGTAGCTCGCCGGGTCCTGGCGAAGCTGCTCCTGCCGGGCCTGGATAAGCTGGATGGCGCGGGCCGCGATTTGCGTCCGCATGCCGAACAGCTCCGCCGGCTCCGTCACGCCGGGCTGCCCAGGCTCAGCGGTCGTCACCGTGCCGCCCGTCGCCTTCCCGAGCCGGGCGCGAATAGTGTCCGAAATCGTCCCGCTGCCCGTCGTCAAGTCCGTCACCGCTTCGCCCAACTGCTCAGGGCTGGCGTACTTCAGGCCGCTCAGGATGGTGCCGGCCGCCTGCGAAACGCCGAGCGTCGCGATGTAGCGGTCGGCCACGTCCGGCGGGAACACGGCTCGGATGCGGTCCTCGGGGATGGTGATCTGCACGCCGGCCTCGGCCGCCTTTGACAGGTCGCCGAACTGCTTCTCAAGGTTCGTGCGTTCGGTCGCCGTCGCCATCTCGATACGGCTGCGGGTCTGCGCAAGCTTCGACAGCGTGATCGTGCGAAGCTCCGGGTCGCCAGCAGTGCGATTCAGTACGTCCTGCTCGAGCTTCGACCAATCCGGCATGTGCCAGCCGGATGGCGCGGCTTGGCCCTCGCCGCCGCCCCCAACGCGGCGCAGCACGTCACCGACATAGCTGGACGTGGACTTCCCGGTTGGGTCCTTGAGGTCCTGCTTCCACGGCGTCGGGCTGCCGGCTGGGGCCACATTGTCTGGGCCCGAGAAGTAAGCTACGGCCACGCGCGCCGGGTCGCCATCGTAGCGCTTCGTATAGTCGGCGGCAATGCGGGCGCCAACGATGGCGTTGTCCGTCGGGTCGTCGATGCGCTCGCCGGGCTTCGCATATTGCTGGAACGTCGCCGGCTGGATTTGGTGGCCGCCGGTTGCTCCGGTGACGCTCGTCCGCGCCGTCGCCGCGCCGCCGCTCTCCTGGCTCCACAGCGCCTTGTCCATCTGGTCGGCGGACACCGGAGGGCCGGTCCAGGTCGTGCCGCCCTCTGTGTAGCCGAGGCCCCGCATGGATTGGCCGAGGGCGGCATCGCCCTCGGCATCCTTCACTGCGGGATGCAGCATTCGCGCGATGGCGTCCGCCGAATTGGCGTCGAGCTGGCCGCGAACGCTATTGTAGAGCGTCAGAGCGGCCTGCGCGCCCCCGCCTTGCGCTTCCGGTGCCAGCATTTTCGCTTGGATGATCTGTGACCAATATTTGCCGAGCTCGGCAGAGACATCAGCCTGGGCCTCCTCGGTTGTCTTGTTCAACCGGAGCGCGTTCATCTCGGCGTGGGCACGCACCTGTAGAGCGTTCTTAGCGAGAAGCACGCCGTCATTCTGCATGAATACGGATTGGTCGGTGATGTTCTTGTTCGCCGCAGTGTTGGTCTCAATATATGAGCGGTCGAGTTCGGTCGCCGCATGAACGCTGGCGCTCGTCTCGATACGCTGCCGCAGGAAGCGGGCGTTCTGCATGTAGGCGTTCTGCGTCGCGATGCCGCCGCCGATTTGTTTCGCGCCCGCGTCGATGGTGTCCTGCACGTCCTTGATGAACGGGTCGTATCCCTCGTGGGCGGCTTGGCCCTTCAGCGACAGGTAGGCAGCGTACTTCTTGTCGATGGCGGGCCCGACTTGGTTGAACAGCACGCTCTGCAGGTTGCGGGTGTTGATGTCGTCCTGCATCTGCACGGCGACTTGCGCCAGTTTCCCGCCGGCTTGCTCCTCCGCGCCTCCGAGCTTCTCCTCTGCGGCGCCAATGCCGCCACCGAACATCGCCGGAGTGACGTTCTCCGAGATGTAGGGCGTCCCCTGGGTAGTCGGGGCAACGTCCGGGACGGGCGTGTACGGCGGCCGAGCCACTTACGGTGCGCCCATGATTCCAGCGCCGGAGAAGTCCTGCGCCGGACCGCCGTTAACACGTTGCCATTGGGCGTACTGAGAGCTGACGCCGGCCGCACCACTCAAGAGCGATGCCGCAGCACCAAGTGCGCCGGTCGTCGGCGCCTGTGCCGCCTCGGCCTCGTACGCCTGCTGCTGCCCGGTGAACTGAAGCTGCTGCGTCTGGTAGCCGTAGGCGGTTTTTGCCGCGTTGCTTCGGATAGTCAGCGCGTTGAGTTCACCCAGCTCGGCAGCGCTGGAACGCACATCGAGGGCCGACCCGGTGTTCACGTCGATGTTGCTGGCCGCCTGGGCGGCCTTGATGGCACCGACTTGCCCTTTCGTCTTCAAGCCAGCTTGCTCGACTTGCGCTTCCCCAGCGGCTCCCGCAAGAGCCGCGTTCTGGCTCGCGAGCGTAGCGTTCTGGGCCGCCACCTGGGCTTGGTAGCTGGCCATCGCGCCAGTGGCTGCTGCGGAGCGTTCAGCGCCGATGGCGCCGGTGACGCCGCCAAGCGCGGAGGCTGCCATTCCGACGTCAGCGAGAATGCTGGTCGCGCCAATACCGGAGCCGGCGGCCGACGCTGCGGCAAGAGCAGCGGGAATGCTAGCTGTGGCCAACGGCCGCCTCCCTGCCAATCAATCCGGCACGCGCAAGGCGCCAGAGTTCGGCCTTCGCCGCCGCCTTGAAGCGGTCAACAGCCTCCTTATGCCGCTGATAGTAAAGGATGAACGATGTGATGTCCTTCTGGACATTGCGCTGCCGCATGTTCTCCCAGCGGTCCTTCGGCAGCTTGAGCGGCAAGCAGTGCTCAAAAACGGCGGCGCAGGCATCCCTGCGGTCGAGGTCGGCGTAGTCCACCACGAGCACGCCCGGCTGCACGGCGAGTTCGTCCAGCGCGCGGCGCTGGCGCTGCATCAGCGCTCGCAGCGTCGGTTCATCGTACGTCGCCACGCCACGGAGGTCGGCGCGCATCATCGAAGCCACGACGTCGTCCACGGGCCGGCGAACCACCACGCGCTGCAGCTCAGGGACGTGGTAGCCGAACAGCCGCCAGCCCAGCGCGCACGCGGTTTCCGCCACGCCGGTCCGCGGCAGCCGCAGGAACCACGCCATCTGCTCGATGGAGCGTGCCCGAATGGCCGTCTCGTGGTGGCACTGCCAGCCGCCGTACGTCAGGAAGGCCGACAGCCAAGCCGTCCGGGAACGCGGCAGGGCGAATATCATGAACGGCGCCATCAGTGCCTTACCATTCGATATTCCCGGAATAACGTGCGACTCGGACCGAATGCAAATGGTTCGCCAACCGTGAAGCCGAGCACCTCCAGGAGGCGGACGGCCTTGTGGTAGTCTGCCGAGACGCGGCCGCGAAGTTCGGGGAAGATCGTCAGCATCACCCGCACCGCGCTGCGGGCCTCGGCCAGGAAGGCGATCTTCGCCCGCTCAATCGGTGGAGCGGTGAGCAGCCAAAGCTCGCCGACGCGGCCGAGCGGGCAGCCGCCAACGCCGCCGACCGCCGCGATCTCGCCATCCACCACCATCGTGCTGGCCAGCACCGAGTTCCGCCAGGAGCGCCACAGCGCCCGCCGTGGGCTGATGCCAGCCGCCTCTATCTCCGCAGCGTCGCCGACACGGAGGCGGTCGGCGAGGGCCGAGATGTCGCAGGCGAGCGTGGGGCGGATGGCGTAGGAAGCCATCAATCGGCTGCCAGTTTCAAGACCGCAGCCCCTTGCCTGTCTCTCCTGTCGAGGACGCGCCGGAACACATCGAGGACGAGGTCGTCCCCGTAGTTCGCGAGCGCTCTGTTCAGAATCCAAATGACCAGGCGGCAGTTGCTCTGCGTGTACGGACCGCCGGGATTGATGCGGTCGATTGAGGGAGAGAACGGCGACCACCGGCCTTCTCGGCGGAATTCGAGGCCAGACATTTCACAGGTCCCACGCGCAAGACGTTCGTTCATCCACGCTTCGGTGAGGTCACAGTCTATTCCGGCCTTCCGCGAGCGCTTCTGGACAGCGCGTAGGATATTCCTGCCCCAGTGACGGCTGTAGCTGCGGTTGCAGATGCGCTTGAAAAAATCTGGATCCTCGGCCAGCTTCTTGGCCTCGTACGCCTCCCGCTTAGCCTTTCCTTCTGGTGATGCGTTCCGGGCGCGCGCGTACTCTGCTCGCTCTTCCTTGTGCTGGGCCGCCCACTTTCGATTCCTCTCTCGAATCGCATCTGCATTCTTCTCGCGGCTTCGCTTGCTGTACTCCCGCGTCCTCTCGGGACGCTCGCGCGCCCAGCGGGCGTTTGACTCGCGGCGCTTGTTCCCAGGCTCATGATAAAGCTCGCGGCGGCGCGCTTTCTGAGCTTCCGTGCGCGGTCGGCTAATTCGCGGAGTCGCCATTCTGTTACTCGCTGTCAACGTCGTCCCCGAGCCTAATCGAGGTCACAATCGAAAGCAAGTTCAAGGGGATAGGGGCGGTCTGTTGGACGGCGATCTGACCACCCGGCTGATTCCAGGCATCAACGACATCACTAAAAACGTCTCCGCTAAAAAGTTCGAAGGGTTGCTGCGGGCTGAGGCTGTTCGGCGGCTGCTGGAGGCCGGAGAGGTTGGTCCAGGGCACGTTCACTTGGCCCGGCTGCGTCGCGGCATCTGGCTGGTTGGCGCCAATCTCGAACGGGAAGCCGCTGCCGGCCAGCCGCACCACGGCGCTGTCGATGAGCTTGCGGCGCCCCTGGACGGTCGCCGGGCCTGGGATGTCGAGATAGAGCGTCTGGAGCTGGCAGGTGAAGCCGAGGCCGACGACAACCTGCGAGGCTGGCTGCGGCAGACTCACAGTGCCGTTCACCACCTTCTGCGGCGCTACCACTACGCCATCAGCAAGGATGGAGACCTGATTTCCCTCGAGGTGATTGAGGCCATAGACCGTCAGCACCGGGGCAGTGATGGTCCAGCCGCCAGCTCCTACGGGCACGGCGGTGTTCAGCGGGTCGTTCGGGATGGACGGCGCGGCGTCGCGCGTCACCTCGGCGATGAGGGTGGTCGAGTTCACGAACTGCTGCACGGTCATCGTCCGGCCGTTCATGCGGATGACATCGCCCGGTTCGCCCTGGCCTGGGGCGTTGGCGAAGACGGGCGCGGAGGCGGTCACTGTCGTCAACGGCACCGAGTAGATTTCCACCGCGGCGTTCCCGCCCGCCCCCGTCGGGTCGATGATGTTGAACGCCGGGGTCGAGTAGCCGTTGATGTTCCCCCCGATGGCCGCCGTGGTGACGATTCCGCCGCTCACGGTCACGGCCGCGATGCACCCGGAGCCAGTGCCGCTGGTGTCCAGCACTTCCGCGTAGGTTCCGGCCGAGTAGTTGGATCCTCCGTAAAGCACATGCCCAGGCTGGCCGCCCAACTGAAGCGTGAGAACGCCGGAAGCCGAGGACACCGTGAGCGTGGCATTCGGCGAGTTCTGCGGCAGCGACAGCCCGGCGTCCACGCACCATGCGTCCTCCTGGTCGAGCCAAAGGCGGTTGTCCATGCGCTCCTGGAAGTAAGCCCACACCGGGTTGCCGTTGTTCTGGATGAGCCGCTGGACGATGAAGTAAGGGGCGTTCACCGGCGGCTCGGACACCACGGCAACGGACTGGAACAACCCGTTGGTGTCATGGCGCGTCCAGGCATAAACGTCCTGTTCCTTGAGGTACGTCAGGCAGAGCAGGGTGCCGTCGTTTCTGACAGCCCAGATGAGCTTGTTCGGCTCCTCCGCCCAGCCCCACTGCACGATGGTGAAGCCGTCGAACAGATGGTTCGACAGCACCGTCATGTCCGTGCCGGTGTAGATGTTGACGAAGAAGTTGTAGCTCAAGTCTCTGACGATGCTGCCCTTTTCCTGGACGTAGATGATGTCGTAGTTGATGGGAATCGGGGGCACCGTCGGCGAGCAGCCGTTGTACGCCTGCGGGTTCGCCACCTGGTCGGCCGGGGTAATCGCAGCAGAGGTCGCCAACCCGGAGCCGGCGCCGGACACCTGCCACGCGCCGAGGCCAGTGAAGATGACGAGGCCGCCCGGCATGTTCAGCATCCACAACACGCCGTTGACCTGCTGGCTCCAGGGCGTGCCGATGATGGCGTCGGAATCCACCACGGGGTCCGACACGTCCATGTTCGTGAACGCGCCCGGCTGGCTCATGTAGTAGGTTTCGGGGTTGTTCAGCGTGGCGGCATAGACGCGCCGCTGCTGGAAATAGGAGACGACGGACGGGAACGTGCCCGTCGCCGGCCCAATGCTGGTCGTCGCCGAGGCCCCGCTTCCCGAGCCGGTCCCGTCGCTGATGACGACGGCCTCGCCGCCCGTGTAGCCGGCGCCTGCGGTGTCAACGACAATCCACGCAATCTCACCGAACAGCGCGCCCCCGACGCCGATCACAACGGGCGTGAGGGCGGCATTCTGGCCGATGGGGCTTGTCACTGTTGCTGTCGTCGCCGTGATGCTGTAGCTCGCATTGCCCGTTGAGGTCACCGCCACCGCCGTCACCGAGGACGTGGCGAATGGGTTGCTGTGCAGCGGCGGTCCCGTCGAGAAGTCCGGCGTCACGTTGGTGTCGGCGAAGGAAGGCCCGAAGGCGGTCCCGATGTAACCGAACAGGATGCCGGCCGACGGCGGCGCACCGTAGGTCGCCGGCCCACCATAGAAGTTGTAGGAACCGGCATTCGCCACCGTGGCGAGGTTCACCGTGATGGTGCCGGCCTGCGTCGAGATGTCCACCGACGCCGCGATGGCCACCGGGGAGGCAATGCTTTCCTCCCCCGTCGAGGCATCAATCGCCGTGCCGCAGAAGGAGTAGTAGAAACTCGGCGTCCCCGCCGACGTGTTCACCACGTAGCTGATGGAGGCCGGCGGCCCGATGGAGGCCACGAACGAAGTCGTCGTCAGCGTCCAGTTCGAGTCCGTGATGCGGGCGAGGTCCATCGGCGGGTATTCGGCCTGCGTCGCCTGGTTAACGCACGTCAGGGACATTACGTCCGCAGACTGAGCCCACTTCAGGTCGGGAAGGTCCGCAGCCGCGTAGGGCGTGGCGAGCGTGTAGATGCGCTCGGCTGTCCCGCCCGAGGTGTATGGGCCTTGACCGAGCGTGCTCACCGTCGTCCCGTCGAGCACGTCAACGAGGGTGAACGTGTTCGTCGTCGTGTTCGACACCTCGAAGGAGCGGTTGTTGAGCTGCGGAATCCCGCCGATGCCCTGAAGGAACACCTCGTCGCCATTCACGTAGCCGTGGGCAACGTCGGTCACCACCGACGGGCTGGCCGACGTCACGTTGGTGATGGTCGAAGCGCTCTCGGTGACATAGCCGCCGTTGATGACGAAGCGGAAATAGTTGTCGCCGGCCTCGATGACGATGCCCTGAGTAACACTGAAGTTGAAACTGATGTCGCGCGGCGGCGCAACAGTCAAGGCCGCGCCTTTATTGCCCTGCTTACACTGGCCGACGTAGAGTGTTCCTGCGCGAGACAGGGCGCCGCCGCGATATGACGCGAAAAAATTTCGCAGCGTGGAACAACCATGAGCGTACTTGGCAAGGTCCGTGCGCCCGTAGAGCTGGGGCGAGAGCTCGCCGGCATTCAGCGCAGAGCGGAGAGTGGGGAGGCTCACGCCGCTTGCCTCATCGTCGCGCTTCCGGCATAAATCGCCGCATGGCCGCTATCGAAATCATCCACGGCGATTGCCTCGCCATCCTGCCGACGCTGCCGGCGGACAGCTTCCACGCCATCGTGACCGACCCTCCCTACGGCTTGGAGTTTATGGGCCGGGCTTGGGATTCGTTCTCTGACGCGCCGCGCGCCGTGCCTGGAACCGGCGGCCGACAGGCGCCGTTTGCCGTCCACTCGACCGCGAACTGGCAGACAGGCGCTGGCTTCTCCAAACCGGGCATCGGTGAGCGCGAGACGCCCTGGCCGTCCTTCACTGGCAGCAACGATGAGTTCGGTGGCGCAAACCCGACATGCGCCACCTGCGGCGGCCGAGCGAGGGGCAAGCGGAAGTGTGCTTGTGCCGAACCTGATTGGCGCGTGAAGGGCGCGGCTCCCGACCGCAACTACGGGCGACAGCGCCAGATGCAGAATTTCCAGGCGTTCAACGAGGCGTGGGCACGCGAAGGTCTGCGCGTCCTCAAGCCCGGCGCCCACATGCTCGCCTTCGGCGGCACGCGCACCTATCACCGGCTCGCCTGCGCCATCGAGGACGCCGGGTTCGAGATACGTGACGCGATCATGTGGCACTACGGCTCGGGCTTCCCGAAATCGCATGATGTCGAACGGTCGATTGCGAAATGCACATGCCAGATGCCGGGCCGGCATTTTGGTCGCGGTTTGCCGCCGCCAGATGAGCGGCAGCCCGAGGACCACATCTGCCATGTGACTCCGGAGTCGGAGCCGTGGGGCGCCTTCGGCACTGCGCTCAAGCCGGCGACCGAGATTATCTGCGTGGCGCGCAAGCCGCTCGTCGGCACAGTCGCGGCGAACGTGCTGGCGCACGGATGCGGGGCGTTGAATGTTGACGGGTGCCGCGTGCCAATCGACGCCGACGCCGACGCGTCGCAGCTCAGGACGATGCAGCGTGGCCAGCGCATTGACGATACCAACGGCCAGACGTGGGGCCTGTCGAAGCTCGCCGCCGACGAGCCGCAAGTGGTGCGCCCAGATGGCCGCTGGCCCGCCAACCTCATCCACGATGGCAGCGATGAAGTGCTGGCGCTGTTCCCCGAGAGCGACGGTTGCCAGCCGCACGCTGTGAACTCGCGGAACGAGCAATACGACGGCTGGGGCACAATCACCAACAAGCACGGCGAGACAATCGGATACGAGGGCGCCGGCTCCGCAGCGCGGTTCTTCTATACTGCCAAGGCCGACAAGCAGGACCGCCTCGGCTCGAAGCATCCCACCGTCAAGCCCGTGGACCTGATGCGCTACCTCGTCCGTCTCATCACGCCGCCCGGCGGCCGCGTCCTGGACCCATTTGCTGGCAGCGGCACCACTGGCATGGCCGCGCTCGCGGAGGGATTCGACTGCACGCTCATCGAGCGCGAGGCCGAGGCCGTCGCGGATTGCCGCCGCCGGGTCGCCCACGTTCGCGGGGATGACACGCCGCTGTTCGCTGGGCCGGAGTGAATCTTTCATCAGTACCGCAGACCGCAGGGATACGTGACGCTGTCCCAGCCGCCGTAGCCGCCATATTGGCCCACCGGCCCGGCATTCCAGGCGTTGTTGTATCCGCTCGTGAAGCGCGCGCGCAGCCAGTCCGGCGAGTGGTCGATCGACGGAATCCCTTCCGCCCCGTTGGCGACGCGGGCTTGGTCGAGGATGGAGGAGCAGGTGGCGACTTGGGCGTTGTATTGGGCCTGGTTTCTGGCCAGCGCGTTGATGAAATAGGCAGCCAGGTAGGCGGTCTCGGCGTCGAGGAACAGTTTGTCCCAGGTATCTGGAATCATCGAAAGGTCGCGGGTATAGACGAGCTGAGCATTCGGTAGGTTGCACAGCAGCACGCGAATCGGATTATTGTTTGCATCTACGTCCGTCCCCGGAATGAACGGAATGCCAGTCGGCACCGGGGGCACGCGAGCGATGTTCGTCGGCGTGGTCGTCAGCGGAGTGCCTGGCGGTGCCACAGGGATGGTCGGCAGCACGAAGCGGGCCTTCAGACAATCTGGTGGATACAAATAACTGAAGAGCCAAGGCTGTGGCGGCGGATTGCTGCTGGCGACGCCGTTGGTGATGGCCTCTTTCCAGACGGTGAGCGTGATCTGCGCTCGTGCGAAGTCCCAATTAGCCGCCCTCAAAAGCGCTTGGGTTTTTGGCAAGTAGAACGTGCGGGCAATGATGGCCTGCGCGCTCGTGTCATTCGTCAGGCTATTCACGAAAACGCGACTGCCTTGTTCCGCGAGCGCGACGTTTATTACGTCCGTTGGAGTCACGCAGCATTCTCCTTTCGCTTAGCGCGGTCGAGATACGCTGCCGCAGCACGCAGCAACTCGGCGTCATCGCGAAGAAGTCCGATTCCCGTGTTGCAGCCGCTGCACAGAATTCCTCTGTTCGCACCAGTCATGTGGTCGTGGTCAACGTGACACTGGCGAGTAGCGACCGAAAGCGGCTGCTGGCAAATCGCGCAGCAGCCCCCTTGTTCGGCGAGCCACGCCGCGATTTCGTGCACGCTCATGCCGTACCTGCGCTTACGCGCTGAATCAACCGAGCGCTTGCTCGCCAAGGCGCGGTTGTCGCCCTTATCGCGCCAGCGTGTCATCGCCTCTCTGTTGCAATCCTTGCAGCGATAGGCGTAGCCAGTCGGAGACTCGGTCAGGCGAGGGAAATCTGACAAGGCCTTCTCGACACGACATACGGTGCAGACCCGCCGTCCTGTGCGAAAGAGCGCGTGGGCGGCGGCCCTTTTTGCTACGTTCTCCGGCTTTGCTCGGCTTATTCGAGGCTGCCCAGCGCGCCACATGCGCATGCACTCGGCTACGCATGCCTTGCACCGCGACGAGTGCCCGAGCGCGCCGTCCTTGGCCGGCGAAAATTCTGTCAACGATCTCCAGACACCGCAGCGCGAGCAGGCGCGCTTGCCGTCAACGAGAACGACGAATGGCCTCGCCATGGTCGGACGCTCCGAGATGAATGTGAGCGTCATTATAGCGCACAAGCCATTGAAACGCCATCGCTTTCAGCCCTGCGCGGGCGCTGGACCGCTGCCGGTATCTGTCCGCAGCGCCATCATGAGGCCCCCGTGAGCGCGAAGATGGAGAAGTTGGCGTTGTAGACCGTGACCTGGCTCCCGCCCTGCGTGGTGTCCTCGACGCGGAGGTCGTACCTGTCGCCGACAACGGCGCCATCTATGCCCACGATCGTGCTGGAGACGGCCTTGTTGGCCGTCAGGACATCCGTGGCCACGATGTGGTCCGGGATGGGGCTGTTGTTCTTGAAGATGCCGAACCGGATGCCGTCGGTGTTGTTGCAGGACCAATTCACCATGCACAGCGTCACGAAGGTGCCGGCGATGTTGACGAGAACGGAACCCGTGGCGAGGCTCGTCACCGCGTTGACCGGCGCCTGGTCCTGCGTCCAGCCGGCCGTCCATTGGTAATACGCGCTCGCCGTGGTCATCGTCAGCGAAGCGGTGTTCCCGTTGACGGTGATTTCGGCGAAGGCGAGCGTACCGGCGAGCTTGCCGGCCGTCGCCTGCACTGTGGTCGCGGAAGGCTCGCCAGCCGCTGAAACCGGCACGATGGTGATCAGGTCCTGCGGCTGCACATCGTACGCCATGGCTACCGCCCATCGGTTTCCATGGTTGGGCGCGCCTCTGCGACGTACTGCGCGAGACCGGCGTCCCAGACGAGGACGGTCCCGTCGGGCGCGGTGATGCGGAGCAGGTTGCCCGTTGGCTCGGGGCCAAGCGGGATCTCCGGTTCCGTCGCCGGCACGGGCGCGGCCTTATCGAACGCGAAGTAGACGACGTTGGATGGCTCGTCTGGTTTCGGCTCTGCGGCAGCGCGCTGCGGACGCAGGCTTTCCTCCTCGAGGGCGCGAATCTGCGCCTCGGAACTCTTTACGTACTGCGTGACGAAGCTCGGCGTGTTACGGAGCGTCTCGTCGCGGGCCGGTTGCGCTGCGGCGAGCACGGCAGGCGCCGCGGCCTCATCCTCGGCCCAGACATCGACCATGTGCGCGCCAGGAACGACCTTGTCGCTGCACAGCACCTCGTCGCCGGCCTCGATGAGGCGGCCGTCGTGGAAGCCGCGCTTCGTCCAGCGGTAGAGCCTCACTGGCCGGTCTCCATCATCGCTCGGACGTGCCCGACCGGAGACAAAACGAAACCGCCGAGGCGCTCGGCGCCGTACCCAGCCGCGATTAGCTCGGCCTTCATCTCGGCTGTCATTACCGGCTGAAGCAGCTTGTTCACACCCATCTGACGCAGCGCGGCGGTCGTGGCGTCGGAAAGCGGCGTCTGGAGCTTCTGGCGGCTCGCCGGGGCGAGGCGGTCAACGATGAGGGCCGACAGCGCGGAAGGCATTACTCCTCCTCGCCGTCGGGCGCTTCCTCAGTGGTCTCGTCCTCGATACTCAGGTCCGTGATTGCGAGTTCCAGGCATTCCTCGCGGCCGGCACCCGTCGCGTTCTGCTTGATGCCCGTCACTTTGGCGAGGCCGGAGATATGGATGGTGTCGCCGATGGCCACGTCCTCGTCGAGCTCGATGTTGAGCTTGTCGAGCTCCGTTTCGGTAAGCCGGATGCAGAGGCCGTAGGGGACGTCAGGCATGGACGAGAGGGCCGGGGGCATCTCGTTTTTCAGCCGCTCCTGCGCCTTCTCGGCGTCAGAACGCTCCATCGAAACCATTTTCCTAAAGGACATCAGCTCACCCCGTCGTGCGAAATGAGATAGGCCTTCGCCGCGTCAAGGAGCGCGACGCTGTCCTGAAGTGCACCGAGGCCGGAGTTGCACTGGCGACAAAGGATGCCGCGGACCTTTCCCGTCCGGTGGCTGTGATCAACGCATGTGTGGCGCGAGGAGCGCTCAAGGTTGCCTTTGCATACCGCGCATCTGCCGCCCTGGGCATCAAACAGGGCATGGAAGGCATCTGGCGTAATGCCGTACTTCGCTGTGCGGCGCTTCAACTGGTTGCGTTCAGCATTCTGCTCATTAGCTTCTGCCGTCCGCGCGGCCGCACAAGGCTTGCATACGTTCAGCCTGCCGAACTTGAAGCCCGCTGACTTGTGATAGTCGGTGAGCGGCTTTTCGATGCGGCACCGGGTGCAAACCCTGGCTAGCCCGGCAATCTCCGGGGCCTCATCGTCGTGCGTCTCGTACCGGTTGTAACCAGGCCGCGCGGCTCGGCGGTCTTTGCCATATTTCGCCTCGCACAATCGGCACCACGAACGTAGTCCGCTCTTCGTCCCGGAGGAGCGCGCGAATACCGCGACCGGTAACTCGACGCGGCAATGGCCGCAGACCTTCGTCTGCGCGGGGAATTCCAGGACCTGGGCGGTAGCTTGCGACATGCGCGAAACTATCCTAATTTGGCAAGGACGTCAACGCCTTAGCTGGCGTCAGCCGTTCTTCTCGCGCGGTGGCTCGGTGCCGCCCTTGCCCTCGGGCTTCTCGGTGATGCCTCCGGTCGGGCCCGTGCCGCTCTCGCCGCCGAAGTGGCGCTCGTGCATTTCGCGATGCTCGCCCTCGTGACGGGTGTGCATCCGCTGCAGCTCCTTGTGGTGGCGCTCGGCCATCGCCTGGTGCGTCTCGTGGTGGTGGCCAGCCTCGCGCATGGAATGCTCGTGCTGGTGGCGCACGTGCATTTCGTGCCGCTCGTGCGCATGACGGGCGTGCATCTGGTTGCGCTCGTGGGCGTGGTGGTGGGTCTCAACCCCAGCGGTTCCGGCCATCACATCTCCTTTGGCGTTGCCGCCTTCCTTCATGGTTCCTTCGGCCCGCGGCGGCTTCGCGGCAGCGGCCGCGGCCTCAGCCTCGTGGCCGGACTTGTTGGTGTCGCCCTCGCCAGCGACGGCCTTTTCCTTGATGCGCGGCGACTTGCCGTAGAGCTTGCCGGCGCCCTTCTTCGTCTTCTCTTCGGCCATCAGTCCCTCCCAACCGTCTTCGGACGGTAGAGCTTCGAGGCCCGCGACTTCTCTTTGCTGCCGCCGATGGGCGGCTCCCCGAGCTCTTTCGCGCGCTTGTTGATCCACGCGCGGGCGGGCCCGGGATTCTTGGCGCGCCCGATATCGTGCTTGGCATTCGCGAGGTCGGAGGCGTTCCTGATGGGGAAGCGGCCGCCAGGCATCGACTCGCCCTTGGACTCCGCCTCGCGACGGGCATTCGCGCTCACGCTGCCGGATTCGGTCCGGAAGGAGTGCGTGCCCTCACCCAGACCGTGGGAGTGCTTCTTCACGACGGTGCTCAGCTTGCGCTTCTCAGCCACGGGCGATGCCTTTCGCCTTGTAGAGACGCGATGCGCGGGACTTCGCTGGCTTCGGCGCCTTGGCCGGCAGCTTGCCGCCCTGGTCCGCGGCCATGAACTCCTTGCCGACGGACGGCGGGATTCCGAGCTTGGACTTCCCTTCCATCGCGCTGGCCATCGCGGCTCGCTGTGCGGTTGACACCGGAGGCATCAGTTCATCGCATCCACGGTCATGAGGTTGAACGTGCTCGAGGTCGTCGCCGCCGTGTTGTTGCACGTCACGGAGATGTACAGGGCCGACGTGGTCGTGCCCGTCGTGACGGACGGCGCCGTCATGCCGGAATGCGCCGATCCGGCGATGGCGCCGTTCGACGTGACGATCTGCCCCGGGCCGCCCGTGTTGAAGACGTTCCCGGACACGTACCAGCCGCCGCTGTTGCTCGTTGTCGTTCCGGTGTCGGCCATGACGGTGCCGCCGGAGATGGTGGCCCCGGCGGTCTGTGCATTCGGCGAGAAGAACATCTTCACGCGCTTCGCGGTCGCGTCGGCCGAAAAGCTGCCCCAAGCCTGGGCCGTGATCATCCGGTTCGTGATATCCAGCGAGTTGGCGGGGATGACGTAGACGGCCACCACGATATCGGCGCCGATGAAGGCGGGATTGATGCCCGTAGTGCCCTGGCGGAAGATGTTGCCCGCAGCGCTGGCGACAGCGGCGCCGGAGCCGAACTGCGCGCCCTCCGTGTTCGGGTTCGTGCCGCCGTTGGCGTAGTCGGCCCCGGTGAATACCCACTTTGCGGCCCCGACGGCATTGTCGTGGCATGTCCACCAGCGCAGCGCGCCGGCAGACGTATTGCACCACTGGGAGCCGACCTGGTAGTTCTGGGTGCTGTCGTTGGCGGTCGTCGGGTCCGTCGTCTGGTTAAAGGTGTCCAGGACGAGAACCTCAGCCGCGGTGGGCTGCGTGCCCGCCGACTGCGGATAGACGATCCTTGCCTGGCCGAGAAGCGCCATTCAATCCGTCCTCAGGCCACCCGGCGCTCGCCGGCGGATGGCGACAGCTCGCCTTCACGCGGTGCGCGCGGTGCGGCGGTCGGCCGGTTTGCTTCGGGCCCAGTCTGCGGTGCGGCAGGCACGGCCATGGCCTTGCGCTGCTTCGGCTGGCCGCGGCGCTCGGCGGCTTGCGCCTCCGGCAGGTGCGGCATCGCCGGCACGTTGTTCAGTGGCACCGGCATCTTGATTTCCTGCGGGGCCGCATTGGCCAGCGCCTTGGCGTCTTCCAGAGCGCGGTCGAGAAGCACGCCGCGGTCGGTCATCAGGCCGAGGAATTCGCGGCCGCGAAGGGCGGCGACGTTGCGGGCGCCGATGGAGAGGCGCTGGAGATGAACCCCCATGGCGCGCTTCGCCGGCTCGTTCTGCGGCACCATCGACGTGTCAGGCTCCTCGGTGTAGTCGAGGGTCATGCCGGCCGGGAAGTAGGTGTTGTCGAGGAAAACCGGCTCGTTGAGGAAGTAACGCGGGAGTTCGCCCTGAGGAACGGCGGCAGTGCGCTGCTCCAGCGCGGCGAGGCGCTGGCGGAGATCCTCGTTCTCGCGAGCGAGGAGTTGCGTCTCGGTGTCCTTCGAGTGCTGCGTCACAAAGCTCGGCGTGTTGCGGGCCGTCTCGTCGCGCTGGTCTGCGGTCATGTTCAAGGCCATGGGTCAGATACCTCAGGAGACCGAGAACCCGGCCGCGTATTGGCCGAGTGTGCCAGCGCTTTCCTCGGCGGCAAGGACGATGCCGGCCAGGACGGTGCCCGTTGACAGGCCGGCCGTGCCCGCGTTCGCCGAGAGAACCATGTTGAGCTGATAGTAGAGCGGAAGCGCCACGAGCTGCGCCGAGCTCGATGCCGAGCTTACGGGCCGCGACGGGACATCGAAGGTGTACTGCGTGCCCGCTCCCCAGCTCGCCGTGGTGGACGCCCCGGTCTCGTAGTAGGTCGTCCAGTGGCTGGAGTCCGTCGAGCCCTGGAACTGGACGTTGACGGCGAGGGTAGCCGACGAGGACGTGAACGCAGTCCCGACGACCATCCGAACCTGCGGGATTTCCTGGCCCGGGCCGATGCCGAGGTCGCGGGCATTGCCAAGGTTGATGACAGTGCTCGCCGAGCTCGTGGCGAGGCCCACCATCGTGGCGAACTCGCCCGACGTGAAGGCATAGGTGCCGCTATTGTGCCAGAAGAGCAGCGTGCTGTCGAAAAGTGCCATGGGGTGTTCTCTCTCGCTACTCGGCGTTCAGGACAGGGTGCTCTCGGTGGTGAGCAGGGCGTCAACCACGCGGATGGGAATGCCGCGGAATTCCACGACAGGCTGGCCGGCGTACTCGGTCGGCCGCAGCAGCACGTTCTTGTCACGAATCGCTTGGATATCGAGCGATTCGCGCACGGTGCGGTTGCAGTAGAAGGCCGGATTGATGCCCGGAGCCGGCTCGTCCGGTGCGTCCGTCTCGATGATGCCGGAGGCCCGCTTCGTCAGTGTCGGGAAGCGGATGACAGCCTTCGACATGAGCAGGAACAGGTCCGGCGGCGTCGTGCCGAACAGGCCGACTGCAGCCGTGGTCGTGTCGATGTTCGCGATGCGGACGGCGAAGCGCCAGTCCTTCGTCACCAGGCCGGCGTTCCATTCGAAGTAGCTGGTGTACGCCGGGAACGGGTTGTTGGAAACATCGTAGCCCGGGACGATGTCGCCACGGTCCTCGAAGACGAGGCCTGCCTTCGTGCCCTTCGGGTAGATGCCGAAGTTGGTTAAGTCGCCCCAGCCGACCATCCAGAGGCTGGCGTTGGACGAGGCCGTGCCACCGGCGTTGATGGTGTTCTGGGCGTTCGTCGCGTTCGCGGTGCTGATGGTGTTGTAGCGCGGCGAGAAGCCGGTGAACTGGCTCGGCGTGGTGGCTGCGTTGCCGTACCAGAAGGTAGTCGCCATCTGCTGGCTCATGCCTTCCAGGAAGGCCGAGTCCTCGGTGAGCCGGATCTGCGCCACCTTGCCGCCTAGCTCGGCGACGCGCTTGTCAAGTTGGCTGTAGGCGGCCAGGAAGCCCAGCGTGTCCACGACCTGCGCGGTGGTCGAACGGGCGTACGGCACGCCAGCGTAGGCGACGCGCCAAGTGCCAGACGGCAGCCCGGTGCGGACCGTGCTCTTGTGGCCGGTGTCGAGGTTCGACTCTGCCCAGGTCATGTCCTGGAAGAACTCGTTCGCCTGGCTGAGGAGCTCGGCGATGGTGTCGATCTCACCGTCGGGGTCGAGCCGGCGTGCGGCGTCCATGAGGGAGAGGAATGCCATCAGGCAGCTCCTTGATTCGTGCCAGTGTTGCGGTAGAGACGCGCGGCCCTGCTGGCGCCAGGCACGGGCGCGCGCGGCATCATCGGCGTGACGACGCGGGCGGTTTCGGTCAGGCGGCTCGCGGCCCAGTTGACGAAGCGGAGGACCTCGAGGTGGTTGCCGGCGCCCGTCATCGTGAAGACATCACGGAGGGCGGAAAGGCGGTCGGGGCCGACCTGGGAACCGTAGAGGTCCATCAGGCCGCCCATACGGGTGAGGGTGGTCTCTTGGCGGTTGCGGCCGAGCTGCGGGTCGTTGCGGAAGGCTGTCTGCCATTCCTCCTGCGTCCGCTCCCACGTCTCCTTCTGGAGGCGAGTGAAGCGGTCGGCGTCCTCGCGGGCCTGGGTGACGTAGAGGTCGGCGAGCTTCTGGCGAAGGTCCGCGAAGGCGGCGTGCATCTCGGCCGGATTGCTGAGGGCGCGAAGCTCCTGCTCAGCCACGAGGTCATCGAAGGCCGTCACCTTCGCGTCGTCGAACTTCACGCCGTCGGGGAGCTTGAGGGCCTCATAGACGGGCTTCGCCGGAGGTTCGGGCTTGGCGGCTTCCGCGGGCTTCTCGGCTTCGGCTGGCTTGGCGTCGGCGACTGGCTCCGCAGGCTTCTCGGCGGCGGGAGCCTCGGCGGGCGCTGGCTCGGCTGGCTTCTCGCCCTGGGCGCCGCTCAGTATGCTCTGTGGCGCCTCAGCGGCCGGCGCGGCTTCAGAAGAAGCCGCCGGCGCCGCGTCAGCCGCAGGCGCCGGCGCAGGTGCGTCCGCCGTAGGTCCCAGCACAGTGGCAGCGGACGGGGAGGATGGAGCGGCGGCTGGCGCGGCAGCAGCCGGAGCTACGGGGGCGGCGGAAGCCGCAGCGACTTCGTCAGTCACGGTCGTTCTCGCGAACCATGCGGCCGAAATCCTCCGGGTTCACCTTGGCGAAGCGGCGCATGGCCTGGAGGCCCGCTTCACGCTCGCCAGCGAAAAATCCGTTCTCGTAGTCGGAACCCGACATAGCCACCCGTTGTTCGAAGACATGCAGCCGCTGAAGAAAGCCCCAAAGCCATTCACGTCCTCCGGGGGTCCCGAGAAGCGCCTCTTCAACCTGGCGCAGCCGGTCCTCACGAAGGCTGGCTTCCGCTTTCCGCTTCCGCTCGCCCTCAGGATCGGCGTGGTCGTAATCGCCGGGTTCGGGAGCGCTTGGCAGCGTTGGCTCGGCCATGGCTGGTAAAAATGTCCGGCAAATGCCGCAAGAACAAGGATAACCGCGAGTTTCTTGCATTTCTTCGCCCACTTGCGCACGACGGATGAACGCGGCATACTGCGCGCATGAGTTCAACCGCATCTCTCGTGTCGAATCGGCTGACGGTGTGCGTGAGCAGCCGACACCGCGAGTTCATCCTGGCCGGAGTTCAGCGCTATCGGCTGAACACGTCGGAGTACGTCCGGCGGCTACTCGACATCGTCATGGACGAGGTGGAGCGGAACCATGGGCATCTGCCGCAGGTGCCGCGGTGAGCGAGCCGACGGATATGGAATTTCGGGCGAGCGGCTACACTGCCGCTGCGAGGCAGTTCCCGCTTTCCGACGCGGCGAAGGAATGGCTGGCGCGCTTTAACGGCGTCGCTGTCGAGCGGATGCCAGCGGCATGGCACTACGCACCGAACGAATACATGCGAGCAGAAATGGAATCGCGAGCCGCGGCCCTTGACGAGCGGAATAATCCACGCTATCGGACGAGGACAGCACAGAGGATGATGGAAATGCCGCACCTGTTCGCCGGAGAACCGGACGACCGCCAGTCGGAGAGCGCCGAGGCCTCGATGAGCCGTTTCCGACCGCGCTACCGCAAACTGACTGACGCGGAAGTCGTGCTCCACGATGAGCTGAAGACGAAGGCGACCGAGCTCGAGGCGCTGTTCGACAAGGTCGCGCCGGGGCGCTATCGCTCGTTGGCCTACACGGCCCTGGAAGAAGCGATCATGTGGGCCGTGAAGCAGTTGACGGCCTGATGAGCGATGACTCAGACTACACCGACGCCGACCGCAAGCGCGACAATGCCATCGCGGAGAAGGCCTTCGACGCCGCCATCGACGGCGCCGAGGACGAAATCGGCGTCATCTACGCGCTGTTCCACTGCTGCCTGGCAGCGCTGACGGAGTGCGAGTGGCCGCTGGACCAGTTGATGCGGGATATCGTGTACCATGCGGATGTCGCCGAGGAGGACCGGGAGGAGCAAGCGGCGCCGGTCAGCCACCACGAACCGGGGCACGCGTGATGGGCGATCTCCTCTTGAAGGCCATCGCGGCGTGGAACGACGAATACTTTCGCTGGGATTGGGAGTTCAACCAAGGTCGTTCCACATCTGTAGCGATGCGTTTCGATCGACGGGGGAATTATCTCCCCGTGCGTGTCGAGCCTCTGCCGGTTGCGGAAAATCAGGACGAAGACGATGCCTTTGCGATCTTCCGCGATGCCAAGGCCGCACGCGCGTTCTTGGCGGCTCTTCGGGAGCCGACTCAGGCGATGCTCGATTCCTGCTATGGCGTCACGCGCGCGCCGGACGGCAGCGTCGCCGAACTTCTTCCCGAGGCGCTGGTCGCGCAGATATGGCGCGCGATGATTGACAAGGCGCTGGAATGAACGCCGCCTGAAAAACCAACAAATCCAAGGAGATCCCAGTGAAACTGCAATCGGTTAAGGACGTCGCCGAGGTGAAGCTCGAAGGCATCGGGATCACCGCGATGTACGAGGACAATACCCTCAAGGAGCTTCGGCTCCGCGATGCGAAGGGTGTCTTCATCATCATCAAGCCTGGCGAGAGCTACAGCCAATGCCTTCGGGTATTCGTCCCGCAGCCGCCGGAGAAGCTCGCCGACGCGCCCGCGGCAGCCATCCCAGACGAGATGCCGTTCTGATGAGCGCCGCCCTCAGAACCGGGAACGGGAAGGGAACCCAGCCAATGGCCCCAGCGCAGTTGAAGGCCGTCCCGACCGCCGCAAAGCCGCCGGCTGGTGGCATGATAACGGCCGTGGAACTCATCACGCCGGCCCAAGCCGCCGAGTTCCTGAAACTCAACCGCACCAACCGGCCACTGCGGCAGTCGTGGATTCGCGCCCTCGCCGACATCATCGCCCGCGGTGAATGGAGGGTGACGCACCAGGGCGTGGCCATCACCAAGGAGAACGAACTCCTGGACGGCCAGCACAGGCTTAACGCGATCGTCCTCTGCGGCGTCTCGGTCGAGATGAACGTGTCCTACGACTGCGACCCAGCGACCTTCCAGGTCATCGATTCGGGCATCAAGCGGACGAGCGCGGATCACCTGCGCGTTTCGCCGATGACGGCTGCCGTCGCACGTCTGCTGTGGCGGCTGCCGGCGCCGCGGCTTGGCCGGAGCGCGACATCCCAGCAGTTGGCAGAAGTCCTGACATGGGCGCAGCCGCTCGTCATCGAGCTGCAGGAGATCGCCAGGACAAAGACGACGCGCACGGGGGCGAACGTCCAAATGCCTTTGGCTGTGCACCTCATGGCTGGCCGCCGGGAGGTCGTCCCGAAGTTCGCTGCCTTCGTGGCGATGGACAAGGACAACATGCCGCCGAGCATCTGGTCCCTGGTCCAGCAGATGACGGACAAGAAGGCGTCGGCGTCGCGGGACCAATGGGACTTCGCTTGCCGGGTATGGCGAGCGTTCGACCCCACGAACTGGGACCAGAAGCGCGTCATCCTGAAGTCCACCGACGTGGCGCTGGACGAGATGAACCGCGTCGTCGAGGCCTATAAGCGGGCGGTGGCGAGCGGGAAGGCGGTGAGGGCGTGAGCATGGAAGCAGTTTCGCCGAACGTCGTCATCCTGACGCGACAGGAACTTCGCGAGATTGAGGACGCGGCGTTTAAGCGTGGTGTCGAGCGCGGTATATTCGAGGCGGCAACGCCTCACGTCCGCGTCGCCGGCAACTGCGCGAACTGGAGCAATGGCCTCTGCGAGGCCTGTGGCGTTGCCTGGCAATCGTACGAAGTGGCTGCCGACTTCCGTTGCACCCGGTTCTTGCCGCGTCCGGCGGTGGCGAGCGGGAAGGCGGGGAGGGCGTGATGGGCGAAGGACTGAAGCGCGCTCGGGCAGCGGCTCGAGCGAGCCGGAAGGGGCCGAAGCTAACCGCGCCAGAGGACATAGCGGCGCACTTCGGAGCACAAGCTCCGGTCGGCACGCCGTGCCGATACTATCCGGTCCGTCCATGCCGGGGCGACAACTTCGTCGAAACGCGTATCCGCTCCGCGCCGTGGATCCTGGGGGATGGTTGCGTCGTCGTCGCGGTCGAGGGCTTGACCGGCGGCAAGAGCATCGAGCACGTCGTTCTTCTGCCGCCGAAGGCGACCACCTGATGGCCGCAAAAGTCCGCCCCGTCCGTGCCGCGACGCCGCCGCCTGGGAACCTCATCAGGACCGGCGCCGGCGACACGGGCTACAAGTTCATGGCTGGCTCCATGGGGGCGGCGGCGACAATCGAGGTGCCCCCGACCAAGTTCGAGGCCGCACCGGAACTGACAGCGGAGCAGATTGCGGAGCGCGAGCGGGCAGCGGGGATTGAGCCGGAAGGCGTGCCGCCGGCGGCAGGCTACGCTCCGCTAGGAAGACCTATCGAGGGTCCAGCCAACTGGAACGCTCTCCAGCCGGGGCCAGTCCAGTTTGTCTCATCGCCGCGGCGCGAGGCTGTCACCGACCTTTCCGGCCTGCCGCAACGGTTCACCCTCGATGTGGAGTGCAAGGAGAACGGCTGGTGGGTTGTGCGCTCCCCGGCGCTCCATGCCGGCATTTTCGTCGCGCGTGAGGACATCTGCGATGCCCTCGCTGAAGCTCCCGGAATAATCGCCGAAATTCTGCGCCTGGACGGCGAGCAGCCGGCGAAGCGGCGGAGGGCGAAGAAATGATCGCGGCGGGTGTTCTCTTGACGAGCCTCGCCACTGCGTGCCTGACCAACTGCGCCTGGGGCGCGATCATGGCGGCAGAACGTAAGTCCGAGGGCCTCGCTTGGTTCGCTGGTGTCAGCGCAGTCGCGGCGGCTGCTTTGGCCATCGGAGCCGCCACTACGCTGGGGCACGCATGAGCGGCCACGTCATCCTCATCCTCGGCTGCCACAGATCGGGCACCAGCTTAGTGGCGCGTTCGATGCGCTGCCTTGGAGGCGACTATGGACGGCGTGCGCTGTGGGCGGCGCCGGATAATCCGGTCGGCTTTTTTGAAGATCAGGGCGTCCTTAACTTGGACGAGCAAATGCTGCTGGCGCTCGGCTCGCGGTGGGATGACCCAGCGCCGCTGCGTGCCGACTTCGAGAAGACATGGCCGTTCCGGTACGCCTTTTTCCCGGACGGCTTGGCGCTTCTGCGGTCGCGGCTCGTCGGCTGCCCGATATTTGTTCTGAAGGAGCCGAGGCTGTGCCGGCTGCTGCCGTTCTGGCGCGGCGTCCTGGCCGAAGTCGGCTGCCGCGTGTCCGTCGTCCACGTCGTCCGGCATCCCATGGCCGTGATGTCCTCCCTCATGAGGCGGAACGGCATGCCGCCTGGGAAGGCTTTTATGCTTTGGCTGGCGTACACGAACGAAGCGCGCGCCAACGTCGATCCGGCGTGGGCCTCGGTTTCCGTCCTCTACGACTACATGGTGCTTTTCCCCAGGTCCATCGTCGAGGACATCGGTGCTGCGCTGGGGCTTGAACCGGACCCGGCAGAGACCAAGCGCTTCGCCACTGAGTTCGTGGACGATGCGCTGTGGCATGAGGACGCTGACGATGACGACAACCTGCCGCTGGAGGTGCGCGTCGTGTGGGAAAAAGAGCGTGCTGCGGCCATGCGACCTCTATGCAATAATCCGCAGGCGTGCTAAGGGGCGCTGAACCTCAACCCAGCATCGGAAGGCCACGGCATGGGCCACATGACGCCGAAAAAGAGAGCGGCTCCAGAAACTGCGCACGTGAAGTGCGCAGCTCCAGATGGAGCAGCGGAAACACCACAGGTCGCCACACAAGGAGCGCCGCGCGCTCTCGAGGAATTCGCTGCGTTCTTTCTCGGCCAAGTGCGGGCCGTCGTCGAATCGGAAAAGCGTGCTGTCAATGCCGAGGCCGAGCTCAACGCGCTGCGCTTGGCAATCCGCCATGAACATGACCGCGACTCGGCGGAGGCGTCGGCTGAAGCGACGAGGGCCGCCGACAGCGAATCACGCTGGACGCGCGAGAACAACGCCGTTCGCCGCGAAATCGACCGTTGGCGCTCCGGCGCGATCACAGCGCAAGAGGCCGTCGAGAAAATCGCCGGCTTTCTCAACGTGCAGGCGACGGTGCCGACGGCAGCGAGCGCCAAGCAATGAGCGGTGTCCTCAACGGGCTGCGCTTCGCCACGCCCGACAACGCGGTCGCGCTGAGCGTAGACCGCCTGCTGGATGAGCCCGGTTACCTGCAGTTCAGCCTGTCCGCCGCCTGCGGTATCTGTACAATGGGTATTGATCTTGATGTAGAGGAGGCTCGGCAGCTTCGCGACCTCCTGACTGCGTTCATCCAGGCGCCATGAATCTCGAGGTCCGAGTCGCGATGAGCGCGACGCCGAGCTTCGTCAACCGCACGCGGCTGCTGGCGGCGTCGGTACGGGAGTTCTACCCAGATGCGCTCGTGCGGGCGTTCGTGGGCGCGCGCGCGGAGCGTCCTGCCGAAAAGCTGATGCTTGAGCTTGATGGCGATGACATCCAGGTAGAGTGGGTCGGCGGCCAGCGATTCGATGCCTGGAGGGGGACGAGGAACGAATACGTCGGCACGATGGCGGCGCGTTACGAACCGATGTTCGAGGCCGACTACGTCCTGATGCTGGATGCAGATGTAATCTGCCTCAAGCCATTCGATGAGCTGCTCGACGCGAAGGCGCTGTCCGGCGTCCAGGCTCACATCCCGCCGTTCTCCAACGATGTCTGGGAGCGGCTTCTCGTGGAAAGCGGGTTGCGGCCATTCTGGGCCAAGGAGCATCAGCACACGGGTTGGCAGGCAATGTTTACCGACCCGGCGATGCGCTTCGGTCCGCCTTACGCAAACACTGGCGTCTTGTTCGGCCCCGCGACGCTGTTTGAGCGCCTGTGGCCAGCCTACGACGCGGCCCTGACGCGGCTGCGGTCCCAGATGGACACCTACTTCTTCGAGCAGATTGCGCTCACGCTGGCGGCTGCCGAGGCCGGTGTTCCCCTCAACATCGTCCCGCTCCGCTACAATTTCCCGAACCAAGCCGAGTTCGACCGGCTCCATCCCGAGGAATTGGCCGACTGCCGGTTCCTGCACTACCTGCGGACGGATACGGTGGACCGGGAGTGGGATTTCGAGAGCAGGGCGGCGATGGCGCGGCTCGTGGCGCGGCCAGGGCTGACGGGAAGCAACCTTTTGCTCCAGCGGCGCGTCGGGGAGCTGCTGGGCCGGGTCTGGCCAGCCGATGGATACACGGCGGAGGACGCGCCTTATGCCTAGCAACACGGTGGCGCCGGTCCAGCGCGATGTGTTGGCGCCGGCTATCGCCAGGGCGGCCTGCCGTGGCTGAGGCGCCGTTCAGCCTCCCGACGTGGGAAGCCGTGGACAGCAAGCGAGCGGCCGGCGAGAAGCTGTCGCTTCTGGAGCAGTTCATCTACGGCAACGAGCCGGCCGGCACGCGCGAGAGCGTTGACGAGTGGCGCGAATCGTTGCGGCTTCTCTTAGAGTGGAACGCCGCAGGGCATCTGGCGAAGGTCATGCATCGCGATGCCTGACGTCCCGTTCTGTCGCGACTGTCGGCACGTCCGAGTACGCGGTTTCTCCCACAAGGACTGGTGCTTTGCAAAATGCGCCGTCGCGCCGCTGGATCCACCAGCAATCGATATTGTGAGCGGAGAGGTAACGGCGCCACTGCTCCGATATTGCGACTTCGCGAGAAGCGATGTCGACTCGTGCGGGCCGACTGGCCGCTTTTTCGAACCGCGCCAGAAGCCGGCCGATGCCTGACGTTTCGGTCTGGAGCGAGCGGGCGAAGCGCTGGGGCTGCGGCTGCGTTGACCTGCGGCTGACGCCGGACAGGTTCGATGCTGGCACCAAGATCGAGTGGGATGGCCTCAGCCAGGGGCTTGACCGCGTCGTACCGAGTGACTTCCACAGCGACAGGCGGCGTATCCTCGATTTCGGCTGTGGCGCTGGGCGGTTCTGCGGCTTCCTCGCGAGCGGCGGCCACCATGATGTCGTCGGATACGATCCCTGCGCCGAACTCATCGCGCTGGCGGAGCCGACGCCGGGCGTGGAGTTTACGACGGAGATGCCGGCTGGGGAATTTGCTCTGGTATGGTGCTTCGCCGTCCTCGGCGGCCTGACGGATGCGCAGCTCCCCGAGGCGGCCAGCCAAATCGCGGGGGCGCTGGCGCCGAACGGCACGCTGTTCCTGGCAGAGAATACCGACACGACGGCCTATCAGCGCGGGATATGGCGCATCCGGCCAGATGCGCAGTACGCGGAGTGCTTCAAGGCGGTCGGCGTCGGGCTGGCGGCCATCGGCGTGCACAGCTCCGGCGGCGCCGACACGACGATGTTCTGCGGGAAGCGTACCACGGGGACGATGGAAATCACCATTGACAATCGTGGGGTCAAGCGGCCGTTTTTCTGCCGCTGCGGGACATCGGACCAGAACGTGATGAACCAGGTGCTTAGATCGCGGGATCTGGACCTGGAGACGCTGAAGCGCTGGCCGGACATCGAGCGGTGGCTACAGGCGCATCCGAAGCCCCTCATCGTAGATGCCGGGGCGAACGTCGGGGCGGCATCGGTGTGGTTCGCGCTGAAGTACCCGCAGGCGCGGATTGTCGCCATTGAACCGGAGCCGTCGAACTTCGCCATGTTGGTGAGGAACGTCATGGGCCTCCGGGTCGAAGTATTCGAAACCGCGCTCCAGGGGCGCCCTGGATACGTCTCGCTGTTTCACCCGACGGGCGATCCCGTCGATGGCATGGGCCACGCCGCCTTCAGGACGCGCCCGGCGGATTCGTCGTTTGATCCGCGACGCGTCGGCGGTTCCGTCGCGGGAATTACGATGGAGTGGCCGCTTGTGCTTCCTGGCGTGACGCCCTTCATCGCCAAGCTCGACATCGAGGGCGCCGAGTCGGACGTGTTCTCCGGCGACACCTCGTGGATCAGCCGCTTCCCGGTGCTCATCGTCGAACTGCACGACGGCATCTATCCAGGGGAGCGGCTATCGCAGTCCTTCCTCAAGGCCGTGGCGCCCCTGGACAGGGACTTCGTGGTGAGGGGGGAACGGGTGTTCTCGATCGCCAATTGGCTGGGGAGAGAGCCGTGCCGATAGACCCAGCCAGGATGCTCCGCAGTCTCTGCGAGGTCCTGAATAGTGACGTCTGGATCGGCGACGGGCCGATGGCGAAGCGCTGCGAGGCGCTCATCCGCGAGCAGATCGGCGTCCCGCATGCGTACCTGACGCCGTCGTGCACATCGGCGCTGGAGATGGCCTGCGTCCTGGCCGGCATCGGCCACGGCGACGAGGTCATCATGCCGAGCTTCGGGTTCTCGTCGGCTGGAAACGCAGTGGTGCTGCGCGGCGGCGTGCCAGTATTCGTGGACGTGAGGCCGGACACGCTGAACATCGACGAAACGCTGGTCGAGGGGGCGATCACGCGGAAGACGAAGGCGATTATCGTGGTGCACTACGCCGGGGTCATGTGCGAAATGCCGGCGATCTACGGCGTCGTTGGTCCGCAGGTGCTCATCATCGAGGATGCTGCGCAGGCCTATCTGTCGCGCTACCAAAACCTTGCCGCTGGCACATGGGGCGACATCAGCGCATTCAGCTTCCACCAGACGAAGAACATCCGCTGCGGCGAGGGCGGTGCGTTGACGCTTCCAGAGGGAGGGATTGGCGACGAATTCGCAACACGCGCCGAAGTCCTCCGCGAGAAGGGCACCGACCGCGCCGCCTTCCTCCGCGGCGAGGTCCAGCGCTACACCTGGACGGACGTCGGCTTCTCCGGGGTCGTCAGCGAGTTCCAGGCGGCGGTGCTGCTGGCGCAGCTCGAGCGGGCGAAGGAAATCACGGAGCGGCGGCTGGCGCTGTGGGACCGCTATCACCACGCCATGACCAACCTCGACTACTGGGGCAAGGTGAGGCGCCCAACGGTCCCTCCGCACTGCCAGCACAACGGCCATATCTACCGCATTCTGCTGCCCACGCAAGCCGAGCGCGACCGCATTCTCGCTGCACTGAATGCCGACGGGGTGAAGGCAAGTTTCCACTTTCAGGCATTGCACTCCGCTCCCGCAGGATTGCGCTACGGACGCGTTTCTGGTTCAATGGCCGTCACGGACTCGGTTTGCGGCCGGCTGCTGCGCATGCCGCTTAGCCATGCCACGACGGAGGAAGACGTCGACAGGGCAGTGGACAGGCTGGAGAAGGCGCTGCGGGGATGACACTCTCGGTCCAGCACCAGGCGCTCACTATGGCCGTGACGCAGGACGCGCTCCGGCAGGCGCAGGCCATTTTGGAGCGCGCTGGTCTGTCGGTCGAGGGCGCCTTCTTCGCCCTGGTCGTCGTGCCGAAGGACGGCGCCATCTTCGAGACGGTCTACTCCTGCATTTGGCCGGACGGACTCGGCGAGACAGTTGATGCAGCGATAGCGGAGATTATCGCGACGAAGCCAGTTGCGGCCGCAGATGCAAGGAACGCCGCGCAGTGGGCGAGCGCCAGGGCGGCCGGATGGAAACCTAGCGCCCCGGTACGGCCCGCAGCACCAGAACCAACCGGCACCGAACCGCGAAAAGGCACCGCCGAGGAATTCAGCTTCACGGTGCCGCCAGCGGCCGCGCCGCAGCCATCGGCCGCTTGGTACTGGCGCCTGCCGTGGTGGGCCGCATCCGCGCTGCTCGGGCTTTTCCTCTTGGCTGGAATTGGCGTTGCGGCGCTCATCGCTGCGGTCGTTCAGGAGATACCATGATAACCATGCCGGAACGTGGCCCAGTCAGCGATGTACTCGCGGAGGTGGGCGGCGAAGTCGTGGACGCCGAGAAGATGTGGCCGCCAATGAACAGCGCGCACGAAGCCTACGCCGTTCTTCTCGAGGAGGTGGACGAACTAAAGGCCCACGTCTGGATGCACCAGCGGCATCGAGACATGCCAGGCATGCGGAAGGAGGCCATTCAGGTGGCGGCGATGGCCGTCCGCTTCATCCGCGACGTCTGCGACCTGCACCAGGGCCGGAAATGAGCGACACCGCCAGCACCGTCGCCATCGTGCCCGGGCGCCCGATACCCTGGGAGCTAAAGCAAGCCGCCTACGAGGAAGGACGCCGCGCCCGTACCGAGAAAATCGGCCCCATTATCAAGGCCTTCCACACCCGCCAGCGCAAGAAGCTCGAAGCCGCCGGCGTGGATATGATGGACCCAGACGCGATTGCCGAGGCCATGCGGAACATGGTAGAGGACGAGCCGGATTGAGCGACACGAAGCCAATGAATCCCAAGGACATCATCGGCAGCGACAAGCTCCCGCTACATCTCTGGCCGACCACGGCAACGGCGCTCGGCTGCCTCGCCTTCCTGGATGGCGCCCTCAAGTACGGCCGCAGCAACTTCCGCGTCGTCGGTGTCGGGGCGTCTATCTACTATGACGCCGCAAAGCGCCATCTCGATGCCTGGTTCGAAGGCGAGGAGGAAGACCCGCAAAGCGGCCTGCCGCACCTCGCCCATGCGTTGGCCTGTATCGCCATCATGGTTGACGCCGCCGCCGCCGGGAAGCTCAACGATGACCGCATGGCGCCCGGTGGCTACCGTGCCCAGGTCGAGGCGCTGACGCCGCATGTGGCGCGGCTGAAGGCGCTTCACGCCGGTCATGCGCCGCAACACTACACGATCAAACAGGGGCCGACATGAAGCCGAGCGTCTATCTCGCAGGACCGATTGCCGGGCTGCATTACGATGCCGCGCAGGACTGGCGCAGCGCAGTGCGTGATGCCCTGGCGCCAGAAATTGACGCCTTTTCACCCCTGCGGTCGAAAGAGTATCTGCGGAAAGAGGGCGTCCTTCGCGACCAATACGCCTATGCGCCGCTTTCCAGCGACCGCGGCATCACGACGCGCGACCATTTCGACTGCCAGCGGTGCGACATCATCTTCTGCAATCTTCTCGGCGCCAATTCCGTGAGCATCGGGACGGTCATGGAAATCGCGTGGTCCTACTCCTATAGCAAGCCCCTCGTGCTTCTGATGGAGCCGAGCGGAAACATCCACGACCATCCGATGGTTCGCGAGGCCACAGGCTTCCGCGTCGAGAGCCTTGAACAAGGTGTCGAAATCGCGCGCGCCGTGCTTCTGCCGCGCCGTCCGGGGGCCTAACGGCTCGCTTCCTCTGGATGCCCGTAGACGGGAGGGCCGGTATCGAAGCCGTCTCCGTCCTCGACGCGCTTCCGATGCCGAGGCGGCGGCTTCCAGAACCAAGCCGTCAGAAGCCGCGGCCGAGCGACGCGCAGAGGACACGGTTTCCATACCAACAAGCCCACGAAACGCCGGTGGGATTATCCTCCGATGTCCGCGAGAAAGCCGTCACCGGCGCCGGCTCCCAGGCGTCCGGCGCCGTCGGGCCGTAGATGTCTTTGCTGATCCACGCCTCGTAACCCGAAGGCGACGTGTCGCTGGGGCGGACGATCGTTGGACGGCAATCGCTTTCGATCCCGCAGCAGGGGAAGCCGGTCGTGTCATGCCAGGAATGCACCCAGTCGGCGATGGGGCCTGTCGGGCTGACGCCAGGCGGCGGCGCTGCGAAGGCGGGATCTCCGCAGGCGCGGAGCAGGAACAGCAGCGGCAGCAGCCAGCGCGTCATGGTTTTCCCCCGGTGGGTGCCGGCCAGCTACAGCGCCAGTCACGGCGGTTGCGGAACAGCTTCCAGACTTCAAGCACAAGGCGCGTCAGGGAGCAACAGAGAATCGGCAGGCAGACGAACAACGCAACGCCGTCGGCCACGCGCTCGCCGACGGTCACTCGTCCTCGTCCGCTCGCTTGAGAAACACGTCGGACAGCTTCAGCGCGCAACCGCGCTGGAAGTTCACGCTGTCGTCCGGCACTGAGGAGTACTCGAGCTCCTTGTGCGGCGTCTCATAGACGAACATGATCTGGGTGGCGCCATCCTTGAGCACCTTCTCGAGGTGGACGCGGGCCTGGACCTCGAACGGGGTCGGCTTCGGGGCACGCTTCGCCCGCGGCTTCTTCAGCGGCACCACGTTGTCCACGGCGAGCTTCGGACGGTCGTTCACGGCTGTTCGCCCCTGTCCTGCATGGCATAGGCCGACGGGCAAGCATCGCACCGCAGGCCGCCAGGCAGCGTCCCATAGCTACCATTGCAGCAGTTGTTCCCGCACTTGCCGCAGATGACGACGCGGCCCTGGCAGACGCCGCACCAGTCCCAATAGTGCGACTGCTCCGGCCGCGTGTCCTGCGGCACGCCATTGCGGAGCCAGGTCACGTCACCCACTCCGCTGGCGCGATAATCTGCACCCGATGCCGCCCTACCTCGCCGTGTTCCTTGTGCCAAGTGATGGCCAGTTCCTCGTCAAGTGTCGCGTTCTTGCGGCGGTTTTCGATAGCGGGGATGATGCGCAAGTTCCAGGGAACGTGCAATCCGCAGACCGAACGACCGCGAAGCGGCACGATATGATCGACATCGTGCGGAACACCGCTTTCGGCGGTGACGCGGACGGCGTCCGCGTAAACCGCAGCGACGCTTCGACGGTCCGCCCATGGCGGCGTGGCGCGCGTCTTCTCGGCATACCGGCGAGCGCAGGCAGCGCGCGAATGTGCTGGATGGGCCTTTGCCCATGCCCGGTTCTGCGCCCGGTGCCTCTCCGGATCCAGTGCGCGCCGACGCCGAACAGCAGCACGATGCCGCTCAGGGTTCCGCGCCTGCCATTCTTTCGTCCGCTTGCGATTTGGCCCTGGGTCCGCCGTGCGGCGCGCCAGTTCCTTCAGGTCTGCGCATGCCATGCACGTCCAGTTTGAGACCTGTCGCTCGGCAATATGACCGTGCTTGCATGGCCTTCCTGTGAAGTACCTCAGCAAGCCAGCAGCCAGGGCATCTTTTCGCGTGACGATCGGGCCGGAGTATTCGTGCGTCACGACGCCCTCGGCGTTGTAATGTTCACCCGATGGCGCCCGATCTCGCCGTGTTCCCGGTGAAAGGTGATGGCCGACATTGCCCGGCCTGGTCGAAAGCGTGCGGCGTTCCAAGCATCTCGCGCGGCCGGCGTCGAAAAGCTCTCGACCCTGACGCCGCCGATCTCATTCGCCGTTTCGTGATGAACATGGCCGTACAGAAAGTGCCTATGCTCGGTCATGCCCCAGTCCTCTGGGCGATCTGCCGCGAGCATAATGGCCATCTGCGCCGGACGAATCGTGTGCCCGTGAGTGGCGCCAAGGAGAACACGACCGAATCGATGGTACCACGCGATTCCAGGCTCCTGATGCACGGTAATCCGTTCATTCGAGCTGTAGAATAGGGCCAAGGCCACGGTGAGGCTCATGGCGGAGTCAGGATCATGGTTTCCGGGAAGAAATGCAACCTCTACTTCCGCATGCTTCCTGGCTACCATGTCAACAAGAGCAACTGCCAGCTTTGCGCCAGCGGCGAAGACCCTAGCCCACCTGCCGTCGACGTCAAGGGCATTCCCAGATTGCGGCGTGATGGCCTTCGCATCATTCGCGTGCCAGTAGTCGCCTAGGCCCAGGATTATTGCCTTCCGACTCGGCCTGGACTGCGCGACAAGGGCGCCTACGCTGTCGACCGCCAAGGCCGCCGCGATCTTCGTGTCGTAGTCAGCCCCAGTCTCGCGGCCCCACGCAAGCATCCCGAAATGCAGGTCCGGCAGCGGATAGACCGTCAGCAAATCGTCATCCGATTCGTCCGGCGCTGGGGCGACCGGGGCTTTTCCGTCGAACTCAGCAAAGGCTGCTTTCAGTCCCGCGATGAGCCCGTCGCCGGCGCCTTCGCGGGTCTTGACCCATTTCGCCAACACGCGGCCATCGGCATCGAGCAGCGCGCTTTCGCCCTTCACTACGTGGCCAGCCGGAGCCTCGTATTCGTCGCCAGCCGCGCGCCGCGATTGGATGAACTGCCGCGTCAGCTTCCCGAGGTCGTCGTATTGCCCACTGTTGCGGACAATCTCGAACCCTTCAGGGGGCACCGCAATCTCGGGAATGGGCGGGCCGCCGACCTCGCCACGATAGGCGTTCAGCCTAGCCCGCCGGCATCGCCTCAGAACGCACGAGCGAGTGACCCCCAGCGCCTCGCCAGCCTTCGCATAGGACCCGTATTCGCGATATGCCGCCACGGCGGCGGCGTTGTCTGCGTCTGACGAACGTGCCGTCACCGGCGCCCCCAGGCAGTTGCGGGCGAGAGTTATTCACAGGGACGCGATTCGTTGCAAGTGCCCATTGTGTGACGGCGGAGGGGAGTGCCGGGCTTCCACCGGCCGCCAGCCTTCCGGGCTGTCTGCGACTGCGTGGGACGACCACGCTCACAAGGCCATCGCGGCCTGCTTGCCTGCCCACGGGACAAGACCGCCCAGGTTCCGCTCCGGTCTACCCACCGGCCGCTTCATCGGGACGCTCTTCTGGTCCCCCCACGGTCGGCCTCTCGGCCATCGACGCGTCCCCCGGCTCGGGGAATCGGCAGCGGAAGAATGCCTATAAACGTCGGCTAGCGCAAGCCCGCAGCGGCTTCACGGTGCTCCCGTAACACTAACCGCCTTCGTGCCGAGGAGGCGCCAAGCGCCCTGCCAGAAGGCGCAGAGCTCGAGCAGGTAGTCTCCCGCTGGCAGCGCGAACACAGCCTCGCCAGCCGTGCCGTACGCCGCGGCGTAGCTGATGCCGCTCACCGGCCTTCCGTTCCAGTAGCCCTTCCCGGCGGCGTCGAGCACGTTGACGCATGACCAGTCCCCGCCGGTGTCCGTCCAGACGAGCATCAACAGGCCGAGGATAGCGGAGCCGACGGTTATGGTTCCGGTCGGGTAGCCGAGCGCGGCCCCCACGATGGGATCCAGCGTGGCGAACATCGCCTGAGCCATCAGGTCGTAGCCGGATTGATTCGGATGGATGCCACTCCAGACGTTGAACATCTCAGAGTAGGACAGATCGGCGTGCCATGCGGCGCCCATCGCCTCCGTCTCGGCGTTGAAGTCAACGAGCGAAAGGCCAGCCGCCTGAGCGGCGCCGCGAACCATGGCCGCTTTGTCGTCGATGACGGCCGAGGCCCACGACGCATCGACCGCGTTCGGCGTCTCCAGCACGAGGCGCTTGCCAGCGGCCTGCGTGAGACGGACGATCTCGGCCAGCGGCGCCTGTACAGCCGCCGGCTCGTCGTTCATGCCGAGCGACAGCAGGACGACCGAGGCTGGAGTCGCGGCGACATATGCCAGCCAGGAGTTCGCCACGCCGCCGGTGCCATCGAGCCAGTTCTGGAAAGTCGTTCCCGATACCCCGTTGTTGTTGACGACCACCAGCGGCCCGTATTTCGCCTGGAGAAGCGCCCCAAGACCAGCCGGTGCTGGCGTCGCCACGACCGAGGAAACCGTGCCGTCGGCGCCGGGGGCCGGACCCGTGCTGGCGCCGTCGAACGTCAGCCCGAAAACCGTGCTGTCGCCATTGACGTCAACGACGAGGGGACTCGATGCGCTAGATTCGGTCACGGAGCCAACTCCACGTTGTGATACAGCCACGAAGCAAAATCCGCGCGTGTCTCGCTGTCAAGGAACTCCAGCCCGGCCCTGAGCAGCTCCGCCGTCGTCGGCTGCCGCGGCGGCTTCAGCGGCCGCAGGGGGGTGCCCTTCTTGCCGGAGTAGTTCGCTGGCCGGTCACGCTTCTCGACGTTGCACCTCACGCAGCAGCTCAGGATGTTGTCCCACACCGTCTGGCCGCCAGCCGCCCGCGGGATAACGTGGTCAAACGTCAGATCCTCGCTCTGGAACCGCTCGCCGCAGTACTGGCAGCGGTAGCGGTCCCGGAGGAGGATGGAGCGGCGACAGAACTTCGGCGCCGCATTGATTGGCGCGTACGACCGGAGCGCCACCACCTTCGGCACATGAATCGTGGTCGACGGCGAGCGGAACACCTCCGGCCACTCGTCCACGACGGTCACCGTCTCCTTGAAGACGGCGCGGATGGCTTCCTCGGGGCCGATAAGCGAGAGCGGCCAGGTACTTAACGGCCGAAAGTCGCTGTTCAGCACGAGACAGCGGCGCGCGTGGCGGTCGCGTCTATCAGGCTCAGCAGTGGCGACGGCGGTGCTCATGCGCGGCCTCAGCGGCGAATACGTCCACTATCGCACGGAATGGTGCTCTCGGGCAAGAATCGAACTGCCGTTTACCGCTTACGAGGCGGTAGTCCTGCCACTGAACGACGAGAGCGTATTGAGCCGGTTAACTGGCTGCGTTATACTGCGCCTATGCCCCACCGCACCAAAGAAGAAAATGTCGCTGGCGTCCTAGCATGGCGGCGCCGCGCGAAGCTGCGACTTATCGAGGCGTTCGGTGGCGGCTGCGGCATATGCGGATATAACCGCTGCGCCGCTAACATGGCGTTCCATCATCTTGATCCGTCTCAGAAGGGCGTCGGATTTGGAAGCGCTCAGTCTCGCTCCTGGGCGAAAGTGATACACGAGGTCAGAAAGTGCGTGATGCTGTGCCACAACTGCCACGGCGAATATCATGCCGGCCTTATCACTGACCTTTCCGCTTGCCCGCGCTTCGATGAAACGTGCGCCACCTACAGCACCCGACCAACGAAAGGGAAGACGCGGAGAACTGGAGGATTGGGAGGGAATCGAACCCGTCCTATGACGCAGATTAAGAGCCTGCCGGCCTCACCAGAGTGCCAACCAATCCGCTAGTGGTGCATGTCCCGAGATTCGAACTCGGCCTGTGCGGGATTTGAAGCCGCCGCCTCCTGCCTCTGGGCTAGACATGCGAACTGGCCTCGCCGCCCGGATTCGAACCGGGAAGCCCAACCTTCGGAGGGTCGGGTGCAGTCCATTGCCGGCGAGAAACTGGTGCCCCGTGCAGGGATTCAACCTGCCGTCTTTGGCTTAGAACGCCTAGGCCGTCGCAGCGGACGGGGCGAGCATGGACCTCCCGGGACGAATCGGACGCCCTCATCGAGTTTCGTAGACTCAAGTCCGCAATCCAGCGGCGGGAGGAATTTGGGGGCGCGTGCGGGGGTCGAACCCGCCTCTCTCGGGTGAAGGCCGAGGCATCTCGCCGGAAATGTAACGCGCCGAAGTTGGTGGAGCTGACCGAAGTCGAATCGGTGTTACGAGACTGCCAGCCTCGCGTCCTTGCCACTGAACGACAGCCCCGAAGCTGTGGTCGGCGTTTGATGCCTATATCCGCCGACACGCCCCATACATGGCAAGGGCGGCGCCTCGTCAAACTGGTGAAGGGCGTTGGAATCGAACCAACCGTCTCCGCCATGTCAAGGCGGTGCTCATCCGATAAGCTGGCCCTCCGTACCTCGCCGTCGAATCGAACGACGGTATCCGCGGTGTGAACGCGGCGCCCTGCCATTGAGCGAGCGAGGCAAAGTGGTCGGGGATGCAGGAATTGAACCTGCGTCGCCGCCTTCCAAGGGCGGAACCTGGGCCACTAGGCTAATCCCCGTAGATGGCGCCCCCGGCTGAAATCGAATCAGCATTCCTTGGCTTAGGAAGCCAGGGCCGCTCCATCGGCGGGGGCAATCTGGTCAGCGTGCGGTGATTCGAACACCGGCTCTCGTGCGCCCGAGGCACGCGCTTTGGCCTGGCTAAGCTACACGCTGTCGAAGCTGGCGCCCCAGACGGGTTCCGACCCCGCCAACATCGGCTTGACAAGCCGAGACCCCCGCCAGGGAGAATCTGGGGCAATCTGGAGGACGGCGGAGGTGACGATCCCCTTGCGGCCGGATTAAAGGTCCGGTCCAGCGCCTCGCTGGTATACGCTCGCCGTCCGAAAGTGGTTGCCGCACGCGGTACTGCCCCGCGAGCCTCTCGCTTATCGGGCGAGCGCACGACTTTCATGCTCTACGGCAATGGTGAGTTGGTGTGGTGCTGCCCCACGCGCCCGAAGGCGAAGGATTTACAGTCCTCCTGCCGGAGCTGCCGGCTTTACCAACCCGTGAACTGGAGCCGCGTCTCGGTGTTGCGCCGAGCCTCCGTCCATACCAAGGACGGGTGCAGACTGCTGCGCGCGGCAGATGGTGGAAGGCCCCGAGCACGATTCGGACACCTTTCGGTGCGCACGGTTTAGCAGACCGGCCCCGCAACCTTACGGGCTGTGCCTTCCAGAAAGTGGCGGACGGCGGCTAGTGCTGCCCTGCAAACCCGTTGGGGTCTCATCGGTTTTCGAGGCCGAGCCGCAGACTGCTGCGGGTCACCGTCCATGTGCGCTCCAGCGCACTGTATCGCGGCTAATGTGCTCTTGAGAGCCGATTTTGCGGGCGCCGCATTCGCTGCGGTCGTTCAAGACTGGAGGCGGAGGCCAGCCCCCATAGTGGCGGAGAGCGGGCGCGCACGATGCCCATGCCTTGCGGCACCAGCCGGGTTCAAACCGGCGGTCGGAACCTTCCGACTTCACTCTCCGTAATGGCGGGCGGCGGGCGCAGTCGAAGCCCTGGCCTTTCGGCCTCATCGCGCTTCCAACGCGAGCCGGCGACCCCGCCGGTTCACCGCCCAAACTGGTAGCCCACGAAGGAGTTGCACCCTCACGCCGCGATGGCACGAGTTCCTAAGACTCGCGTGTCTGCTGTTCCACCAGTGGGCCTAACTTGGTACGCCCGGGGAGAGTTGCACTCCCACGTCATGCGACACAACGCCCTCAACGTTGCGCGTCTGCTGTTCCGCCACGGGCGCTCTATTTCGGTGCTGGCCAAATGTCGGCCAGGGTCGGACGACGCTCGCCGAGGACGAGCGACAGCCTGGATTTCGAGTGCGCTGGCGCTAGGCGGTCGAGCCGTTGCGCAGGCTGGGGCACATTGGCCAACGTCGCCTCCGAGATCGGCTCGGCATATTGGCCAATCTTGTGCAGGCCCCAGGACGCCGCGACGTGGAATTCGGGCTTGCGGGAGCCAGACGGACCCGGCTTCGCCACTGCTCTGACGCACGCCACCGCGCCCCAGCAGTGGCCGCAGGCGGCGCGGAGGTTGTTGCAGTGCCCGCAGACGAGGTGGTGCATTCTCGTGCCCGTGGGATACTCGTAGCGCCTCGTGCGCGGCAGGATGTGGTCCCGCGTGGCGCTCCGCTTGGCGTGGCCCTCGGGCAGCATCGGGTCGCCGCACTGGGGGCAGCAGACGGTCTCGCCCATCGCCTTCGCGAGGTCGAACAGGAGCAGCTTCCTCTTCGTGAAGCCCTGCGGCGCGCTCATGGCGGAAGCCTACCACGCTCGGCGCCGGAGGCAAGATGTGGTGCCGGCGGCAGGCATCGAACCTGCACGCTGCGCGCGGCCCGGTTTAAGCGGGCTGGGTCTACCGATTCCCCCACGCCGGCGATTGGTGGCGCTAGGGGGATTTGAACCCGCCCTTTCCCGGTTGAGAGCCGAGCGGCCTGCCAATAGCCGATAGCGCCGAAATGGAAGCGGGTGCCCGACTCGAACGAGCGTGAAGGAGGTCAAAGCTCCCCGTCCTGGCCGCTGAACGAACCCGCCGCGATTGGTAGGCGATGACGGTGCCGACCCGTCTCGAACGCCGCCAGTGCGTAAGGGACCGTCGCCCCCTGGGCCGTCGCCCGCGTTCTGCCCAGCCGGGGCAATCGCCTGCCGAGTTTCTAGCACGTCACATCCGATACCGCAATAGTGGAAGCCGACCAAGGTGTCGAGCCTTGCCCGACGAGCTTCAGAGGCTCGCGTGCCCAGCCGGGGCGATCGGCCGAATGGTGCTCCTGGCCGCGATTCGAACGGGCGACCCCCGGGATACAAAGCCGGTGCTCTGGCCAGACTGAGCTACAGGAGCTTGGGGTGACATGCCGGTACCGCCCCGGCCCAAACTGGGCTCACAACCCAGCGCAATCGCTTGCCTGCCCATGTCACCATACGCAATCCATCCCGTCGCATCTATGCTCGCCTCGGTGTTACCCGTGGCTAGCCGTATCGCACGGCGAACGGGAGCCGGGGCTACCGTCTGTTTCAACGGTGTCGCCGGAGAGGTTTCGAGCCGGCATCGCTATGCTACGGCGGCATCGAAGACGGCTTGCCGCCGGCGGAGGGGTTAATCCCGCGCATCACCACCCTGGGTCGGGCTCCGCAATCCCCTGATGACTTAGCCGCTTCGCCGCCGGTTCCATGCCCAGCGCCGCTCGAAAGCTCCCTGCGGGCTAGCCTCGGCGCGCATCCGAAGCCAAGCTGGGCCAGCCTTAGAACCACCGCAGCGCTGGCCCGTCGCCCGCGTGGAAGGCTTCGCGTCTGTCCGCGATGCCGCAGGAAGGTGGAGAAGCGCCACAGAGTCGAACTGCGTGATGCGGGGTTGCAATCCGCCACCCAAGGCCGTCGGGTTCGCGCTTCAATCTTGGCAGGGGCGTGAGGAATTGGACCCCATCTAGCTGGGTTGGAGCCAGCCGTGCTGCCGTAACACTTCGCCCCCAAGTTGGCTCCAGAGGCAGGACTTGAACCTGCAACCTCACGGTTAACGGCCGTTTGCTCAGCCATTGAGCTACTCTGGAAAACTCGTCTGGCGCTCGGCCCTCTCGGGCCAGACTTTCCGGGCTACCCACCAGCGCGTTGCCATGGCTCGCTGGCCTCTATCCGTTATGGACTCGGGGTGACCGAGTCACGCCATGCTTGGAGCGGGATGCCGGGGACGATCCGAGCTTCACTGGTTTGGAAGACCAGCACAGTTACCGAACTGCAAATCCCGCGAAATGGTGCCAGCGCCTGGTTTCGCGCCAGGGTCTTCGCTTTTTCGGAGCGACGCTTCCACTAGGTTAGCTTCGCTGGCCATTGGCAGGGAAGTCCACGCCTTGCCGAGCTTGATGCGGCTTATCATGTCCTCCGTCACGCGAAAACTTGTTGCTATCGAACGGCCAGTTCGGCCAGATGCCAGGAAGCGGCGAATCTCATGCACATCACGCTCCGACAGCTTAGCGTTTCCATTTGACGCCCCCACGGAGGGCGGCAGGTTGCCCTTCGGGCGACGCCCCTTCCTGGCACTGTCCCGCATATTTTCGGCGTTCGTTCCGAGCCACAGGTGACGCGGATTGCAGCAGGGCGGGTTGTCGCAAGAATGGCAGACGCAAAGGCCGCAGGTCGGTCCCTTCGCTATCTCGTAAGCGACGGCATGTGCCCGCCGAGAGCGGAGCGTTGGCCTGCTTTGCTTGAACCGACCGTACCCGTCATCGTCAATCTGGCGAGTCCACGGCCAGCACTCGTCAGGCCCGCGGATGTCAACCTTTGACCAAAAGCGCGCAATCGCCTTATCGTCGTGAATAGCCATATCGGCCGTCTCCTCGGCTGGCGTGGTCAGGACCGCCGGGGCGTTCACAGCGCTCCGGCGGCCCGAGATTTCTAGTCGAAATGTCCAGCCGAAGCAATTGGTTGCAGGGGAGCGAGTCGCACGCTCTGTGGAAAATTTATGAGACTTTCTGGCCTCTGAGGCTCCCTGCAATAACTGGTGGGCGCGCGACGAATCGGACGCCGGTCAAGCCTTTATGAGAGGCTCGCTCTTCCATTGAGCTACACGCCCGTCGCGTGGAATTTGGAGCTGACGCCCGGTACCGCCCCGGGTGATACTGATTGGCAACCAGTCCCGCAACCTTTCGCGGACCGCCAGCTAAGACATGAACGAATCTCGCCCGACCTGGCGACGACACGGCCAGGTCGGGCATTCGTGAAATGGTGGAGGCGCGGATAGTCGAAATCCGAGACAGCAATCTTGCAAGGATAGCCCGCTGGTCCGCAGCTCGCCCCCGTCGGGCCGCTTGGCAGGCGGCCCGTAGTCATGTGGACGTATTCACAGCCTCAAAGAACAAAAGCCCCCGAGAGTTTCCTCCGGGGGCTTGGTCGTGTACGCTTCCACAGTCAAAGCCAGAAGCGGTTACAAGGCCAAGCCCTCGGCGTTCGGCTGATGCGTCGCGGACTTCCCGCCCAAGCTACGCCGCACGGTGGGTTTTATGCCGCGTCGTTCGGCGTAGCCAGGAAAGGAGGTCCAGAGTGACATCGCTGCCCTTATGCGGGCGGCGGCGGGGGCGTGTCAAGCCCTGAATCGCACCGGAGCGGCGCGTTCGCGATTTCGAGGAGGACGGTGGCGTGGCATGCTTGGTCCAGGCGGCACCAGCAGGCGAGGTCCTTGCCGCGAAGTTCGCGGCGCACATCATCAATGGTTGTCGCGTCCATGCTGGGAATTTTTCCTTTTGGCCATGGGAGCGCAACAGGAATCCACGCGCCTTCCTTGGCGAGCATCGAGCGGAACGCAGCAACCGCCAGTTGGGCGTCCATTGGAAAGCGCTGCCCATTCTGCATGCGATCAGAATGAACGACGAACGGATTGCCCCACTTCGATCCGCGTCCGACGTAGACGGCTCCCTCTGGCATCCGCCAGCCCTTCGTCCGGCGCCGCTGGATTCGCCGTGGAGCGAAGGCGCAGACGCGGGCCTCACGGCAGCGCGCTGGCCCTGGGCAGTAGTCGCATGCCTCGGTCATCAATCCGCCGCCTGGGCGAACAGCGGCGCGTCGCGACGCCGGAACACCGTGACGACCCGGAAGCGGTGGTTCGTGCTCTTCACCATGCCGATGACGGCTTCCATCTCGAAGGCGTCCTTGCGATACATCGGTAGCACTTGGTCGAGCCAGACGATGTGCGTTCCTGGCGCCAGCCGCCCCAAGGCGCTCATCACCGCATTTCGCTTCACCATCGTCGTCCGGTAGCGCTCGGCGTCCTCGACGGAGTAGGGCGGGTCGGCCAGAACAAGGTCGTAGCGCTCCAGTGGCACGCGCTCCAGCGTCTGGGCGTCGTCCACGAACGTCGGCGCCAGCTCCGCGTTCACGTCCACGGTATCGCCGGGCATCGCGGCAAGGTCCACGCGGCCAGAGAACAGGTGCAGGAGGCGCTCCTTGTCGGGGAACAGAGCCTTGATTCGTCGAAGATATCCGGCCGGATAGCCGCCGTAATAGGCCGACTTCACGCGGTAGTCGTTCCCCATAATCCAGGTGCCGACGACGCGGCCGTCCTCGCCGATAAACAGGCTCCGCGGAAAGCCCGTGGCGCGGACGTAGTTGTCGATGCGCTCCTGCCAGTTCATGGCAGCACCGCCCTGCCAATGGTCTCCGAACGCGCCATGGGCGGCGTCAGCGCGGCCAGAGGCGGATTTGGTGTGGCGGGGCGTAGCATTCGCCGCCGACATCCAGCCTTACGCGCCAGCGCCTCCAGCCGAGGCCATATTCCTCGAAGGCGATGATCTCGCCGGCTTCGCCTGTCCACGGATGGGCGCCGACGATACAGACACGGTCGCCGGCCTTCATCCGGTTCTGCGGCGGGATGGCGACGAAATCGTTGGGCTTCTTCACGCTCATGCCGCCATCCTGCCGCAACCGCGCCGCTGGCGCAATAGTCACCAGCCGCGAATCCAGCCCCGCACGGCGTCCACGACCCGCCCCAGCCGGCAGGACAACCTCCACGGGCATGGCCCCGCCGGCATGGCGTGCTCGACCTGCTCCGCCCAGGCGCCGATGCGGGCCGCGAGTTCGGACGCCGCCGCCGCCTGCTTCATCAGCCGCTGCTCCCGGAAGGCCACTGCCAGCGCACGCTGCTTCCCCACCTCGATTCGCATCTGGGCGGCGAGTTCGCGCGCGAGCCTGGGCTGCAATCCAAGCACGGGCCGAGTGTGCCCGAGCCGCCGCCGCCGCGCAACCGCTCAGTCGGCCGCGAGCTTCAGCGGGAGCTGGGCGGCGGCTTCGGCAACCTTCCTTGCGGCCGTCTTCGCGCGCCTGCCGGCGAGCAGCGCCGCGTGCTGGCGCGCGCGCTTCTCCGGCGGGGACGCGGCCCACCTCGCCGTCTGCGCGGCGCTGCGTTTGGCCCTGAGCGCCGGGTCGGCGGAGGCGGCTCGCATATTGGCCCGCACCTGGTCGCTTACGGGACCCCGTTTTCCGCGCTTCCCGCGCATTGCGGCCCTGTGTTTCTCGGTCTTCGGCTTGCCGGTGAGGGCAGCGCGAATCCTCTCCTTTCCGGCCTCCGGCATCTTAAAATCCAGAAGGCTTCCGGCCTTCGGCGCAAGATTGTAGCCGCGGTCGCGGTCGGCGGCACCGAGACGGTCAATCCATATCTGCTCGCGTTCCCTGAGCGTCGCCTTATCCTCGACGACCTCTAGGATTTCCCAGATGAATGCCTCGGGGCCGTACATGTTCCAGGCGCTCTGGAGATGTACGTTGTGGTGTCGGCCGGCCTCGAGGTCCTTTCGGTGCTTCGACCTACGCACCGAATAGTTCACTCCGGAGCCGACGTAGAGCCGCCCCGTGACGACGTTCCTGATGACATAGACGGCGGGGACGCATACTCTCTGCTTAGCCACGGCAATTTCTCCTCGGTTGCCGGAGGTCAGGAGCGCGACGCCGCTGGAACGGCGTCGCGTTCCGCTTTTGTACCCTAGCTCGGCGGCGCTGGCAATCCAGAAGATGGCGCGAAAGGCGTCGCTGGCATTTCGACATTTGCCGCCGTCGGCCGATCGCAGGTTACCTCCATGACGCCAAGATGAGTCGTGGCATACGTAACGTCGAGGTCGCACCATGCAGTGAACCCCGCCTCCCTGGCCTTGACAATCATGAACAGGTCTTCGGAAAAGTAGCGCTCAGGGCTGCCGGAGTCGACCGCGACCTCGTAATTATCCATCAACCAAGCACCGAACGGCGTGGCGTCAATCGAGGCGAGCACGTCATCTGGTGGGACCTTCGTGAAATACTCCCGCATCTGGTTTTTGAACGCGTCGAGGTTGTCTTTCCCAGCCCAGCGGTAGCATTCCGCGTACCATGGCCATCCGAGCCGACGATATATATCGGCCCTGACGAGCAGTACGCCTCCCGGCAAAAGCTCGGCTTCAACGAGGCCACCCTTCGCCAACTCCTCCGGCGGCGGCGGAGGTCCCTTGAGCCGGCCGAGCGTGGAGTACGGCTTCGTTCTCCGATTGTACGTGGCGCCGACAATATCTTTGTTGTGCCGCAGAAACTTGACAATAGTGTCTGGCGGCACGACCATGTCGCTGTCCAACCAGAAAACATAGTCGCAGTTCTGCTCAAGGGCTATCTGCACGATACTGTTCCTACCGTGCGTGACAGACGAAGTCTGAACGTTGAGTAGCGTGCAATCCAGGCCTGCAAGTGATGTATAGCTGGCCAGCGCCGCGATGCAGTTGGCGGTGGTCGCCTCGTACGTTCTACCACTTGGGGTTGCAATGGCAACCCGCAACTTCCTCGGCTGCTGTTTGGCGAGGTCGGCCATCATCTTCACGGCGTGGGCCTTGACCTCAGCATACGCGGCGTAGGGCGGCTCGGCGCCAGCGGGGGCGGCCCAGCGCTCCAGGAAGGCGGGGTGCTTGAGGTGCGCGATGCGGGCTGCGGCGATTTGCTGGCGGCGCGGCAGATCGGCCAGGGCGCGCTTGCCTTCATCGCCCTCCTTCCCCCAGGCAGCCTCGATGAGTTGGATGCCCTCCTTCAGCCGGACGGGATTGAGGGCGTGGAAGAAGTCGCACCAGAAGGGAAGCTCGTAGCGACCGCCGGTGGTGTCGCCCTGGCCATCGGGGGCGCCGAGCTTCACGTCAATCTCGAAGCGGACGCCGAGGAGAACGCCGAGCTGGTCCCAATGGGTGTCGATGAACCAATAGGGGTAGCAGGGCGGCATCACGAAGCCGACGGCGCGCTCCATCTGGCGGGTGATGATGGGGAAGGCGGCGTGGTCGGGATGGAAGTCGTCCTTGGGGTAAGCGACGCCGATGCCGTTCGGGAGCTTCGCGACGGCCTCGCGGAACTTCGCCGGCCAGCCATCGGTCTCCATGACGCGGTCGTTGGCGCAGAACCAGAGGATGTCGCCCTTGGCCTCGAGGGCGAGCTGGTTGATCTTCTGCCCGAGCGTGAGCGGGCGTGGCCAGCGGAACACGTGGACATTGTGGCGGAAGGGCGGCTCGTCGGCCGAATGCGTCTCATCGTCCTCGTCTATGGCGATGCACGCTTCCCACCGCTGGTCATCGCCTGCGGTGTCAACGAGTGAGTAGATAAGGCGCCGCAGCCCGTCCGGTCGCCCTCTCTCGGGGATGAGGACGGAAATCATCGGCTTCTCGCGGCGCAGTCTGGCCTCGCCCATCAGGCGGCTTCCTTCTTCGTCATCAATTCCTCAAGGCGGCGGAGGACGCGGAGCTTGTCCCGCTTCGGCAGCCGGAGCATCGCCTGGAGGGCGGCGGTGGCCTGCCATGAGCTGAGCTTGTTCGCGGCGTTGCTCTCGCAGTCCGGCGTGCACTGGCGGTAGAGGCCGCACGGGCAACCGCCGCCGTGGTCGAACATCGCCATCAGCCGAACTCCAGCAGTTTGTCGGGGTGCGTGGCCTCGACGTGCGCAGCAAGCTCGGCATCGAGTTTCTCAATGACCGCTTCCAGCTCGGCAGACACGAAATTGGCGCGGCCATGCCGGCAGGCACGGATGAGCGCCCATGGCATCACCTCGTGGATGTCCACGACAGCATCGCAATAGGGGCACGACCAGGTGATGTGCGCCCTGGCGTCGCCACGCTCCGGCGGGAACGTCGCCATCAGGAGCCGCCCGGCTTCGCCTCGTACGGCGCCGCCTCGAACAGCGCGCCGATGGCGGCCTCCGCTTCCTTGATCCAGCCGCGCCAGAATGGGGCACCATCAAGAGGATTCGGGTCGTCCGGTGAAAACCTGTAATATCTGCATTGCGGTGTCGCCGCGCAGATCGCCCTCGCCGTCGTCTCCACGGCTGGCGTGACTGGTGACGTGTCCGGTTCCAACTGAGGGTCGGCACGCAGCCATGCTGTAATCGCGGCTTTCGCGGCGTCCTCCAGCGAGCGATAGTCGGCCTCGAAGAGGTGCGGCAAATCATCGCCGTACACGACAGCACCGATGGCAGCGGCCACCTGATTCAGTCTCTTCGTGGGATCACCGTTCCCGTGAGGATCACGCAACATGCTCAGTTTCTCTCCTTAATGCCACGTCGCCCGTGGCATGATGAGCAGCGGCGCGGCAGCGCGGTCGAACAGCGCCGTAACGCGGTGCTCCATCTCGTCGAGCAGGAGGCAGCGCTGCTGCCAGCGGGCGGTGCGCTGGGCGACGGCAGAGCCGCCGCGGCCAGCAGCGCGGTATTCCTTGTCAAGTTCGGTTTCGAGGCGCTCGGCGACGCGAACCGGGAACAACCAGCGCATGTCTCCACGCAGGAGCGCAAGACCGCGGAAGGCATCGCGGAGGCCGTGGACGCTCACCTTCGCCTCCAACGGTGTCCGCGCCGTCGAGCGCCGGGCAGCGAAGGCCGAGAAGCATTCCTTGAGCTTGCGGATGTGGCCGACGCCCTCGCGCAAGCATTCACGCTCCGTGAGCGCGCGGCCTTCGCGGAGCTGGCCGTCGATTTCAGGCATTCGGGAAGTCCATGTCGAGCGGCTCGCCGGCCTTATCTTTGATGCTGTCTGGATTGTAACCGGCGGCACGGATCGCCTTGCTGTCCTCCTCCCATCGCACACGCGCTTTCGCGGTGCTGGAGCCAGCCACAGCCGCCCACTCGGTCTGCACGTAGAGCGGCTTGCCATCGAGTTCCATGTACACAGTGTACGCCCTGAATGGCCTCCCATCAGCATCGTAGCCCGGCACGATGTCACCGCGATCCTCGAACAGGAACGGGACGCGCTCGTCCGGCGCGTCAGCGCGCGCTATTGTCCACTCGGTCATTTTCTTTCCTTTACCTTGGCCCGTTCGAAGAGTCGGCACCAGGCATTCGGTTGTATCGGCCCGACAACCAACTCGCAGGACCGCGGTGGCCGCCAGTGCTGGCAGACGGAGCAGTGGCGCACGGGCGAGCCTCGTCCGTAGTGTACTTGGGACTTTCGGAGCTTCTTGGTCATCCGAAGAACGTCACGCCAAGCGGGACGACGACCAGCGGCGACCGGCGACGGGCCAGCTCCGCGCGCAACTCCGATTCCGAGAAGCCGCCGACGTATGTCCGCTTGCGCTGATTTGCGGCTTGTTCCCTAGCCGTTGCCCAACGCACATTGTGAGGCTCATAGTTGCCGTCAACGTCGATCCGATCAAGCGAATGACGCTTGCTGGGACGGGGACCAGTATCCGAGAGAAAAGCCTCGAAGTCGTTTTCCCACCTGTCGCAGACCTGGATACCACGGCCGCCGTAGTTGACGTACTCCTTTGTCTTTGGGTTCCGACACCGGCTGAGCATCGTCCGCCAGATGCCGTACTCGCTCATCGAGGACTTGCCGTGCGTGCGCCGCAAGGCGCCAATCTTTTCGACGTTAAGGCAGCCACAAGATCGCGTCGTGCCTGCCCGAAGGTTCATTTGCGCGACCTGCTTTTCCGCTCCACAATCGCAGCGGACGCCCCACGACCTCTGCGGTCCGACGCCAGAAGGACCGTTCACAACCATAAGGCGACCGAAGCGATCTCCGATGTGCACGACCGGGCAACGCTGGAGAGCCGTAAATTCCGCCTTGCGGCAACCGCACGACTTCGACCTGCCGCTCTGCAGGACCCCGATTTCGACGGAGCGCTCCTTCCCGCACACGCAGCGAACGGAGCACGCGGGCGCTGCGTCTCCATAGGGATTCGGCGCGTCCTCCAGAATGACCGTCCAGTAACCGAAAGCGTCACCGACCGCTGGCCGTGGACGACTCGACTTAGACCAGCCTTTGACGCCCTTTGGCATCAGCCGCCGCCCTCAATGCGCTCCGGGCCCCCCGTTTCCTGGAACACTTCCGTCGCCACATGGCGGCTTAGGTTGTCCTGGACGAACGTCGGCATCAGCGAACGGCCAACTGGCCCGAATTGCGTCAGGTACGCAGTCACAGCATCGCCGCGTTCATTCCAGGTCACCAAGGCGAACCCGGCAAGTCGCTCGTCGTGCTGCTCGATCCCGTACTTCACGCTTCGGCCAAGACACCGCCGCACCTGGGCCAGCCGCTCCTTCGCCGGCTTAATCTCCCGGATTTCAGCCACTGTCGCAGAGTTCCGGCTGGCGGCGGCGTAGGATGACCCAACGCTGCTCGTCAAGATGAACCGCTGGCTCGGCCACTGCCGCGTCGAAGACATCACGCTCCGCGATCTCGTCTTCCGGTTCGCAAGGCCGCGACGCCAGGATGAGGGCCGTTCCGCCGCCGGGTTCGCCCCAAGCGTAATCCAGCCACGTCATCGGCGGCACGTAGAGCGCCTCGCCAGGAATGAAGCTGAACCTGTCGCGGCGACCGCCGGTGTCGCAGTTCACGAGCAGGGCGTTGACGGCGGGCACGAGCAACAGGTGGCAGAGGCGGTAGGCGCGGGCACCAGCCCAGATGTAGGCCCGCGGCGCGCTCACGGTGAGGCAGCGCACGGCCTCGAACGGGATCGGGTCTAGCGTCGCCAGCGTGGTGCAGCCGTCCAGCTTACGCTCTGGAACGAATTTCAGGAGGCGGGTCATACGCCGGGCTCCGCGTTGCATGTAACGGCGCCGCTACCGTCGGGCACATTGATAGTCGCCATTTCGGCGAGATAGCGGTCTACCGCTGTCCGCAACGCATTGAGGTACTCGCCACACGGCGCCAGATCGCCATCGAACTCGGCCGCGCACTTGCTGTAGGCCACGGCGCTGCCGACGACGGGGACCATCGCATTGAAAATGCGGCCCTTTCGCTTCAGATCGGCGTTCTCCTGGCGCAGCCGTTTGGCGTCGGACGCCTGGATGCCCCACGCCTCGCGCAGGTGCGCGACGTCACGGAAGCCAGCGAGTGGGTTCGGGATGTCGGTCATGAAGCACCCGCTGGTTGCGCGCCACCACCGACGGTCGAGCCGAACCCTGTTAGAGCAGAAAGGGCACTCTGGCCACCCCCGATGTCTGCCTGCCCCAGCGTCTGCGCCGTATTCGCGGCGTGCTGGGCGGCGATCATCGCCTGGGCGGCCTGCTGCTGCTTTGCCCTGGCGGCGGCGAGTGCCTTGACCTGGTCTGGGCTGCGGATGATTTTCTTCGGGATGAACAGCACATCGGACATCTCGCGACCCCATTCGACGACGTCCCAGAGGTCAGCAATTTCCGCATGGAGCTGTTGCTGCGCATTCATCTGGTTCGCGAACTCGGTGAGCGATGCCGACATCGAGGCCTTCGAGGCCAGCGCGAGAACGCCGACGTACTCGACCCCGAGGGGGACGCCGATAAGCGAGCGCGGCAGCGGCGGCAGGAGGTTTTTCCGGTTCGCAATGGAGAACACACGGCGGATGGCCGGACCGAGGCCCTCATTCTGGAGGCGCTCGACGACGGGACCGAGGATTTGCAGCTTCTCCTGGTTCCTAGCCGCCACCTCGTAGGCGGTCATGTCCTTCTTCGTTTGCTCCAACATAGCGAAGAGGTCGTTAAAGAATCCCTCCCTGGTCCGGTTCTGGATCATCAGGATGGTGTCGGCGAACTCCCTGATTTCCGGGTTCACGGTATAGGCTGGCCGCATGCCGACGTCAGCGGAGAGCTTCGGAACGTAGGTCAGCTTGCCCGGCAGCACGCTCGCCGGCTCGTTCTTCATCTCGATGCTAGCCAGCATCGGCGGCCGGACCATCTTCTCCTGGGCCTCGGCCATGCGGCTCGTCATCACCTGGAGCTGCAGGATGTCCGGCAGCACGTCCATGCCGACGCTGCGGCCATAGGCGTCATTGGACGTGACGGACCAGCGGGGGCAGATGAAGGGCGGCTCATGGAAGCCGGAGAGGGCCAGCGGCCACTCGTTGGAGGCGCCCCAGACCCAGTAGGCCTCCCGCCAAGCGAAGCCGCCTGGGACGACGCCCTCGGCATCGTCCATGCCGGGGGCATTGATGGGGCTGTTCGGCTCAATGATGTGCGCCACCAGCCGCTCGACCTCGAGGGCGCCGCCTTTCTGGCGCCACATCGCCTGGACCTCGGGCGGGCAGTTCTCCAGTTCGAACATCTCCACCATGGCCGCGATGGTCATGACGAAGAGCCGGCTGAAGACGCCGACGCGGTTGCCGGATGACGAGGACAGCAGATACTCCCCGCAGCACGGGGTATAACAGCGGATGAGGTCCTGGGCGTCCTCGTAGATGAGCATCGGCCCCGTGCCGAAGATGACCAAATCCTCAAACATCTGAGCGGCTTCGTCGTAGAAGTTCGAGCGCGCCATGATGGTATGCAACCGGTCCTCGACCTCTTCGAACCACTCGATGGCGTCCGGCGGGGCTTCGGAGCGGTCGGCCAGGGCGGGCTTGAGCTTGAACCATTGCCGCGACGGCGACATTTCGTTCGACATGATGCCAGCGGCGCAACGCCGGGCAGCGTAGGTTCCTGTCGGGTCGACGATATTCTGGTTGATCGGCATGCCGCGGATCATGGTGTTGGGCGTCGGCATGGCGGTGTTGATGAAGATACCGCGACGGGGCTGGATGTAGGCCTCAAGAAGCTGGTAGTGCATCATCCAGGACTGGCGCCACGAGCGTTGTAAATTCACCCGCGCTTCTGAGTGATGCCGGATGACGGCCCAGTTGCTATTCGTCCCTTGGGGAGCGCGTTTTTGCTTTGGTTCCGCTGGCGTCGCCGCAAGCCGAGCGGCACTTGCACCCGCGTAAGAAAGACTCGGCCGCTTGCGTTCGGCCCGTTTTGGGCCAGGGGCCTGCGCGCGTGCCGCGCCATAGCCGACATTCGTGTCGGACATCAGCAGGCCCCCCAGAACATCTCAATCGGGAAGTGCGGTTCGTTCCACGGCTTTGCGGGAGCTTCCCATCGCCGCTTTGCGGTCGCGGTCGCTGCGGCGCGGCGGGAGTTTTCCGCTTGCGTGATCCACTCGCAGTTGCCAGGTTCGTAATTGCCCCAGGCATTGCGGCGTTCGATGCTCAAGTCGTCAGCATAACCATGCGAAAGCGCCCACGCCCGAAAAGTGAGGAAATCGCGCCATTCCTCGCAAACGCTGATTCCTTTCGTCCGATAGCAGGCCATCGGGTCGCCCGCTGGGCCGCAGCGCTCGCGGATAGACGCCCATATACGCCAGAGCCTGTTCTTCGAGCCTCGCTCGACGCCAACAAAGTCGCCATGCGTGGTCTTCGCCCTCGCTTGTCTCGCACCGGAGCAGGCGCGGCACCCGGGCGTCTTTGTCTGCTTTAGCCGATACGTCGCGAGGGTGACTTCCCCGCCGCAGTCGCAGGCACAGCGCCACTTCGTCGTTTGGCGCGGCTCGGCGATGCGCTCCTGAATGACAAGACGCCCGAAGCGCGCCCCGACCTCGACGCCCAATTCGGCTATAATCGGCGCCGGCAGATCGCGGCGCTGGCGTGCGACGCCGTAGCCGACGTTGGTGTCGCTCATGCGGCTGGTTTCCTTTCCACGACGCGGAGGGGCGCCGGCTCCTTGGGGCCGAACGGCTTCTTCGTCATCAGGCTGCCCTGGGCGATGTAGGACTCGAAAAACACGCAGAGCGAGAACAGGTGCGGAATGGGCTGCAGCTCCGGCCTCGCGGCGATAACCTTTGCGGCGCACTCGCACGCGGTGGTCCTGGCGGCGAACGCATCCCCTTCGGTGGCCCACTCATCGTGCGCGCGGCGCTTCCGGCGCACTACCCGCTCGCTCATGCTGCGGCTCCGTCGAATGCGAGAAGGGGCATTCCCACGAAGCGCAGCATCAGCGCGTCGCCCACGCGCGGAAGCGGCCCGGCTCGCTGTGGCAGCCGACGCTAAGGGCGAGCGCAGAAACGGAGCTGAGAAGGCGGCGGCGGTAGGACATGGAGGCGGCGCAATCCTGGCGTCAGGTTGCGCGGCCGGGTCCTCCGTGCCGCAGTGGGGCGGAGAGTAGGCGGAACGATGGGCTAAATCAAGCGGGCGTTCCAGTCCGGCGGCGGCATCCAGTGCGTGACCGGCCGAAGTTCGTCGGCGCACCAGCCGGCATCAGGGTGCCAGGAGCATGCGGTCTGGAAGGACGGCAGACCTTCGTACTCGGCCACGTAGACCCAGACCGGGCGATCGAGCGGGGCTGTGTCGATTGGCCGCCAAGTCCAATCCTGCCGTGCGCCATCCAGGCCGTGAAACGCCTTAAACTCGCGTAGGGTGGCGCCGACGGATAGGACCGGAGGCGCCATGACAGCCGGAGCACAGAGGGCGGCGGCGAGGCCAGCGAGAAGGCCGCGGCGGTTAAGCATCGACACGGTTTCCTGGGGCGCCCCTGGCGGAAAAGCGCGCGTGGGAAGCGCGAAGCGCGGAGTCTCGGACGTATTCCTCTGCGTTCCCGAAGCGAAGGCCGGGTTGCCTGCTGCTGTTGTCGTACCAGCCGCCGGCCGTAAGCCATTCGTACTGGACGCTCATCGAAGTATCATAAAAGGGATCGCCGCCGTCCCAATAGCGGTAAAGCCTACTGACAACGCCAAGTTGAACGCCGGTATCCAGGTCGAAAAGCTCATCGCCGACCCTGTACCTCGCGTAGTCGGCCATGTGAGCGTCCATCCAGGCCTTGCGCTTCGTGAGCGCGGCCCCTACGTCGGCGTTGAGCGCGGCGAGTTCTGCGGAAAGCTGCTCAAGGTCGACCATCGGCATCCTTCGGCGCGAACTCTGCGCGCCACGCTTCGAGGGACCGGCGCCAAGCGTCGCAGTCGGCAAGCCAGCGCTCTAGCGCCGCGTCGGCGATGGCGTCCGCCAGCCATGCCCGCTTGGCGGCGCGGTCGCGAGCGCGGGCGGCTATCGTGCGGCGGGGCATCAGCGCACCAGCGCATGGGTTGCCACGAAGGCCTGGGCATGGACGAGCGCCGTCCTGGCCTCGTCGACGAGGTCGGTCGGACGCGTCCCGGTCCAGCGATGAACAGCGGCGGCGGCCTTGACGCGGCGGACGGCGACGCGGCGGTCAGCTCGGCCGGCTGCGCGCCGCGTGTGAGCTGGCTCCCGCTTGAGCCTGGCCAGCCGCCGCGCTTCCCGCGCAATCCGCCGCTTCCGGTTCTTCTCGCGCTGGCCGCGGTCGCGGTAGGCTTTGCACCGCGCGCTGTTCCGGCCGAGCTTGCGGCCCTTGGCCTTCGCTTTCTTCGGGCCGGCGATGGCCTCAGCCACGGCGCGGCTCCCTGCCTTCCAGCTCAGCGATGCGGTCGTAGCAGCGCTCAAGCTCGCCCTGGAAGGAGCGGCGCTCGTGGTAAGCGGCGTTGGCCTCGTGGGCGCGGCAATAGGCGGCGACGCGGGCAGCGAATGCAGCCTCCATGTGCTCCCAGAGGTCGAGCGATAGCTTCGGCGGCTGCCCGCTCCGCACCTCGGCCTCCAGCAGCCTCGCAAGCTGGCGGAAGAGCAGCCGGAACTCCAACCGCATGCGGTCCTCGCCGGGCAGGCGCTCCATCATCTCGCAGGCTGTCTCGCGGGGACGTGGCGTCGGCAATGGAGGCGCGAGGCCGACTGTCATCGCTTCGCCTCCTCGTCGTCGGTGAATGTCTGGGCGAGTTCGACCATCCGCGCCTTCCCAGCCCGGTAGCGGTAGACGACAGTGCCGTAGAACTCCGGCGGCATCGCAGGGGCCTGGCGCAGCATGTCGCGCGGTCGAGTCGCGATGGCGCGATGGACGGCGTCGGGAGCAGGAAGCGTGGAGCGAGGCTGAACGAGGTCGGGCACGGCGCGCGGTTCCTCCGCTATGCGAATCGGCTCAGCCGAGAAGGCTGCGCGCCGCTGTAGTCGGTTGGTTCGCTCCGGTCAAGCCGCTGGGGCCGCCGACATTCGTAAGCGTCCCGCCCATGGCAGCGCCGGCGGCAGCGGCGGCCATCGCACGCTGGTTGTTCCCGGCCATCGAGACAGCGGGGTTTGCCATCGTCGGAGGCGTCGCGGCTGGCGGCGCGGGCGGAATCGCAGGCGTTGCGGGAATGCTTGGACTGCTAAATAATGCCCCGATGTCACACCTCCTGATACCGAGTATCGTTTTTAGAGACTATCACAGAAGCAACTCCAGCCGTTTACCTTTTACGATATTCTGCTTTGCAGGTAGCGGCCTCAGATTCGGAAGCCCCCAGCACGCTTTGAACTCGTCGCTCTCGGCGCTATCGAACGAGAAAGATGCTACCGGCCTGATATGGTCAACATGCCAGAATTTCCCGTAGTTGTGCCACGTCATTTTTCCAACGAACTGGCGCTCAAGGTGCCGGCGAAGATCGCCAATGTCGTAGCCGGTAAGCGTCTTCCATGCTCTACCGTTCTTCGTGCCGCACAGGAGCTGGTTGATGTAGCCAGAGATCGCACGGTTCAGGCGAAACATCGGGTCTTGCCGACGCCGCTCACGCTGGTATTGGTTGCGTGCTACCTTGCGCTCCGGCCGTTCACGGTATTCCTTGCACTGCACAAGGATTTCAGGCTTCTTCGCTTCGTAGCGCGCTTTAGATGCCGCTATCCGGCTTTCGCGATGGTCGGCGTAGTACTGCTTTGCAGCGGCGATCTGCTTGCCCTTCGTGCGCTGGTACCGGCACTTCCGGCAGACGCCGCGCAGCAGCCCGGTTGGGCGTTTCTCGAAGAAACGGACTGTACAGGGCTTAACCTGGCCGCAAGCTGAGCTCGCCTTCGTGGTGCCTGGATGGATATCTCTGGGGAGGAAAGGCCGAGACAGCTTAGCCTCCTATCCCGAAAATGAAGCAGAGTACAGCGAAGCCGACGACGATGAGAACAGCGCGCCCATCAGACGGTACTCCACGGAGTTGGCCGCGCCCATGGCCGAGCGACGACCGAATCGCCGGTGACGCCGTGCGCGCGGTAGCCGAGGCGCCACACCCACGGGCCGGTTGAAAGACCGAGCGCGATGCCCAGGAGACAGCAGAGCAGATCCACGAGCACGGTCAGTCTCCGAGGCCGAAGATCAGGCAGAGGACGGCAAAGGCAACGACGGTGATGGCAGCGTAGACCGGCGCCTCGGCGGCGTAGTCCCGCCAGTGACATGCCAATCCTCGCTCCTCGCGCGCAAGAATGGCCGCGATGAACGCGCGCAGGTCGTGGAGCAGAACAGCCTCGGGTTTGGCTCCGTCTCGTACCAGAACGTCACCTTCGTCAGCTTTCCCCCGCATACGCAGAACTCCTGCAGCGGCGCCTCGGCAGGCTGGCGCCGGCTCTCCTCATACCACGCCTTGCACGCCGCCGAACAGAACCATTCTGCGCCGTCACCGTGGATGGGCAGCAGGGCACGCGCGTAGCTCGCGACGCCGCAGTGGCAGTACGTATTCACGTCGTGGAGGGGTCCACCGGGGCCGGCGGGCGGGCATTGTCGAGCAGCCATCGCGCAAGTTCACGCGCCTTATCGAAGGGTACGTGCACCAGGCGGGCACCCGCCGAAATGACGAGTGGCCCGGTGCCAGCGCTGTAGATGCGGGCGCTGATGGCGCCCCCCTTCTCATCAACGTGGGTCCAGTCCGGGACCATCATGCGCCTTCGCCGCATTCGTGGTGGAAGGGCACCAAGGCCCCCGCAAAGCTGACGACGCCGCAATGGCTGTGGGTGTTCACGGCCAGAGATAGGCGCAAAGGAACAGGCAGAAGCCGACGCCGCTAGCAACCATCACCCAGAACCAAATGTCGTCCATCGCCGTCAGTCGTCGCCCTGCGGCTCAGGCTCTACATCGCAGGGGGCCTCGGGCGGCAATGGGATGCCAGAGCGCGGCTCGATGCGCTGGGGCCGCATGGCGCCAGCAGCGGCAGGCATGATGGTGGCCAGACGCTTGGCGCCGGGCGGCACGATGGCCGTTCGCATCGGCGCGCGGACGACTGGAACTGGCTCAATGACGCCGTAGTTTACCACCATCGGCGGGTGCGCGAGCACCAGCTCGATGGCCAACAGCCGCCTGTCGATGCTCGTCAGCAGGGAGATAACCTGCTGCGCTTCGTCGGAGTTCATCGCAGCCTCGTGATGTCAATGAGCGGGTGGCCAGCGGACGCCACGCGGCGAAGTTCCGCGATGGCGTTCTTCGTCTGCTCACACGCGGACCGCGCACTGGCCGCTTCCAGCGCGTTGAGCCGGTCGTCGAAGCGCGGATGCTGCGCCTGCTGGCACGCCTCAAGCTCGGCGATGCGCCGCTCCAGACCCCGCGCGTAGGCCAGAAGTTCGGCGATGGCCACGACGGCATCGAGCAGATGCGCTCGGCCTGGCGTGCCGTCAGCGACGACCCGGGCGATGCGCTTCGACGTGGAGCCAACAGGCTCGGCGCTCATGGCTGCACAATGCGCTCTAGTCTTGCCATCCGCTCCTCCAGCGCCCGCACCGCAAGCAGCAGCTCCGCGATGGCCGAGAGGCGGTCGAAGCGGTCCGGGAACCTGTCCGTGGTGCCCCCGCTCGACCATGCCACCGCAGCCTCGGCGTTCGGGCAGGGGAACTCGGCGACCGTCACGGCCATCCCTCCCAGTCGTCGTCAATGGCGTCGGAGCCGATGAACGACAGACCGCCGAAGAGACAGCCGAGCGCGACGGCGCCGACAGCGCCGACGAGCACGAATTGGAGCCAGATCGGCATCAGATCAGCGACTCGATTTCGTCCATCGCCTCGCGGGCACGCGTAAGGCCGGTATTGGTATGCTGGAATGCCGACTCGAGCGTGTCCGGCGCTGGACCAATCTTCCTGTCTTCGACGGCGCGCGGCGGCGTCTGGCGCAGGCGGTCGAGCAGAGCATCCAATCTCGCGGCCAAGCGGTGAGCATCCGACGCGATTTCACGAGCAACGAACTGTAGGCGCGGTTCCTGCGAGTCGCTCTTCGCGGCGCCGGCTTGTCCTTCGTAGGCCATTCTCGTTCTCCTTGCTGGGTTAGGTCTGGCCGCCGGGCGGAGCGGCGATGAACTCGGACGTGGTCACCAGGAACAGGTCAGCCGGCGCGCCCTCGACCCTGATGCGGATGACACGCCATTCGCGGTGCTCGGGGTCGCGTTTCGTGCTGCCAACCGCTTCGACGGGGGTGAACATCGTGTCCTCGGCGACGCCGCAGGTGTTGTTCTGGGCCTGCATGTAGGCGTTGATCTCGGCCCTGTCGCCGGCCGCCGCGAGGTCGCGGAGATGCCCAGCGTCCGCTTGGGCAGCGCATGCCACGACGGTGCCGTGGTAGCTCTTGCCAGCCTCCAGCGGTGTACCGGCGGCGTGGGCGACGGCAAGCGCCAGGGCGAAGATGAGCGCGGCGATACCCGCGACGAGCAACAGCGGCTGGCGCACGTCAGGCCACCATACGCTGAGCGAGCTCAGCGCCCTTCTGGGTGAGGTTGATGAAGACGCTGCGGCCATCATGGGGGTCGGGCGTGCGCTGAGCGAACGCGTCGGCAACGAGCCGGTCCACGCCGCGCACGACGCTTGACGCCGGCACGCCAAGGAAGCCAGCCAAGCCGCGAATCGTCCGCGGCGGCGTGCCGTGCCCGCAATGCACGGCGATGAGCAGCCGCCCGAAGCGGTGCGCAGTCTCATCAAGGCCGATGCTGGCCAGATAGTCGAGAACGTCCGGGTACGCGGCCACAGGCGGCTCCTCGTGTTTCTGTGGAGGCAGCGGCCAGCGCGTTCCCCGATCAGCCGCGCTGTGTTGCACAACCAGCGCCGACCGCCGCTCCAATTCGCCGCATACGGCAATGCTGGGCGAGTCGCAAGCGGATTGTTGCGCGGTGTCAGCGCCCAAGGAATGGCGACGGGCGTCCTGGAAACCATCCTTGCTGCCCTTGGCCGCCGACCTTGAGACCGCCGGCGACGGCCCTCGCCGCCGCGAACGGATCGTATTCGCTTTCAAGCGTGCCGCGCTTGACCCCGAACGAGGCCAGGGCGGCGTCCGGCCGGCGCGCGACGGGCTGAGCGAACGTCAGCATTAGCGCGTCGAAGTGGTCCGGCGAGTAGCCCAGCCGCTGCTTCAGCAGCTTCTTCGGCTCAATGAGGAACTTGTCACCCTTGAAGCTGTAGGTCGTCTGCGACATGGCCGCCAGCAGCTCCGGCACATCGGGGATACGGCCGCCGCGCTTGACCCACTGCACACACTCGAAGGCCATCTCGGCGCGCTTGTTCTCGTAGCGCTGGTCCGCGGCTGCCTCGGCGAAGCCGACGCCGATGGGCGTGTGGCCGAGGCGGATGAGATTGTCTATCCACGACGCGCCGTAACCGCCTGTATTGTCCACGAAAACGCCGTCAACGTCCCAGTCAACCCACTTGCGTGCGACCAGTCCGGCGCCCTGGGTGCCGTCGATGTTGCGGTGCTGCGTCGGGTCGAACGCGACAAGCCCTTGGCGCGGGAAGATGACCGACGAATCGTCGCCCTCGCGCGCCACGTCCACACCGAGGACGCGGGCGGCATGGGCGTAGTCGCCTTCGCGGTAGATGCGCGTTGTGGCGTCCCGCAGCTCGTCAATGCCGATGAGCGCGTTCAGCGATGCCGGCGGGAAGCGGCCGAATACGTTGACCAGCACCCACGGGTTGTCCTTGCCCCACGTGCGGATCTGCTGCCGCGCCCAGTCAATGGACACGCGCGGCGAACGCTTCGGGTCGTCTGGGTCGCCGTTGACCTCAGACACGTACCAGTCCGCCCGGTCGGTGGTGCAAGCCCGCCACAGCGGCCCATCAAGCCGGGTCGGGTTGCCGGCCTGGACGATGTGCGCCTCGATGCCGCTGGCGAGTGCCGCCTCCGCAGAGGCCATCACCGCATCGGGTATGTCCCCGCTCTCGTCGAGCAGGAACAGGATGTAATCGGCGTGCAACCCGGCCAAGGTGGCGCTTTGCTGCGTTCGGTCCGCCGTCTTCGACCAGCTACGGGCGGCCATCCACCACGTCTCAGGATGGTCGCGGGCCTCGATTCGCGTCTTTTTCCACTCGAACGCGCGCAGCAGGAGTGGCGACTTTCCCTGCCACAATGACATTTCCGTCCACAGGTTGTCCGCAAGGTTGTCCGCCGAGACCGAGGTAGCAGCGATCTTCGGGTAGGGGCGCGTCAGCAGGAAGTTCCAGCCGAGCCACGCCAGCACCGTGGTCTTGCCGGGCCCCTTCGATGCCCGCATTGCGATGCGCTGGTGCCGCGGGAATGCCTCCAGCACGTCGTCCTGCCACGTGTCTGGCGTGGCGCCGAACACCTCGCGCACGAACTGGCTGGGGTGCTCGCGCCAGCGCGCCAGGGCTTCTACGGCGGCGGTGTCAATGGCCATCACCCGCCACTAAGCCGCAGAATCAGCGGCTTGTCCAGCCCGAGCGTCGGCGGCGAACAAATCGCTTGCGCCGACTCGCGGTGGTGCAGGAAGTGTGGGGCGTTGCCGGGGCAGGCTGGGAAGCCTGCCCCGGCGGTGAACGCTCAGTGAACGCTGGCGCGCACCAGAGGACCTTGCGGGCCGTCCCCGTGGCTTATATGCCACAGGCGGAACCGTGAGCATCCCGAGGAGTCAATCAGGAAGTCTACGAAGCGGCTACGCGGCAAGCAGCGGCCTAAGACTCCGGTATAGCCGCCCGAGTTGTCGGGCTGGCTGGCGCCGGGTCCGCCATCGCAGCCGCCTTCGGAGCCTCAGCCAGCACGCGCGGGGCTTCTGGGGCAGCGGGAGGCCGCCCCCGCAGCCATTCGCACGCCAACTTGTAGGTCTCCCTCGCGTGCTGGCTCATCGCGCCGACGCGCCCGGCGGCGAGGTCGTCCAGCCATTGCGCGGACGGCAGCCTCGCCAGCAACTCCGCCGGCACGCACGGGGCCGGGCGAAGGCGGCCGGCGATGAGGGCGGCGGCGGCTTGATCCTCGGCGTCGAGTGCGGCCCGGATGCGGCCAGCGTCGGCGTCGTGCATACGGCCACCCTCGTGCAGAACGAGCAGCGCCTTGGCGACGGCGATGGAGAGCGGGGATGTCATGGGGTTACTCCTAAGACGGTTGGAAATTCATGCCATTCGCGGCGATGGGCAGTCCTCGCAAACATCAAGCATCGCAAATCCGGCGGCTCGCGCACCCGCACCGCTCCGACGGCGTCGAATACCAGCCGATCTTGTCACACCACCAGCAATGATCGCACAATTCATCGCCCGGCACCACGTCGTCGCACTCGGAGCACCATACGGAATCTTGTTCGATACCATGCTCTTCGAGCCAGTCCAACAGATCAACCGCACCATCGAGTGACCACGGAATCGCGCGCAATCGGCGCGTCTTGTTCAGCCGCCGGATGAGCCGCGTGCGTTTGCCGCGCCATGGCGGCTTGTCCTTGGGATCGACCAAGCGGCAGGGATGCTCCTTTATGCGGACATCACCGCAGGCATAGTAGATGCCCTCGACCGGGACCGGACTGTTGCCGCCGCCGCTTCCGCTCTTATCGAAGAGGTAACCATACTTCCGGCTCAGATCGACATCGTAGATGTCGCGCTGGATGCCCGGCTTGCCGCCGAACAGCGTGCATGGCGTGATAACTGTCAGGCTGAACAATTCCAGCCGACGGCCAGGCATCTTGTGGAACAGGGCGACGATAGCGCGCGCGTTCACGCCCCGGCCTCCCGGGCGCCCATGCCCCGCCTCACCATCAAGCGTCACTTTCTCGGCGTGCACGTCCACCGCCAGTTCGAGTAGGCCATTCCATAGCCAAGGAGGGCAAACGCGACGTCTGGCGAGTGATGAGAGAGGACAATGAACGCCGCCGCAGTGGCAGCTCCTATCACCGTCCCGCACAGCTCTCGCTTGACGTCGCTCATTCCGCTCATTTCGCTCCCCCTTCATGAATCGGCGGAGGGTCGAGCCGCGCGGCTATCGCACGGCGCTGCAGCCACTCCTCGATGTCCAGCGGCATCTCCGCGCCAGCGAACCAGCGCCGCACCGTCCGGTCGTCGGCGCAGAGCTGCCGCGCCAGGCCGCGCTGCGTCCAGCCCAGGGATGTGAGACAGTCGCGGCGCTGGGCGGCGGTCATCGCAACGCCATTTGTTCGGCGCGATGCTTAAGCAGCCCTATGGTCGGCCAGCGGCGCAGACCAGGACCGTCTGGCCAGCCAGCGGAGCCGGGCCTATCGGACGCCATGCCAGCACCGGCCGTGCGGCAGCGACAGCGGCCTCGGCGGCAAGCACCAGCCGCGCATCGTACAGCGCCCTTTGCAGGCTTTCCGTCGGGCCGCCGACAGCGTGGATTGTCGCGCGGCCGCCTAGCTGGGCGTCAATTGCGTCGGCCACACCCTCGGTGATTGCATCCATGCCCGTTGCTTCTTTCCGCTCACGTTCCTCGGCCGCCGCGATCAGCTCGAACCAGCACACGCTGCGGCGGCCGAGGAGCGGCACCTCGACGGCTGGATATTCCTGCGCCGCCCATACCCGCAGGATGTTCGACCGCGTCGTGGTGCACCAAAGCGGCAGGTCTGTGGTGTCAAGCATGCCCGCCACTAAGCCCCACAATCAGCGGCTTGTCCAGCCCGAGCGTGGGCGCGGCGGTCATGGCTTGAGGGCCGCGTCGACCATGGCCTGCCAGCAGCCGGTGGCCTGGTCGTTGCCGACGCCACGGCCGTTTTTGTTGATTGACCAGTCGCGTGCGCCGTCAAGCATCGCCTCGGTCGGCTCACGCAGTTCAGCGAGGGCGGCCCGCGCGGCGTCATAGCAGCAGCAATCCGCTGGTAACGAATATCCGCGGTTGGTGCTGCACCATTCGCACAAATGCTTGCCCCGAATCGCCCGCGCCACTCGCTCGATGATCTCGTTCATTCCGGTCAACCTCCAACTCCCGCACTAAGCCGCGAATCGACGGCTTGTCCAGCGCTGCCCGAGCTCCGATCTCGACCAAGCGAATCTGCCGGAAGTCAAGTGAATTGCGGGCTGTACAGAATGCTCGCCACGTCCTCAAACGATCGTTTTGTCATACTTGGTGAGATTGGACAGCGCCCCGCGCATAGCTTCGCAACTTTCTCTAATCCCGCCGACGAGCGCGCGAAAGAAAATTGCGCGCTTAGCCGCCTGGCTTCCGCACAATCGCCGCAGTGACCAAGTCGCCAAGGCTCACGGTGGCGTTCACGTCCTGCTGGATGCGCTCGCCGTACACCTTGGGCTTGAGCTTGGCCGCGACCCACTTCCGCGCGTCGACCCGGTTCTTGACGGCATTGTAGTTCTCGGGCGTCGAGGTGTCCGCTAACTCAATGATTTCGCCAGCCAATTTGTCCGCACTGGCCTCACGCGCACGAACGTACCTATCGCGAAATGCGTCGCCATTTGCGTCGCGTTTTGCAAGCCACCGCATCACTGTCGCGTAGTCAGGAAGGCCGTCGCTGTCGCAGATTGTGACAAGGCTCTCGCCAAGGCCGAGGCGAAAGCAGATTTCTGTGACGACCTCCTCGCAGTAGATACTCGGGCGCCCCACGCAGCGCTTCGGGGTTGGCGCAGGAAGCGCGCGCACTTCCGTGAACTCTTTTGGCGTGGCAAAGCCGTCAAGTATCTCCTTGACTTTCCTCGCATCTCTCGGCGTCGGGCGTCGCTTTGCCATGGCACTGAGAGTAAGGAAGAACGTCGAGTCGCGCAAGGCCGAAGAAGATTGAGCTTGACAACCGCTCCGCTCGCGGCTTAATATAACTGTCGCGCGGGTAATCCGCGCCGCTGCGTCCTCGGGCGATATCAGGGGCCAGGAGATTGAACATGCCGGAGTTGTTCACGACCATTGTCCGCCACGAATGGCCGGATCGGATGGTCTCCGTCTATCGAGGGCGCGTGCACCACGGGCTGGTGCTGCCGGTGTTATCCGGGGGTGGCTTCGACGCCCTGCCATCGGCACCGCTGTGGCCTCGAGTGCCGAACCGGCGCTTCCCGAGCGAATCGACGGCAATCGCTTATCTGGCGGAGGCGACATCATGAGTGCCCCGCAAATGCTCGGGAACGGCGAGTCCGTGGGCAATCATCCGAGCCGCCTTAGTCCTCAGCAGAAGGAAATGCTTTTGTCGCTGCCGCGCCTCGGCAGGGAATGGTTGTGCGTTGACCTATGGTCTTCGACAAGCATCGACCGGCTGAAAAGGCTGCGCAACAAGGGACTCGTCGACATCTGGATTGAACATATCGCATTCGACGGCATGCACGCTCGGTTGACCGTGGACGGCGATCGGCTGGTGCGCGAAATAGCGCAAGCATGCGAGACCGCGCCAGGGGAGGGCTGAGCCATGGCAACCCTTCAGACCCCCTGGGGCGCGGCTGAGACCGTCGAGGAAGTCGCGCCGGGCATTATCTTCGTGAGCACATGCTCGCACGGCGGCTATCACTTGACGCGGGAGCTGAACGAGCGCGTCCCGCCGGCTTGGCGGCTGGCCTCGTTCAATCACCGCGCCTTGCAGGGCTGGTACGAGGAGGACGTTGACGCCTGCATGGTGCCGCTCGCATTCCCCGAGCATTTTCCAGCCCCAGCGCTGCCGAGGGCACAGGCGTGCTTCGACCGCTGCATTGCGCCCAAGCTGGCGAAGGCGAGGGCGGTGTAATGGCCCACGACCAACAGGTGGCTCAGACCATCCTCCAGCAGCTCGGCGGCCGGCGATTCATCGCCATGACCGGGGCCAGCAGCTTCAGCAGCGGACCGGATTCGCTCGGCTTTCGCGTGCCAACCCGGCTGGCGGGCGGGATCGGCGGCATCGTCATCACGCTCACGCAGATGGACGATTACCGCATCGAGAGCGTGCGGATGCGCGGCTCAATCGCCAAGGGCGACCTGCGGGCCGAGCGCAAGGTCGAGGCTGAGGGCGTCTACTGCGACAACCTGCAGGAGGCGTTCACCCGCATCACAGGGTTGGCTACCAGCTTGGGGAGCATGGGACGATGAGCACGACATTGCCGACCTTCCGCCTGCGGTCATGGGCCGAGCAGACGCTCTACGACGCGCGGGACTATCTCGTGGTGGCCGAGAGCCTTGAGGCGGCCATCGAGAAGCTTGCGGCTGCGGAGCAAGCGGTGGCCGAGGACGGCGGCACGCCGCGGCGGTTCGGCGGCATTGCCGGGATCGACAGATGGATGAGCGACGACGTCGTGCCGCTTGATCCCGGGGAAATCGTGGGCGGTGAGCACGACATCTGCCAGATCGACGAAGCCGGCGATCCTATCCGGCCGCCGCCTGCCCGCCGGCGAGACATGGCTGCGGCCATCCGTTTCGCGTTGGACTGCCTCGACTTCGCCTGCGACAGCGACGACAGCTCGGGCGCGCGGGACGAGGCCGTGGAGGATGCCCGGCGGCGGCTGGCCGCTGTGGCTGCGAAGCTGGAGGGACGGTCGTGAGCGACATTCATGGACTCATGGGCTGGTGGTACACGACTGGCCCAGGCGCACTTCACCAGGTCGTCGCGTGCCCGCAAGACACTCCATCATGCGTGCTGGTGGAGAACGCCGCAGGCCAGCGCTTCTGGGCGCCAACCGAACTGGTCAAGGGAATCGCCACGGCGCCTGAGTCTCGCCTGTTCATCGGTGTCTTCCCTGGCGGCATCGTCTACGCCGACAGGGCACGCGAGACGTTCGGGGATTACGAGCGGCTGGCGTTCCTGCCATTCGGCACGTTGGAGTTCCAGTGGAGCAAGAACCCATGCCCGGCTAGCCTCCGCGCGCTGGTCGTGGCCGACGCTGCTGGCGTCCAGGCCCGGCGCGGCGAGGACTTCCAGGTGTCTACCTCCGGGCAGACAGTCAGGCTTGGGGAGATGGCGGCATGAGCAAGATTTCTGGTTCTCAAAGCCCCGGCACCGCTGGCGGCTCAACGGGCACCGTACTGGCTTGGCACTTCGTCGGCCCCATCTTACGGGATGGCCGAGCCGTGCCGGAGGACGGCGTCCTACTGCGTCATCGCGGCAGACTGGTGATGTGCGGAGCCGGCTTACACGCGTCCGAGCGCATCATTGACGCTCTTCGCTACGCGCCGGGCGAGACAATCTGCCGTGTGAACTGCGGCGGGCGGATCGAGCGTGACAGGGATAAGCTTGTCTGTAGCGAACGCACGATCCTGTGGCGCGTCGATGGGTCGGCGCTGCTTCGCAGATTCGCCTGTTTGTGCGCATTGGATGTGATTCACCTTTCGTCGCCGCCGGCCATAGTCAGGCGCTACCTCGAAACGCAGGACGAGTCGCTTAGGGAGGCGGCGTGGGAGGCGGCGTGGGCTGCGTCGGAGGCTGCGTCGACTGTGGCGCGGAAGGCGGGATGGTATGCGGCGTGGGCTGCGTCGGAGGCTGCGTCGACTGTGGCGCGGAAGGCGGGATGGTATGCGGCGTGGGCTGCGTCGGAGGCAGCGTGGGCTGCG